TTGCTTCCTCAGTAAAGCGCATAAGGCGTTCTTTGCGCTTGAGGGCAACCGGACCGAATGTCTCGACGGCCCAGGCTAAAAATTCGCTCGGTCGGTGCATCGGAATACCTCTAAGTTGGCGACATTCGTCCTGTAAGTGCCTATTTGTTTGGGCTACACGAACATACCCTCTTGGGCGTTGTACTTTTCCGATCGCCGCTTCGAGTTGCTGCGGTCGTAGTCCTCGAAGTTCGGCACCTTGCGATAGACCCAGCCATTCGCCCAGCGGGCCACGTCGATTAGCTTCTGGCGTGTCCAATCGTGCCGTACCCAAGGCTTGCGCTCCCAAGACACCAACTTGATTTCCGGCTGCACATGCGGCTCGCAGCCGTTGCCGATGACCTCGTAGATGCGTTCCATGCATTCGGCATAGGGCTCGTTCCCAATCATCACATAGACACGCTTGCGCTTGGTCGGCTCGTTGCGAAGCATTTTGAACACGGTCCTGACATAAGGCTGATCCACCATATCGTCGTAGCCGAACCGCCACGGGGCATAGGAGGCGTCTAGGGTTGGCTTCCATCGGCGGTAGACTTCCTCAGTGAAAGTGCGCGGCTCAAATCCCGAATTAGCATCAAGGATCGGAACTTCCTCCCGCTGGTAGCGGGCAAGGATATGGTCCTGAAACTCGGTCGGCAAAGCAGACAGGTTGTTGTCGCACAAGATCGGCCGCACCGGAGCGTCAGGGACCAGCGTAAAGACCCGGCCGTGCATCGCCGGCACGATGCAATGGGCGCAGCCCACGTCGCACCCAAAGCTAAATTCGGTCGCCATTGGATTGTGCCGAGATACCGCGTCGGGGTACCCGAACTTGCCACCGACCTCGGCCACCGTTGAAATTTCGTGGGCCATCTTCGCTAGGAATAGCGCGGGACCGCCAGCGACTACCCGCTTACCCAGCGCCTTGTCGAAAAGAGCCATCGCGAACGCCTCATCAAGCTTCCAGGTGAACGCGATCGAGTAATAGACCGTGCGATCGACCTCCCATCTGGCGAGGCCGCCAATCCATTCTCCCTTGGTCCACTTTTCGGTCATCTAGGCGCTAACCCCGTGTAAGTCGGCTCTAGCTGTCGAACCAAAAGACAATCCGCACATCGTCCGGCTTTCCCAAGCGCCACAAGCGAGGCATGACGCGGCTAAGAAAACCGGACGCCGCTCGATAGTAAGGAATTTGCCAGGATACTTGGCAGTACGTCGAGCCAAGCCGATCCTTCAACGCCTGCTCCAAGTCTTTGTAGTTTGCTCCCTTGAACAGTTCTTGAACGGCGGCAACGCGCTCCGCCATTTCCGCTTCCGCGATATGCTCAATACCGCCGCCGCCGATTCCGCCGCACCATTCTCTCGGCCCATCGCCATCCTCGCGCTGGTATCTGATCCAATGGGCGTATTGCGGGCCGCTGATCCATCCGCGTTTTGTTGTGGTGCGAGTCCAGTCATACTCCATCAATTCTTTGGCTGTTAGCCACGATGGGGTGTGCTCCAAAAACGCGGCGGCTTCTGCCGCGAGTTGTGGGGACATATCGTCGGGTAAGCCGCGAGGCTCGGCAATCGGAACAAAACCGTCTCCGGTATCGGTCCCCGCAAAGCCATAGCCGTTGCGCACATCTGCCAAGATTGCAAAGGTATCATAGGAGCGGTCGCTATAAAAATGCTTGCCGTATGGCACAGTCAATTCGTGCGGCTCGTATTCGCTTTTCTCCCATACGTCGCAGCTTTCCCAACCTTGGCCATTTCGATGCTCGACGTAAAGGTGAATATCGCAACCCATTTTAATCTCCCTGCTAACCATGCTTATCCGGTTTAGACACACAGCCCCATATCTTGCGGTCATGTTGCGGCATACCCGAAAACAAAACTCGGCTTCTCATCGGCGCGATCTTCCATTGTTTTGCTGAATGTGATGCGCCAAAGTTTCTCGTAGGGGCAGCCGTTCCGCACAGGCCAAACGATGGCTACCTCCGCGATGGGAAGCCCGTAGGTTCGCAGCGCCGCGAGCGCTCCAAAACCACGGGCGTCGTCAGCTTCCGCTCTCAGATCAACCGTAGGGTCGCTGTAGGCGTGCCCTTTACCGCCCTGGCATGACTGGCAGGTTTCAAACCCGGCCGCGTGAAGAACGCGCACTGCAAATCGGATGCCTTGGTCGAGCGACTGATAGCTTTTCTCAGGCCAAACGAGGGTTTTCAACATCTAGTAGGTCTCAGCGTTTGTGTGTGGCAACCGGATAAGCATGTTCCGTATCAGCCGCCGTCTTACGGTCGCGCTTCGCCAGCAACGAACTTGCGAATACGGCGGGCCACGGCGCGTTCGCCTGCGGCACCAGTCCATTGGCTTTTGCGGTAGTGGTCATCTTGAAAGAGCCATTCGGCTGCCTTGTGGCTAATGCCAAACAGATTCGCCGCGGCCTTGAAGCCTGACACAACTTTCTGCCCTGTTTGAAAATAAGGAATGACCGAGCATGAGCGCGGCCCAAATCCGTTTCTGAGGCCGTCTTGTTCGAACGCGCCACTTAGTACCGCCAGCCCCATCGCACATGCCGTGGTGCCGCAGGAAACATTAGCCGGGGCGCCTGTAGACGAACTACCCCACCCGCTCAGATTAAATTTGACACCCGCCTCGTTCTTGGCGTCTGCGTCGAGCAGATCGGCCAACCTCAGAAGTCTGCGCTTGTTCACGGTGTTCTCCTACCTCTAAGTTGGCGACATACTTGTTGATAGTGCCTAAGCCGCCAACGCTGGCGGAAAATATTTATGCTCGACACCATCGACCAAACAGCCGGCATCCTTCCCGCGAATACCGCCGTTTTGCTTGTGGTGGAAAGTGATGCCGTTGCGTCGGCATTGATCGCGAAGCGAGCGCACGGCATCCATATCGAGGGGCCGGAAGCCGGGGCCGCTTTCACCGCCCGTGATGATCCAATCCGGCTTAGCGTCGCCGATATCGATATGGCTGAGCAACGGTTCGGCGGACACCCCATGCCAAGCCGCCGGCACGGCTTCGAGCTTGTGATAATCCCGGTCCCATACCTCTTGATTTTCGAGGGTGGACATCAAGCCGACGTGCGCCATGGGCCAGAACGCGGGTAGCATCTTCGGCGCGTTGCCTATCCGCTTGGTCAGAAGTATCCACCGCAGATTTGGCGTAGCGCGAAGCAAGTCCCACAGGTCGTTGCGCCACGCCTGCTCGATCTCGTTATCAAACACGTCGGCGAGCGACGCACAGAACACCCGTAGCGGCCTTCCCGAAGCCGCTGCTTCGCGATTCCATTTGAGCACCTTGTTCCAGTTCTGGACCGACGTGCGGCGCCTAGCGACGCCTGCGCCCCAGCCGGGCACCCAATTCCAGCGTTCATTGTCACGGGCCGCATAGCAACGATCACACGCGGGGCTTACGCGCGTGCATCCAATCCACGGATTGAACGTAGCGTCTGTCCAAGAAATTCCCGATATTTCTGCCATGGTTTTCCCACTAACCTGTCGTGAGCGGCTATTCCGCATCGATCGGAAACAGCGCTTCGAGTTCAACTTTATGCTCGTTGAGAATTTTCTGATCCTTCTTGCCGAGCGTTTTGTAGTAGGTGTTCAGCATATCGAAGCCGTGGCTTGCGGCCTCACGCGCCATCGCCAGCACATCGACGGGCGCACTGGCCGCTCCTGCCTGAGGGCTGGGGGGGCTTTGAGCAGGAGCGGCCTTCGGCGTGTCGCCACCGAACGGAATTTCATCGTTCAAATCTTCGGCGATTGTTTTCTTCGGCGCTGGCGGTGTGAAATCCTCGACCGCCTGCATCATTTCATCGCCGGTGTAGAGACCGGATAGTTCTTGCGGAAATGCCTTGCGCAGCGCCAGTGCTTCGGCGCACTTCGCCACCATAACGTCGCCCATGGTTTTCCACATGCGCGTCGGAACGCCGTCCTTGGTCTTTTGCGCGTAGGCATCGAAGCGCGCCACGCCCCAGCATGGTTCCTTGAAATCGGTGCGCAGCACCCCAACCCGGGCGGCGATCGGCGATTCCGGCGCGATCCATACGTCTTGCCATTGGCCGTCGGCGCCGCACCAATACGGGCCGACCTGGCCGGCGTACTTGCCACTGCGTTCGGCGATCAGGCGGAAACCATCGATCGATGTCTGTATTGATCGCGCCTTGACCCATTGGCCGTCGCGGTATTCACGCCGCTCGATCGAATAGATTTGTCGAGCGAGCGGATCGAGCCCGGTGCGGCCGGCCTGATATAGGAATAGCCGGAGTTCGTCGTCGGTCGAGCCTTTACAGATGGTGCGCTTGATAAGGTCGATCTGGTCGGCACTGAATGGGTGGGAGGCAACCGCGGTTGCGGTTTTGATGGCTGGCACGTTCATCGGTAGGTCCCTTCTTGTTCCTCGTCGTAATCCTTTTGAAAATCGTCGCGCGTATCACGATGGTGCCGCAGCGGCTTGCCGTCGATCTTGGCGATAGCGCGGAGCAAAGCGATCTCGTCCTCGTGGCGCTGCTGCTGCCATGCCAGCGTGTGAGCGGCGCAAAGCTGGTCGCGCAGGCTACCGGCCATGCCATTGCCTCCAAGCGATAATCCCGATCGCCAGCGCCCACAGCGCAGGCATGATGATGGCCAAGATCGGACTACCGTCGCTCTCGTGGCTCATTTTGTGATATTCCCACATCCGCAAAATAATGCAAGCGCCAATGTTGACTTCGCACCAAAAAATATTTATGCTGCCACCATGGTCACAGCAACCACTCTTTGGCGCGCAAGGCGCCGTATGGCCGAAACCCAGGATGTGTTTGCCCGAAGATTTGGCGTCGACCGATCGACTTACACCGATTGGGAAAACCATGGGCCGCCCAAGAAGGGGTCGGCACCTAAGCTGATCGAGCGGGTGCTGGCCGACATGGCCTTTGAATTTGCCCACCGACAACGACAACAGGCGGCGGAATGATGCCCGCCGGCGCCGGCACATTCTGGACCGAGACCCGCGTGCAAGTGTTGCGGCAATGCCACAGCGACGGCATGTCGGGCGGCGAGATAGCCCGCGAGCTCGGCGACGGCATTACCCGCAACGCGGTCGTCGCCAAGATCATCAGGCTTGGGTTGCCGAAACGGGTCATCGTGAAAAGGAAAACCCGGCAATTGCGGCATGGCATCGGCAATGTGCGGATTACGCTCAATACCCCTAGGAAGCCCCGCCAATCGCGCCAGGAAGGTCAGGGAATGGCCTTTCATGCGCTGGGCGTCTCACAGCCTCCCGGCCTAACCGATCTACCGGCCATCCCTACGCCAGCGAGCGCGGTGGATATTTTTGGGCTGACCTCGACCACATGCCGATGGCCGCTCGGCGAGCCCGGCCGCGACATGCTGTATTGCGGTGCAGCAAAAGATGATGCAGTGCCGTATTGCCGGTTTCATTGCCAGATGGCATATCGAGCGCGCGGGGAGTCGTAATGGAGCGCCGCGATCCGTTCTACGACAGCCCGGAATGGCTCAAGGCTCGCTACAAGGCGTTGAAGCTTGCCAATGGCTATTGCCAATGCTGCGGCTTCCGCGGCGATGCGGATAATCCCCTACAGGTTGACCATATCAAGCCGCGGTCGCATTTTCCGCGGCTTTCGCTAGCCTGGTCGAATCTTCAGGTACTTTGTCGACGCTGCAATCTCGGCAAGAGCAACCGCGACATGACCGACTGGCGCTGGTCCCCCTCGCGCGAGCTCGAAATCCTCAATGCGATCGATCCGGCCAAGCGGTTTCGGCTGCAACAGCTAGGATGGCTCAAGATCAACGGCGAAAATGGCCCGATCCGGCAACAGGCGACACGTGATTATCGTGCCTTGTGGCGGGAAATCGAGGCGGAGTGGATTGCATCGAACAAGGCCGCCGAATGAGCCGCGCTTGGATGCCGCTCTATATTGGCGATTACCTGGCCGACACCCAGCATTTGACGGCAGCTCAGCACGGCGCCTACCTTTTGCTTATCATGCACTATTGGCAGCACGGGAAGCTGCCGGACAGCGAAGCGGCAATTGCCGGGATTTCGCGATTAAACCGTGACCAGTGGCGCAGCAATTGCTCGGCAATTGCCGGAATGTTTCAGCCTGGATGGAAGCATAAACGCATCGAGGAAGAATTAAAAAAGGCCAATGATATCAGCACTAAGCGCGCCGTTGCTGGCTTCAAGGGTGCGGAACGAACAAACAGAAAATTCACGGGTGCGTACCCGGCAATTGCTCGGCAAATGCACACACAATCACAATCACCTATAGAATCTTCCTTAGAGTCTGAGCCTAGAACTACGGTCGCTGGTCCAGCGAGAAAGCAAGAAAAAACGCTTGCGCCATCTGCCTCCCTCGATGAGATTGTGAGGGCGAAGGGTTGGGTGCCGTGAGTGTTTCACGTGAAACATTACATGCTTATCCGGTTGCCACACACAAACGCTGAGACCTACTAGATGTTGATCCAAACACCACCCGAACGAATTGTGCGAACCGACATTATAGCGACTGGCTTTAATCGGGATCGTCTCGGCAAAGACCAGACCCGACGCATCGTAGAGCTAGCGTGTGGTCATCTGGCCATAACTCGTAATCTCAAGACCGTGGTTTGCCTGCGATGTACGGAAATGTTGCGCCGCTCTATAGGCTCTGGCGAGGAAGACTATGAGTCTTTCCGCCACGGCAACCTACATGATCGCATGGAATGGCCAGATGATCCATGCAGATTATTTAATGAACCGCGTGCAAACGTCGAAACATAACCACAAGATGTAGGGCTGTGTGTCTAAACCGGATAAGCATGAAACATTAGAGAGGCGGCAATGAGCTACGGCAGCAAATCGTCCTCACTTGGCCCCAAGACCATCCAATCGCGCTACGAGGCGGCGTGCTTCAAATATCTGCGCTACGTGTTCGGCCACGAGCCGGACCGGCGCATTCGCGAGGCGGCCCGCGAGGTTTTTCGCTATAGCCCGTGGTATGTGCTCAAATCGGAGACAGTGCATTGAGCGCGGTTTATTACATCGTCGGCTTTGCGGTCGCAGTCTGGGGCGGAATCGGGCTGGCGTGCGTGTTCTCGAGCCGCGGTGACGATACGTTCGATCCGCCGCCGCGGCGGTATTTCCATTGACGGCCGATGCCGATCCGATCGCCTGGCACGATTATGCCGGGCTGCGCGCGGCGCTCAATACATGGCGGGAGCGGCGCAATATCTCGTTTGAGGCGCTGGACGAGCTCACCGGCGCGCCGAAGGGATATTCCGCCAAGATATTCTCATCGCGCGGCCAACGGCGCGTGGGGATGAAATCGCTGCTCTGGTATCTCGGCGGCTTAGGCGTCGAAGGCGTGCTGCAGCACAGCGAGGAAGCATTCGCATCGGTTGAAGCACGGCTTGCCGGCCGCAACAATTCCCAGGTTCGGCATAGCGGCGCTATCAAAATCGAGTTCAGCCGTCGATACATGCAGAAAATAGGCCGAAATGGTGCTAAAAAGCGCTGGGATTTGGTGAAAAGGAAGAGAACACATGCTCGGAAAGCCGGGCTTGCCAGCGGCAAAGCAAGACGTAAAGCGGCCGGCGAGATTGGCGTCTCGCCGGCCTGATGCCGTTCCGGCGCAGTGCCGCCAAAGGAAGCGGCATAGCCGCGTCACGGCATGTCGTTTGTGGGCTCCATGAACATTTCGACCTGATCCATGTCATCGCTGAATAGGCCGATGTCGCAAGCCTCTTGCGGCTTTTCAGCATCTGCCAACTTGCGCGCTCTTGCCCAATTACGGCCGGACACGATCCCATTCCTTGCGCCACGCCTTTGCCAATCTCGCGCGCTTGATCTGGCGCCAATCCATATCGGCAATCAGCGCCCAACCCTCAACAACCTGCCGCGATACGCCGGCCAAGTCGGCAATCTCGCCAGGACTGCCGAGACCCCGCGCCAACAACGATAACGCAACACGACGCGCGTCAGGGTCTAGGCATGGGCGCACCATAATTTGGGGAATTATATACTTGAGTCCCTGGGATCGGGGATCGCTTCGAAACGGCCATCGTGAAACTCCGGGTAGGGCCGAACGTAGACAGCCGCGCTGTGAATGCTCCGATAAACGACGAAATGATCCTCATCGAACATCTTTTCGAACTCTGGCGCGGCGGAACACTCCAAGCATGCGTTGTCATGCAAGACCTCGTAGATGGCGCCTCGCCTTTTGTGCCGGTAAACCGTTCGCTCGCTCACTGTTGCCTCCTATTTGGGCGCCTCGGGACTCAAGTATATAATTCCCATAATTTGCATATGGCAAATAACCCTCGCCGAGATCAAGCAGCAATGCTGACCTATTTCACACAGCACAAAAGCCCATATTTCATGCGGTTTTGTCGCCGTGCGTTGCCGAATAAACCAAAAATGACGCATCCAATCGCGCGTCACGCATCGCGCCCGCCCTCTTTTCAACCCGCAGTGAGGCGATCAGCCGAACGAGGACCAGTCCGCAGGCGATAGCCAAGGACAGCGAAGCCAACAGCATGTCCGACGCGGCAATCCTCAACGAGAAGCCAATCAGCAACCGGCCCACCACGCGCATCGAACGCGCTGGCCTCACTGCAAAAGTCCGCCGCGCTGTCGATCTCATGGTCTGGGATGCACTGCCATTCGATGAAGCAGCACAAAAGGTGGGATTAACTTCCCAGGCAATGCGTTATGCGCTCGCCAAGCCACCGGTTGTCGCATACCTGAAACGTGAAATGCAGGTACTTCGAACGAGCGAGGGGCCAGCAAGTATCAAGCGCATCAAGACAATCCGCGACGCAGCCGAGAACAAGCCGGCGCTCGACGCGGCCATGTGGTTTGTCACCGAGGATGCGGCCCAGCAGCGCGGATCGGCAGCAAACGCCACGCCTGGCGTGACTATTCGCATCGTCAACGTGGTGCAGCCGGGACAGTCAGTCGAGCGACAGCCTGTCACAACGCCCATGATAGAGCATGACGCGACCGTCCCGGTCGAGCTCGCTGGCGGCGACCGGGGGGAAAAACCGTGAGTTTGCGTCGGCTCCTAATTGCCGCACACAGATTTTCTGCTACAATCACTTGGCGGGGTGGAGCAGTTGTGACTGGCTTATAATGTTTGGGAATTATATACATGAGTCCATTCGCTCATTTCAAGGGCGACTTTCCATGAAGGCGCTCACGAACTCGGACGCGACTTGCGGGACAATCGCGTTGCCGTACCCGCGAATCCGTCCCACACGTCCGGGAATCCCATGAGCCAGCAAGGATATGCCGGGTTTAATGCGGAACTGCCCTTCGTCGCCAGCCGCGACCCATTCGACATCCGACCAATGGCCGTTTTCCACTGGCCCGACATCGCATTGTGCGCCGCCTCGTTCTGTGCGCCGTGCATCGGCGTCGGGTGTGCCAAGGCTCGGCGGACAAAGAAATCCAGATCGACCTGTCGTTTTTTGCCGTCTGGCGTCTGGCCTTTGAGCGACATCGCCCCGCCCTTCGGCCGGCGACCACCGTTCGGTACTACCGGCGTCGGCACCCCAATAGAGCCGTTGACGGATATGGGGCGCGCCGACGCCCGCAGCGCACAGATCGGCGGCCCCGCAGGTAAATCCCAATGCTTCCAAGTCAGCGCGAACTCCGGCGAGCCATTCACGTCCATCCTTGCTCGCAACCTGTTCTCCAAAGACGATTGCAGGCGCGCACTCGGCGATGAGGCGGTAAAAAGCGGGCCAGAGGTGTCGTTCGTCGGCATGGCCCTTGCGTTGTCCCGCGCTCGAAAGCGGCTGACACGGACAGGAGCCGGTCCAGATCGATCGATCATCGGGCCATCCGGCGAGCCGCAAGGCGTAGGACCATCCGCCGATACCGGCGAAGAAATGGGCTTGCTCGTATCCGCCAAGGTCGTCGGGCCGCACGTCAACGATAGATCGCTCGTCAACGTCCCCCGCTGCAATGTGACCAGCGGAGATAAGATTGCGGAGCCACTGTGCGGCATGGGGGTCAATCTCGTTGTAATAGGCGGGCACGGCGTTTGCGCCTTTTCGCTGGTTTCGTTTTGGGCTTGGGACGGTAGCGGAGAACCTTGTCCGCAATCGCGTCTAACGCCGCTGGGGGCTTCGCTGGCGCGCTCATGCGATCAGCGCCTTATAGGTGAGCCGCTTGCCCGCAACGCGACTGACGAACGAGTCCAGCCGTTCCAGGGTGTGCCGGGCCACGTTGCCCTCGTTCAACCGGAACGCAAATTCGTCAACGTAGCGGCCGATATGCTTGGGGCTGGCGTGATGGTAGACGCCGATCAGGCCGCGCTTCAAAACCGCGAAAACGGACTCAATCGAATTGGTCGAAACGCCGTCCTTGACGTATTCGCCAGCCGAGTGGTTGACCGTCGCATGATCGAAGAACAGGCCGCCGATCTCGCCGTAGGCTTGGGCTTCGTCAGTGTGCAGGGTCGATCCGACCGCCACGTTTTGAACGATGACATCGGTGATCGTGCCCGCGTCGGTACTGTCGATCTTGAACGCCTTGACGCGACCACCTTTGCCCTTTTCCCGCAAGCCCAAAACGGGCTGCTTGCCGACCGGGCCGCGCCCCATGCGCAGTTTGTCGGCTTCGTGCTTGTTGGCCTCCAAGCCGCCCACGTAGGTTTCATCAACCTCGACCAGCCCTTGAAGCATAGTCAGGTCTTTTCCGCAGGCTTCGCGGAGCCGCTGCAACATGAACCAAGCCGACTTTTGGGTGACGCCGATTTCCTTGGCGAGTTGCAGGCTGGATATGCCCTTGCGGGCCGTTACGAGCAGGTACATCGCGTAAACCCACTTGTGCAGCGGGACATGGCTGCGCTCGAATATCGTGCCGGTGCGCACCGTAAAGTCCTCTGCGCACTGTTGGCAGTGGTAGAAGCCGGGCTTGCCCTTCCGAACCGTCACCCGCTCGCCAAGGCCGCAGACCGGGCAGGTTGCCCCGTTCGGCCACAGGCGGGCCTCCAAATAGGTCCGCGCCGTCTCCGCATCGGGGATCAGGGCGAACAGTTCAAACGTCGAAATGGTGGACTTGGACATGGCCGTTTTTCCCTCAATTCATGCCCGAAAACTAGCCCAAATCGGAAATGGAGTCAAGTATATAATTCCCTAATGTTTCACGTGAAATGTTGCGGCGCAAAAATATTGTGGCTGCAAAACATTTGGGAGCGGGTGCGATGAAGCTTATCGAGGTCAAATCGCAGGCGCAGCGGGAAATGCTGGAACGGTGTGCTGCGGACGAGGTTGAGGCGGCTCGGCGCGGGATGACGAGCGCGCAGGCCAGGGCGTCATTGGAGGCGCATTCCGGTGGTCGGTTGCCGCGGCGGCTTGGGCCTCTGCGGCCGAACCGCCATGGCTGCGGGGATTAAGGTTGGGCCTCCCTCACCATGAAATGCGGTCGAGCTGCGTTGGGCCGCTGTGCAGGCGGTCCCAGACGAACCATGCGAAAGCGATCGACGAGGATGCTTGTAGGCCGTCCCAGCCGGCGCGGTGCATCATCGGCAGCCGGTTGCGAAAGACGTGTACGCGGGCGAGTTGGCCGCCGTCGAGAATGGATGATCGCCGGTCACTTTCGAGGAAGGCGAGCCGCAGCAGCATGATTACCCGCGGCGCCAGCAGCAGGGCATGACGGACAAAATGACTGGCCAGCTTATAGGGCGGATTGGTGATGATGCTGCCGATGTGGAAGTCTGGTGCTTGCTGCTCGATCAAGAAGTCGACGCGCGCGGTGTCTTGGTCTGGTGAATCGTAGTCGACGAGATCGGTGGCATAGACGCGGTGGCCGGCTTCGCGCAGCACGCGCACGATGGCGCCGGGGCCGCAGGCCGGTTCCCATATCGCGCCGGCGGGGATTTGCTCGACCGCCAACAACGCCCGCACGGCTTCCGGCGGCGTCTCGTAGAGGTCGTCGTTGCGCTCGGACAGCGGAGCGCGGCCGGGTTGCGCGGAATGGTTGACGGTCATGCCGCCGCCAGCCGGTTTCGCACGCGGATCACGGTTTTGGCCGACCACGGCCGCCCGGTCGGGGTTGGCACGTTGGCGAGATTGAGGTTTTTGGCGGCTTGGTTGGCCGAGAGGTTTTTGAGTGCGTCCATCTGGTCGAACAACAGTTTGGCGCGTAGCATGGCGTTGGCGCGGTTTTTTGCGGCCTGTTCGGGATTGCCGAGGATGAGGGGCCGGCCGTCCTTTGTGGTGCCGCGGGCCTTGGCGGCGGCGAGCGCGGCCTTGGTGCGCTGCGAGACCAGCGCGCGCTCTTTTTCGGCCAAGGCGGCGTACAGGTGAAGGACGAACGGGTCGACATCGGCGCCGAGGTCGGCGACCAGGAAGGGGATTTTGTGGACCATGAGGCCGGAGACGAAATGGACGTCGCGGCTCAAGCGATCGAGCTTGGCGACTGCGACCGGGCAATTGAGCCGCTTGGCCTCGGCGATGGCGGCCCTGAGTTGCGGGCGTTTGTCGATGGCGTTTGAGCCCTTGCCGGTCTCGACTTCGAGGTATTCCGCGGTGAGGATGATGTTCTCGGCCGCGGCAAACCGGGCGAGCTGCTCGCGCTGGGCTTCGAGCCCGAGGCCGGAGCGGCCCTGCTTTTGAGTGCTAACTCTGATATACGGTACCGCTGTGGAGATTTTCATGGCTTTATCCTCACGAGAGCGCTCGCTTGGCAGGCTGCTTTGAAAGCCATTGCGCTGCCTGTCTGTCTGTGATAGCGTGTCATACAATGGATTGCGTGTCAAGGACGGTCACATGGCGGAAGTGAGGGTCATCCAGGTTGTTGAGACGACACTGTTGCGTCGCGGCAAGGGCATCGAAGGTGATCCAATACGCTGCATCCGCCAGTATTGGTCGCTCGACGGTAATTTGCTTGCGGAAGTTGACCCGCTTCTATCCGGTGAATTGACCGAGCCTCATTTTGCTTTGAAGGGAGTTGGATAAGGCGCAGCGGGCCTTTCGGCCGGGCGGCACGGGGCTCGGTGAAGAAAAGCATCCTCCGGCCGCTGTTGCCTTCGGTGGGTATTTCCGGTCAAGGATGCTGACCCGTGCGTTAATTCGACGTGAGGCTGACATGAATCGGGATAGCTCAAGCAGTAGAGCGGCCTTAGCAATCAAGGGCATTCTAGACGCTGCCCGCGACCTAGTAGGGAAGATGCCGATGCGAGCGCGGCTCCCGTTGTCATGTTAACCGTCTTTGAAAAAATCCCGGATTTGTTCGTCGAGCTCTACGACGAGCAATTCCAGCAATGGGCGCGCGAGTTTCAAAAGCGCGGGCAGTACGCGGCCATCGTGTTCAACCGGCCGCGCGGCACGCCGGTCATTCTCGGCGCCGACGGCGAGCCGGTATGGCACGGCTGCTGGCTACAGGCGGAAGTCGATCGCTCGCAACCGCAGACGCCGCGGGTTATCATCCGGCCGCGCACCGAGCACGATCAGGACATGATCGAGCGGCATTGCCGGGAAATGCGGCCGTTCGTTCTCAACTGAGGGAGGCTGCCATTCCGCTCAAGAAAGGTTCGTCGCAAAAAAGGTTTCCGCCAATATCCGCGAGTTGCGACATTCCGGCTATCCGCAAAAGCAGGCCTGTCGCGATCGCGCTGTCGTCGGCGCGCAAGAGCAAGAAGAAAAAGCGATGAGCCAATGGGAGGTCATCGAGACCATGTACGGCAACCATGTAATGCCGGTCGATGATTTGAAGCCACACGATGCCGATCAAAGATGCTGGTGTACACCGTTCGACGACGAGGGGGTGTGGATTCACAATTCCAAGGACCGCCGCGAACTTTATGAGCGTGGAGAAATGAAGGCATCATGAGCGTCGGCAGCCATCATGGCGACAACGACGATCCGGCCCCGGTTGCCGTCGTCGTCAAGCTGTTGCAGAAAAATCCCGGCCTGCGCGCGCACCTGGCGCGGCGCCCAATCGTCAACCGGCAATACCGCGTGCCGTATCTGGCCGGTTCGTCGATCGACGGCGCGACGACATACATCGACAATCAGACGCCGGAGAAATTCCCGTTGAGCGGCGTCTATCCCGATGAGACCTATTCGTGGCATGAGCGGCCTGAATGGTGGCTCGGCACCATGCTCGGATTACCTTATTTCCCCGCCACCGGCTACGGCGCGCACCGGCTAGCCCACGGCATCGAACAATATCTGATGAAGCTCGACGGCATCGACGACGAGCGCATTGCGCAGTACGAGAAGGAATCGCTGGCGCTGGTCAATATCGACGAGCATGTGAAACTGCCGCCAGAAGCCTTTCCTCCCGATCTTTGGCTGGAGCCGTACATCGCCGCCGACGATGCCGACCGTGCCGAGGATAGGCTCGACCAAAGATTGCTGCCGTTGTTGCGGCAGGCGCAATTCGTCAAACGCACGGCGGCGTGATGGAATTCAATATCGTCGGCGGAACGAAAGTTGCCGAGTTCATCGCCTCGACGCGCTCGGTCGATATTCTGGAAGGACCGCTCGGCTCCGGCAAGACCAAGGCGTGCTGCGTCCGCATCATGCGCCACGCGCAGGAACAGATACCGTCGCCGCTCGACGGCCTGCGCTACACCCGCTTTGCCGCGGTGCGCAATACTTACCCCGATTTGCGCCGCACCACTGTCCGCACCTGGCTTGAATGTTTCCCCGAGCATATCTACGGCCGCTTCAATTGGGCGCAGCCGCTTTGCCACCGCATCAAGTTTCCATGGGCCGGCGGCGATGTGCGAACCGAGGTCGACTTTCTTGCGCTCGACAAGGCCGAAGACGTGCGCAAGCTGCGCTCCGGCGAATACACCGGCATTTTCTGGAACGAATTGCCGTTCATTGAAAAGCAATTGTTCGACGAGGGTGATTCCCGCCTGCGCTATCCGCCGCCCGAGCATGGCGGCCCGTTCCCTTGGCGCGGCCAGATTGCCGATGGCAACGCGCCCGACGAGGATCACTGGCTGGCATTGATGACCGGGCAGGTCGATTTTCCGCCCGGCATGACCGAGGACGAGCGCCGCGAATACGAATGGCCGCCGCAGTGGGGCTTCTATATGCAGCCGCCGGCGGTGCTGGAACGGCTCGACGAACGCGGCGCACTGATCGGCTACGATGTCAATCCCAATGCCGAGAACCTGCACAACCTGCCGAAGGATTATTACGAGCGCATGTTGCGCGGCAAGTCGAAAGCCTGGATCGATTCGCGGCTGCGCAATGTCGTGACATTGGTGGTCGACGGCTCGCCGGTGTGGACGCAGTTCCGCCGCGAGACCCATGTGGCGCGCGAAATGCTGCGCCCGATCGAGGGCCACGAGGTCGTCGTGTCGCTCGATTTCGGCCGAATGCCGGCTGCAGTGTTCATGCAGGCGATCAATAGCCGCGTCCTGGTGCAATACGAATTAATCGGCATGAACGAGGGCGCGGTGACGTTTGCGCCCAAGGTCAAGCGGATGCTGACTGAGAAATATCCGAATTTCCGGTTTCGTATCTACGGCGATCCGAAGGGTGCCGACAAGACGCAGACCGATGAGCGCTCGGCTTTCGACGTATTTGAATCGCATGGCATGAAGGTGCTGCCGCCGCCCGGCTTGAAGATGAACGAGATTGCCAAGCGGGTGAACGCCGTCGACAATGCACTGATCGAAATGTACGACGGCACGCCGCGGGTTCGCATATCGCCGTATTGCCGTACCCTGATCGTCGGTGCTGCCGGCCGCTACTTCAACGAAAAGGACGAGACCGGCGAATTGAAGCCGTGCAAGAACCGCTATTCGCATGTGTGCAACGCCTGGGAATATGGCATGATCGGTATCGGCGAAGGCCGGCGCATGATCGGGCTGACGGCCTTGAGCGATCTCAAGCCGGTGCGAGTTTACAGGGGCGCAAAGACGATGCGGCGGGTTGTAGGATGACTTTCGAAGATTTTAAAGAAATGTGGAACGAGGGCAGTCAATTGCAGGATTGTCTTGCTGCTGGCTGTCAGACGCCGGACGAGTGCATTATGTGGGGCTGTCCAAAGGTCAAGAACAAGCGCGTTCACGATGGACGAGATCAACCTTCCGGAAGCGATTGAGCCCGACGAATGGTATGTGATCTTCCATCGCAAGGTCGCGGTGCGGTGGTTGTCGTGGCTCGCATTCGGCGAGTTCAAGCACGTCTCGGCCATGGCCTATTGTCCCGGCTTCAAGGCGTGGCTGGTTTACGACACGCAATTGCGCGGCACGCGGATTTTCCTGGTCGCGCATGGCCGCGATGGCGAGACCATCAAGCCGTTTTTCATCGAGCGCACGCGCGATTGCGCGGTGGTGAAGATTGCGCGCGGTCATGCGCACATGGGCCTGTCGTCGCGCTGGGGCCTGTATTGCGTGCCGGTCATCAAACACCTGATTGGATTGAGAAGCGCGGCGCTTAGACCAGATAAACTCTACAAGGATTGTATAAAAGCAGGCGGGGAAATCATCGGTGCCGAGACCTAAAGCATCAGCGGAAAAACGACTTGCGGCTCTGGCGCGGAAACGCGAGCGCAATAGAGCGTGGAACAAAGCACATCCAGAGAGGATGCGTGCAGCCGCAAAACGATACGCTTCTGCACACCCAGAAAAGTTGCGAGCCAACTATGTTGCGAAGCGCAAAGAGAAACTGGAATATACAAAAGCTAATTATGTGGCCAACCGAGCCAAGAAGTTAGAGCAGAATAAAAATTGGAATAGAACACATCCTGAACGCGGCAGAGAAGCCTTGCGGCGATGGCGAAAAAATAATCCTGAAAAACACAAGGCCGCTCAGAAAGCTAGGGTTCTGAAAAAGAAGAAAGCGCTCCGGGCGTTTTTGCATGAGAGGCAACGCGGCCGTTGTGCAATTTGCACCGCTCGGCTTGGTGCAAAAACTCATATCGACCATATCCTGCCGAAGATACTAGGAGGGTCAAACGACCGCTCAAATCTCCAATTGACATGCGCGCCATGCAATTGGTCAAAGGGGCCAAGGCACCCGATAGTTCACGCTCAATCGCTAGGGCGATTGCTCTAGGCGCCGTGCGTTGCGGCCTTGGCTAGATGCTATTGGATGGCAAAATGAATGCCGACGCGCCTCAACTCCCGGCTGACCCCAATCTTGCGCAGGAACAACAGCAAGCGCAGCAAGACCTCGTTGGAGGATTACAGGCTCAAACTCAGGCAGATATGGCATCGTTAATGCAACGCTACGGCACGCATCTTGCGCTTGCCGGCGTCACCGCAACCGGCGCCAATAATCCCGCGGCATCGGTCGCGCCCTCGTTCAGCCGGGCCGCCTGATGGCCGATGACCGCCAGCCGGAAATGACGCTGGTGCCGGGCGAGCCCAACAAGCTCGGCAAGGAAGGGCTGGAACGGCTCGCCGCCTGCCGGACCTGGAAATCCTACATCGAACTCGACGTGAAGGAGGCGTATTTCTTCGCCTCGCCATGGCGGCAGCGGCAAATTTCGTCGATGACCGCGCCGTCGCAGCAGCGGATGCTCGACGCGCCGGAGCTCAATACCGATCAAGCCTTCATTCTCTGCGAGGACCAGGGCACCGAGGTCATGCAAGCCTTCATGCCCGAGACCGGGAATTGGTGCGAGCGCGGTCCTGGCATGGACATCGATCCGAAGGTCTGGGAAAAGGTCGCCGACAAGGTGAAAGAGGCCGACAACAAGATTTTTTCGGCCATGAAGGCATCGAACCTTTATCCCGAGTGCGCCAAGACCTTCAACCCGGATTTGAACATCGGCACTGTCGCGGTCTGGATTCACCGGCCGCATCCGACATCGCCGATCGTCGTGTCGGCTGTCCCGTTCCGCGAACTGGAATTCAATCTCGGCCCTTACGGCGATCCCGACGACCGCTTTGCCGTGCGCTATACCCGCAATAGCTACGTGCGCGAACTGGTCGGCGAGGAAATCTGGGAAAAGATCGGTGTGCAGGAGCGCGAAGCCATCGAGAAAGCGCCGGCTACGCGCACGCAGGTCACCTGGGGCTATTGGCGGCTGTGGGCGGAAAAAGGCGACGAGCATTACCAGCATGTCGTGTTTGTCGACCAGAAGCTCGTTCACGATGCGGTGCTGATCGGTGAGGGCTCGGTGCCGTTGATCGTCGGCCGCTTCGGCGCCACGCCGGACTGGCCGCATGGCTTTGGCTCGCTGCTCAAGGGCCTGCCGACGTTTCGCCAGGTCGACGAGTTGGAACGGTTGCGCATCGAGCATTCCGCGCGCTCGATCAATCCGGCCATCACTTACCCCGACGACAGTTTTGCCGCGGTGGAGCAGGGCGTCGAGGACGGTTTTGCCTATCCGGTGCGTCCGGGATCGGAAGGCGCAGTCAAGTCGATCTACACCGTGCCGTCGCCGGAAGTGGCCAATTATCAATATGAGGAAAAAGTCAAAATCCTGCGCAAGCTGTTTTTCGTCGATATGCCCGAGCAGCACGGCGACACGCCGCCGACGCTCGGCCAATGGCTCGACGAAATGGCCCGCGCGCAGCGCCGTATTGGCACGCCAGGCATGTCGTTCTGGCGCGAGTTTCCGGCGCAGATATTCTTGCGGTTCAAGTATCTGCTCGAAGCCTCCGGCGCCATTGCGCCGATCAAGGTCGACGGCCGCGCCGTGGCAACGCTGCCGCGCAATCCGGCCCAAGCCGCCGCCGAGCAGCAAGAGGTCGGCATGGCGATGAAAGCGTTGACCTATGTGGCGCAGACATTCCCGGAAGAATTCAAGATGTATGTCGACGGCAAAAAAACGATCCAGGAGATCATCAAGAAAATGCGCGTCGCCGATCTCATCAAGTTCCGCAGCGACGATCAGGTGTCCGCCGCTGTCGATCAGATGTCCAAAGTATTGAGCAATCGGCCGGTGCCGGGGCCGACAGGGCAAACGCCGGGGCCGGCGGCATGAGCGACGAGGGCATTACCGAGGCCGACTTTCTGGCCGCGTTCGACCGCATCGCGCGCGAACCGGACGGTCATCTGGTCTATCTGTACTTCCAAAAGACGCTTTGCGCCGTTTCCACGGACGATAGTGCGTTGCCGAGAGTGGAGGGCCGGCGCAGTTATGCGGCCGAATTGATGGGCCTCATGGCCAAAGGGATCGCGGAAAGTGGTGGAAGCAGCCGAAACACTCCCGTTGTCTTTGCCCGCCGCGAACCCGTCGCCATCCACTCCCGCGTCACCGCCCGCGAATTCCTCCGCGCCAACCCCGACGCCGACCCCACAATCACCCGCCCCGAATAATGTGGTGCCGCTGGCTACGCCGGCGCAGCGCCCCGAATGGGCGCCGGAAAAGTATTGGGACGCAAGCAAAAATGAGGTTCGCGGCGCCGATCTGCGCAAGGACTTCGATGCGCTTATGGCGTTCAAGGCCGCCGACGACAGCCGCCGCCTGACGCTGCCGCAGAATCCCGATGCCTACAAGCTCGAACTGCCGAAGTCGTTTCAACTTCCGCAAGGTGTCGAGTTCAAGATCGACGACAAGAATCCGTTGTGGGCGCAGGCGCGCACCTGGGCGCAAAAGGCCGGTCTGACGCAGGACCAATTCGCCGAAGGCATCGCGCTCATTGCCGGCGACCGCATCGGCACGCAGGCGACGATCAAAGCCGCCTACGACGGCGAGATCGCCAAGCTCGGCGCGTCCGGGCCGGCGCGCGTCGACGCCGTCACCACATGGATGGCGGCCGTCGGCGGCGAGAAGCACGGCAAGGCGCTGGCCAATATTCTCAAGATGGCGCCGGTGGCCTCGACCATCGAAGCGCTCGAAGCCGTGATGCAGAAAATGCAGACGCAGGGTGGCGCACATTTCACCACACGCGGCCGTGAGGCCGACGCGGCGCAGCGCGTCGACGACGCGACGTGGGACAAGATGAGCTACACCGAAAAGAAAGATTACACGGCACGGTTCAATCAATCCAACGGCGCCGCGGCTTAACAGGGGAAGTGAATTATGGCTGCCTCAAACCTGATGACGATCACGGAATATGCGAAGTCCATGGCCAAAGAGGACATTCGCCGGCCGCCAATCGAAATGTTTGCGAAATCGACGGATTTGTTCGATGCGCTGCCGTTCGAGGGCTTGAAGGGCTCGGTGTTCGTTTATTACCGCCAGGCCGTGCTTGCCACGCCGCAGTTCCGCGCCATCAACGAATCGTCCTCGACCGGGCATGGCGTCATCACGCCGTTGCAGGAAAACACCGCGATCATCGACCACGACATCGACGTTGATCGCGCCATCGTCGACCGCCACGGTCCCGAGCGGCGCAACTACGAGGAAATGATGGGCATGACCGCCTTCGGTCAGCTCTGGGCCACCACCATCATCAAGGGCGACCAGTCGACCAATGCGCGGGTGTTCAACGGCCTGCAAGTCCGTTCCAACAAATATTCCCGCGACATCCACAATTCGGCCTCGTCTGGCGGCGCGGCGCTGTCGCTCGCCAATCTCGACAAGGCAATCAATGCGGTCAACCGGCCGACCCATATCATCGCGCCGTATCTGTCGCGGCCGTTGTGGATTCAGTTGGCGCGCACCACCACGCTCGCCGGCTTCGTCATGCAGGAATTCGACGTGTCGGGAAATACCGGCGTCGGCGGTCTCAAGGCATCCTATGCCGGGCTGCAGTTTCTCTGGGGCTACCCGAAGGACGACCATCCCTACATGCTCGATTTCACCGAGGTCGCATCCGGCGGCGGCTCGGCCGTCACCGCGTCGCTCTACGTGGTCTCGCTCGGCGAGCAGCGCTTGCGCGGCCTGCAGCTTCGCCCGATGGAGACCCGCGACATCGGCCTCCTGCAGGACGGCAAGACCTATCGCACCCATTTGAATTGGGACGTGGGGCTGGTCGACGAGCACAAATATTGCCTTTCTCGGCTCGATAGCTGGACCAACGCCGCGATCGTTGCATAAGGAGCAACAGCAATGTCATTCCCCAACGACCGCACTTACACCCCGGACATCAACAACTTCTTTGCGGACAACGCCGCCGCAATCACCGCGTCCGGCTACACCCAAGTCGGCGGCGCCACAGCGACGCTCGATCTGGGCGGCAACCAGGGCACGACGCCTGTGGAACTGGCCCGCATCGATGCAGTGGCCGTATGCGACGTGACCGCGCTTAACATCGTCACCGGCGATGAATACTACAAAATTCGCGTCGTGGTCTCCAACGATTCGTCGTTCGGTGCCGGCAACGTGGTTTCCGCCGGCGGCGTCGATCTGGCCGCGGCCAACACCAATGACATCGTCAACGCGCAGGCGGCGGTGACCGGCCGCTACGAGGTCTTTTTCTCGAACAACGTGGCCGGATCGATCTACGAATTCGCCCGCGTTTATGTCCTCGTCGGCGGTACCAACCCGTCCATCAATATCGACGGCTTCGTTGCCGTCCTGCCGGAGATATGACCATGACGACTATCACCGTTCTCGACAAAGGTTCGACCGAGGAACCGAACGATCCGCCGGTCAGGATCAAGATGGCGGCGGTCGACGCCCATCATGCCGTGGCGGCCGACCCGGAGCGTTACGAGATCGTCGAGCGCGAGAAGATGACTCGCGCGCCCGGCAGCGACAACGACCGCTTTGCCGCCATCGAGGCGCGGCTCGACGCGCTGGAACATCCCGAATCTGACGAGGCCGAGGCCGCATGAACCCGCTGGAACGTCGCATCAAGCGCAACGGCAAGGTCGATCTTTGGGACTGTGGGCCATCGCGCCCGGCCGCGCCCGACGCGCCGGTCGAGCCGGATGCGACCAAGCTCAAAGGCGCCGATCTTGCCGCCGCACAGGTCGCCCACGAGGACGCCTGCGAACTCTATAAGAAGCAGCTTCGCGCCTATTCCGCCGCCAAGGTTGCTTTCGCCGAATGGCAGGAAACCAAGGGCGGCCCGGTCAAGGTGGAGCTGTGGGGCGTCGATGCCCGACACGCCATGGAAGTCGAGCCGGATCGCTTCAAGCTCGAGCTACCGCGCGGCGTGAAGCCGGGCCGGGCGCAGATCGAAGCCGAACAATTGGCGGAAGCCGAGGCTGACGCCTTGAATCAGGCGCGGGCATCCGACCCGCAATTTGGACAGCAGAGGGCCGTAGCATGATGAAGCGCATTGCACTCCTATTCGCCGCCGGTATTGCCCTCGCCGCGCTTTCCGCTCCGGCCAACGCCACCGCCTCGGTCGCGGTGCAGCAGCAGGTTCTTTGCGCGCCGCCGCCCGGCAATGCCGCACCCGGCCCGCGCCGTGTTGTCAACACGTCCTCGACCGCCGCGACGCAACCGGCCTATAATCTCAATTCGCAGGGCTGCGCACTGTTCAAGTCGGCCGATGTCGGCTTTTTCCAGACCCAAGGCTATGTGCAGGGGCCAAATCTGTTCACCGTTTTTGGCGGCCCCTATACGGCGCAGGCGACCGCATCCAACGCAATGCCGCTGCCGGCCGGCGCGGTCATCCAAAGCATCTGCATCCAGGAAACGACCGGCAACGCCGTCACCGGCGGCGTCGACATCGGTATTGCGGGATCGTCCGATGCAACCATTGTCTCGGCTTTCGCGGTCGCCGCCAATGCAGTTTCTTGCGTCCCGCCGGCCGACATCCTCGCCGCCGCATTCCCGGTTTCGGGCGCCACGACGGGTCCGGTCGCCAAGCTCATCTATGTCAACGCGCATACCAACTGGACCGATGGCGCGTCGATCGTGGTCACTATTCTGTACAGCTTCTTCTAAGCGAACCTCCCGCCTCGGAGACGAGGTCACCTGAGCGCCGCGCCAATGCGGCGTGATTTTGGAGAGACCGATGCGCCAGCTCTTTCTCGCTCTTGCCTTGTCGCTGGGATTGAGCGGCGCCGTGCTCGCGCAACAGAACACGGCTCCGACCGTGCAGCAGATCGGCACGCGGCTCGACGCCCTTACGTCGACGGCGGTCTCGACCAATTACAACACGGTCAACACGCAGGCCGTCGCTACCGTCACGCCGCCGGCCGGGCAGTACGCTTACATCACGCGCATCGAGCTTGAGGCCATCCAGGACGGCACGTCGACGGCCTGCGTCAACTGCGCCTTCACGTCGAGCGGGCTTGGCTCCGGCGCGACCGCATCGCCGCAATGGGGCTTTTCCATCGCCGCGACCGCCGACGCGGTCGTATTCCGCGATGTGAACTTCGGCGCCTCGCCGCTCCGATCGGCAGCTCCGGGCACGAACGTCACCATCACGTCACCCACCGCCAAGACCGATCTGGCCTTCGGCATCAAGGTTTATTACTACACTTCACCCTAAAGGCCGCTCATGCGCTGGGTATGTCTCGCCGTTGCTGCGGTAGCCGCTCTGGCGGCGGGATCGGCGCGTGCCGATCCCAGATTCCCGACGCAATGGCCGGGCGTTTCCACGTCCGGCGTGGTCATCATGTGCCCCAGCAATGTCGGGGCCTATGTGCCGTGCGGCTCGCCCAGCGCACTGTCGATACCCGTTACTGTGAATACCCCGCCGAATCCGAACGGCAATGTTGTCAGCGGCAGCGGCAGCGCAACCGGCACCGGCGCCACCACGATCATCAAGGCGCCCAATACGGGTCGGCTTTATGTCACCGGCACGCAATGTTTTCGCACCGATGCTGGCACATCGGCCGTTTATGTCACTCTGAACGACGCGGCCTCGACCGTCATTGGTCTCGCCAACAGCGGCGGCGGTGGCGGCAACAATATGGTATTCACTAGTCCGCTGCTCGTTGCCGCACAGACGGCGTTGACCTTCACGGCAAGCGGTTCGATCTCGACGATCTATTGCAACGCGCAGGGCTACGTGGCGCCGTGAGACGCAGCCTGATCGCACTCATCTTCGCGGCCTTTTCGACCTTTGCCGCGGCGGATAATCTTACGCTCATGGGCGTCAGCGGCGGCGATGCCGGCGCGGCTGCCGGCTACCAAGGCCCCGGCGACATTGCCAGCGGTGCCATTGCATTCTACAGCGCCGGGCGCGCATACAATGCCGCTTATGCCGCAGCGCAAAGTCCTCTCGCCGATCTTGTGGACACCACGACAGGACTGGCAACTTGCACACTCAACGTCGGTACGAACGGCTTTGCCAATCTAACAGCCGTCGTTTGCCCGACCGGGGCACCGACCGTCAGCGTAATGACGTTCTGCACGGTGACGCACGCCGGATGCAGCATCACCAAACTCTACGACCAAACCGGCAACGGCAATCATGTCGTCCAGGCGACGCTCGCCAACATGCCGGCGCTGACGTTCAATGCGCAAAACGGATTGCCGTGCGCGGCCGGAACAAATACCGCCGCGATGAATCTTGAAAGCGCAGGGACGATTTCGCAGGCTGCGCCCTATTCGCTGATTTCCGTCGTCGAGCGCACAGGCAGCTTTACGACCCTGCAACGGATTATGCGCAACGGGACGGCTGGTGCAGGCGGGATGAATTGGTCTGTTTCCGCGAATACTATCAATGTGAATAACGGAACATCCGCGGCGCTGACGGCAAACGACAACACCTTTCACGCGCTCTTGGATGTAGCGAGCGGTACGGCACCGCTCTTTGCGGTCGATAGCAGCGCGAACACCTCAACGTTATCGAATGGCACGACTGCGCTTAGCTCGAATATCTTCTTCATGGGTGTTGGAACGGCTGCGGTCCTGGCTGGATTTGTTTGCGAATCTGGACTCTGGGCCGCCGATCTCAACTCATCCTATCAAGCCATGCTCGCCAATATGCGCAGCGCGACGAATGGATGGAATTTCTGAGCGGGCGTGCGTTGCGCCAAGGCATAGGCCGCAACACGGTGCAACATGAGCTTTCCTTGGCCGATTGATAAACTTACCGTCATCAATAGCGCCCTGGTTTCTACCGGGGACAACGTCGTTAATGTCGCGGATGACGGATCGGACGAATGGAACGTCTGCTCGCCAGCCTATGACCGCGGCCTCGGCTACGCGATGGAAAGCCACGGCTGGGGCTATGCCACGCAGGTCATAACGCTACAGCCATCGCCGACGCCGCCGCAGGACACCGATTGGGACACCGCCTATCCGATCCCGGCCGATTGTGTGCATATTATCTGGCTCAAGATCAATCAGGACACGTCCGATCCGGTCACCCAGACGCAATCGCAGTTGACGCTCTACGACATCATGGGCACGCCGAACGGCCCGATCATCGTCTGCAATGCGCAAGGTGGGCCGCCGCCGCCTCCGGCCGGTACCGTCACGCCGGCCACGATCACGCTCAAATACCTGTCCAACTCCGGGCCGCTGACCGATTCCACCAATGGCACGCCGACGCTGATCCTGGCGCTGCAATCATTCGTCATGGCCGGCATTTACCGCGGGCTGCACGAGGATACGGCCGAAGGCGACAAAATGTGGATGGCTGGCGAGCACATGCTGCAAATGGCGCGCACGCGATACGATCAGCAAAAGCCCAAACGGCAATTCTGGAATTCGCGCATGGGCGCGTCGCGGCGTATCCGCCGGCCGTGGCCGCCGATCGGCATTGGCGGCTGGAATGGCAACGGCGGGCCGCCCGGATGAGAAAATATATTACCAACGCAGAATTGGAACGCATTGACCCAGAATTGGACTGAACAGCGTATTGGGTCGTTCTGGCGATGCTGGGGTGGCTCGGGCCGTGGCAAGAATTTATGAGCTGCGCACAGGAGCGTAACTTATGGCAGTTCCTAAAATTCTTGGCGCCCAGCGCGACTTTTCCGGCGGCGAGCTAGACGAATCCATGAAGCGGGCCGACGAAAACCCGCTCATGAAAATCGGTACGCGGCAGGCTTCCAACTGGCGCATTCTCAGTTCCGGCGCGGCAACCAATCGTCCCGGCCGTACGGTGCTGTTTCCCGAGACCGGCCGCTGCGAAGAAGTGTTGATGTCGCCGGGTAATGTTTTTTACTTGATATTCGGCAACGGCTATCTGCGCATTCGTAATGCCGCAGGAACGCAGGTTTTCAATTCGACCAAAAAGGGCGACGGCGCGACCAATATTCCATGGACCTCGGCGACCGCAAAGAATGTGAGTTTTGTCGTGGCGGCCGGCTCGCAACTCGCGATCTACATTTTCTACGGCGACGGCGCTCCGCTCAACGTGCCGCAAGTCCTGACCTGGGACGGCGTTTCGCAGACAAGCACATGGACGCTGACCACTTACGCCGAGACAATCACGACCGGCGGTCAGAAGCGCACGCTGTTCTACCGCATATCGCCGCAGAACATCACCATGCAGCCGAGCGCAACGGTCGGCAGCGTGACGCTCACTTTGTCGGCCAACGTGTTTGTCGCCGGCATGGTTGGGACGCGGATGCGGTTCTGCGGCCGGCAATTGCTCATCACCGCCGTTGCCAACGGCCACAGTGCAACGGCGACCGTCATCGAATCGCTGCCGCCAGGGCAGTCGTTGGCGCTGTCCGGCACCATCGGTGCTTTTAATGTCGGCGATGAGATTATCGGTGCCTCGACCGGCGCGACCGGCATTGTGACCAGCACGGTCGGCCAGCAAACCATCCCGCTTACGTCTGTGACCGGCACATTCAGTTTGGGCGATGCCGTCACTGGCGGCACGTCGGGCGCGACCGGCATTGTGGTCGGGTTTTCCGGCGGCGGATTGCTGCCGACCATCGTGGTCAGTCTCGATACCAGCACGGCATTCCAGGCCGGCGAGGTCATTACGGACAACACGTCGGGCGCGACCGGCACGGCCAACAGCGTCACCGCGGCCGGCCTCGAAGTGCAGATATTGCAATCGAGTGCCGGAATTGCCTTGACGTTCGGCGCCGAGACGATTGCCGGGCCGGGCGGTACGGCAACCATAAGCGGCGTATCCACCATCGCGCCACAGCCGGTCGCGATCTGGGACGATGAAGTGATGAACTTGTTTCGCGGCTATCCGACCTCCGTGTTCTACGACCAAGGCCGGCTTGGACTGTGCAATATTCCGTCCGTGCCGTCCGGCGTGGCATGGTCGGCTAGCGGGCTGCCGCTCGATTTCTATGTGGCGGCATTGCCGGATAATGCGATCTTCGAGCTCGCGCCGACAAAGGTGCAAATCCTGTTTGTCGTTCCCGGTATGGAATCGTCGGAATTCGTCTTTGCCAACAAGGGAATCTTCTACATTCCGATCACGGTTGCCAACCCGCTTGTGCCGGGCTCGGTGCAGTTCAATCTGCTCAGTAGCGAAGGTTGTATGCCGAACGTGCGACCGCAGCCGGCCGGGCAGTCGATCCTTTACATGAAAGCCGGTGGCACACAGGTCGCCGCGGTGCAGACACCGGGCGCCTATTATCGGCCGCACATCGTCGACAACGTGTCGGAGTATCACTCGCATCTGTTCACGGCGTCGCCGGCCATCGCCATCGCCATTCAAAGCGCGCCAAGCCAGTTCGAGGAATTGTACGCCTTCATCCTGCTCGCCAGCGGCGATTGTATCGTCGGCCGCTACGCCGTTCGCCAAGGGCTGCTCGAGGTGGGGCCGGAAGGCAAGCCCAAGATCGGCTGGCTGCCGTGGCTCGGGCACGGGCCGACCAAAACCGATCAATGGGTGTCGGCGCAGGGCGGCGACGTGGTGTTCACGACCAGCTACGCGCCGAACGGCGTTACGCCCGTTACGGTGGTCGAGCGGCTCGACGCCACGCAGTATCTTGACGGTGCCATATCGGTCAACAATCTGCCGGCACCGTTCACCCCGCCGGGCGGCAAAGGACCGCTATACGTGTTTCCGGGGCCGAATAGCACATTCACCCTGATCGATCTCGGCACGCGGTTTATGGGCACGTACACGGCCGATGCCAACGGCAACATCATTCCGCAGAATATCGACGGCGAAAATCTGGCTTCGACCCAGCTTGTCGCCGGGCAGCCTTGGAATGCGACGCTTGAACCGTTCGTGGCCGATGCCCAGCCGGGACAAAGTGTGCATCAACGCATGTTAAAACGGCGCGTGTCGCGCATGGCGATCTATGTGTCCAACTCGACCGGCTTTCAGATGGCGCGGCTGTTCTCCGGCCCGCTCACGCCGACCTCGCCCGCGCTCGGCACGGTGATGAACTTCCGCCGTGTCGATACCTGGAATCAGGGTGACGATCCGACCCAGCCGCCGCCATTGCGCGAGGAAGCACAGCGATGGCGGCCTTTAGGCCGTGCATACGACCCAAGAATGGCTATAATCAAAGACACGCCGGGTTCTGTCATCGTACACGAGATCGGCCTTGAGGCGACCATATAATGCAAGCCGCCGGACCAGCTCTGTCGATCGCCGCGGTCGGTCTCAAGGCCGCCAACGACTATGAATCGTCGCGCGGCACGGCGGCGGCCGACAAGTTCAAAGCCGAGGAATTGGACCGCGCTGCGCAATACGGCGACCTGAAAGCCACGCAGACCAATGCGCAGATGACGCGCAATCTGTCGATCACACTCGGCAACATCGATGCGGTTCGCGCGGCTGCACGATCCGACCCGACCTCGCCCACCGGCGCGGCGGTGCGCGATTATGCCGAATATACGGGCACCGAGCAAAAAACCACGAAAGTCTCGTCGATCATGGATCAGGCGGCGCAGGACGAGGCCGACGCGGCTTACATGCGCTCATCGGCTAGCCGCGCGTTGCTGTCCGGCGATCTGTCCATCGCCGGAGATGTGATTGGCGCCGGCGGCGGCGCAATTGCCGGATTGCCGGGCCTGCAAGGTATTGGCGCGGTCGGCAAGAGCGGTCAGGTGGCTGCCTGATGGCCGAAGTCCTGCCATTCCTTAAGCAGACGCAGACCGGGATCGAGCCTGGCGTGGCGCCCGTCGAGACCAGCGAGGCGCCGGTTTCGCGGATCAGCGCGGGCGAGGTCGCGCAGCCATATCAGGAATTGGGCCGGGGTCTTGACAAGATTGGCGAGGGCTTGGAACAGGTTGCCGTCCCGTTGGCCGAACGCGCCGGCGCGCAAGCCGTCACACGAGGACCGGACGGCAGTCTGCAGATGCAATACGAGCCGTTTGTAGGGCAGGCGGGCGTGGCGTTCGCGCGAGCGGCAAAAGTCTCGGCGCTTGCCGAAGGCGAGGGCCAAGTCAAGCGTGACGATATTGCGCTGCGACAGAAATTTCAGAACGACCCGAACGGTTATCAGCAGGCCGCAAACGCCTACAAGGAGAAAACGGTCCAGAATTACAACGATGTTGCCGGGCCGGAAGTTGCCAATGCAGTCGGCCGCGCCATCGATTCCTCGACCACGTTCACTTATCGCGCGCTGCTCAACGAACAACAGACGCGGATCAGGGAAAGTTTCGACAAAGGCACGCAGGCGGCCATCGAATCCAAGACGCAGGATTTGACCGATCTGATCTCGACCGGTGGCGCGGGGACGGCACAGGCCAAGGCACTCGCCGCTGAAATCCATCAACTGATGTACGAACGGGTGAATAATCCGGTGCTTGCGGAAGCACCGGAAGTCGCCGATCTGAAAACGCGCGAATTGAACGAGAAGATTAGCGCCGCCGGTGCGACCTATCAGGTCAATCAGGTTCTCAAAGGCCAATCGCCATACCAAGGCATGACGGACGCGGCAGCGCAGAAATACAAGCTCAATCCGATCCTATTCGCGCGCCAGCTCAATCAGGAATCCGGGTTCAATCCAGCGGCGGAAAGCCCGAAAGGTGCAACCGGCATTGCGCAATTCATGCCCGAGACAGCCGCGCGCTACGGCGTCAATCCGCGCGATCCGGCATCGTCCATCGAAGGTGCTGCACATTACATGGCCGATCTGGAACAGAAGTTCGGCGGCAATACCGGGCTGGCGCTAGCGGCGTACAATTGGGGCGAAGGCCATGTCGCGGCATGGATGGCGTCCGGTGGCAATCCCAACGCTCTACCGGCCGAAACCCGTAATTATGTGAAGTCGATCACCGGCCGCTCAATCCAGGATTGGGCCAGCGGTAACATGCCGTCGGTTGCTGAAATCCAAAATCTCGGCGCTCCGACACCCGGTCAGAATCTCTCGCAAGCCTTGGCCGTGGCGCAGAGAATGCGTGACGATCAATCGGTGCCGCCGCGCCAGCGGATCATGAATTACGACGCCGGCGTGAAAGCGATCAAGGATTATCAGGAAGCGCAAACTCGCGCGACCAATATCGCGACCCAGCAACAGAAGGCGACGGACAACACATTCGAAAACGCGGTCATCAAGGACAGCGCCAGCGGACAGCCGACCATCACCGATTACGATATAAAGACCAATCCGAATATCTCGCCGGAATCCAAGATGCGAATGCTGGCGTGGCTCAATCGCGAAGGTGCTGACGAGCCGGCCGCGCATGTGTCGGATGCAGCGACCGCCGATCTGTTTCATCGCATTCATCTGCCGGAAGGCGACCCGCGCAAGATCAGCGACATGGGACCGATCCGCGATGCCTACGCGCCTTCGGATGGCTCACAACCAAAACTGCGCCGGGTCGACGAGCAATTCCTGGAAAAGACACTGACCGAGACGATGACACCGAAAGGCGAGACGCTGCTCGACAATCGCCGCGAGTTTTTCAAGCGCTACGCCACGTCCATCGATCCGAGCATCGAATTGACCGGCGTGCCATCGGCAACCGGCCAAATGCAATTCTATCTCGCCGAAAAAGATGCGATGCGGCAAGAGGATGCGCTGCGCGCTGCCGGCAAAGACCCCAGCGAGATTTACGATCCGCGCTCGCCGATGTTTTTTGGCAAACCGGATAATATGGCCAAGTACAACAAATCGCTGCGAGATAAATTACACGATACGGCGGTGCCGGGAACGGCGGCGGGATACGTGCAAATCCCGGCCGACATGACGCCGGACCAGGCCATGAAAGCTTATCAACCCGGCACACGCATCCGGTTGCCGGATGGCCGCATTGGAACGGTGCCATGGCCGAACCTGCCGATCAGCCAGTAGATCAGTGGAGTGCGTTCAGCCCGCAACCGGCCGGTCCTACTGCCGCGTCTCCGGCGCCCGCTGCCGATCCGTGGTCATCGTTCGAGCCGGTTGCCGACCGGCAGGACGTGCCGCAATCGTTTCTCTCGCGCGTGGCTTCCGGCGCCGCGCTGTCGCATATCTTCAATGCGGCCAAGGACAGCGCCAAGGAGGGATTCGGCGAAGGCCAACTCGGCATTTCCAATCCCGACATTACGCAACTCATGGAACATGGCGTATTCCACAACATCCTGCCGCCGCGGATGCGGATATTTGCCGAAGGCGTGATCCCGCCGGCATCGGCCGCCATCGACATGACCATGCGCGGCGTCAACTCGGTTCTCTATGGTGCATCCGGCGGTTTCGGCGCGCTCATCAACGAGCTCGGCGGCGATGAGGAAAAGGCCAAGAACGAGGCCATCAACTTCGGCAATTTCATGTCTATCCAAGGCGGCATGGGCCAATTCAGCCGCGCGAAATTAAGTCGAACTGGCGAAGCAGTACCACAGAAAGTCGGCACGCTGCCGGCCGATGCAGATTTCAAAGTAGCGGCCCAGACCGTCGCGCCGACCGCGCCGGCCGTGGCCGAATCCAATCTGCGCCAGCTCTGGCAGGATCGCGGCATTCATCCGGCGGAAGCTGCAGCCGACGCGCAATCCGATGCGTTTCTCAAGCAGGATTTGACCTCGCCGGCGGATGAGAATGGCCAGCCGTTGCGCGCGGTCGGCGCCGAAGTAACCAAAGACATGCCGCCGCTTGCCGTACAGCCGGCACCACCAGCCGGCAGTCTCGCCACGTCGGCGCAGGCCGCGCTCGACAAGCTCTATGACATCGGCCGCGACACGCAAATGTTGCTAACGCCGATGGCGACCGGCACGCAGGACAGCATGGCCATCGCCAAGGATTTTGCCAATTCGATGCGGCGCAATCGCTGGGAATGGTCGCGGATCGACGACGACATTGCCAAACGGTTCAATCCCGAACAGCGCCAGCGCATGTGGGAGGCGGCCGACGAGGAAAGCGTAGTGCGGCAGGAATTTGCCGAGAAGCCCGAGCAGATGCAGCTCGCGCTTGAAAATCAGGGCTTGGTGACATTGGAGCCGGCCGAGCGACAGGCGGTCGAGAGTTTGCAGAACCGCGCGCAGACGGCGTGGCTGCGCGCACGCGATCTCGGCATGGTGGAGGGTGAAGGCTTGCCGGCCTATACGCCGCGCATGGTCATCAATGCCGTGCGCGAGACCGAGGGTAAAGGCTCGCTGGCGCTCAATTCGTTCGGCACCAATCTGCGCGTCACGACCGGTGCGATGAAGCGGCGCAAGTATCTCACTGCCGAGGAAACCGAAACGGCGGCTAAGGCATCGCTCGGCCAAGAAGCGACGATTGCGCGCGACATCCGCACGCTGCCGCTGGCTACAGCAAAGCTCGAGGACGCCATCGCCGGTCGCACGCTCATCAACAGTATCAAGGAGGCTGGCAAGCGTACCCGCGATGAAACCGTGGCCGAAGGTTTTAAGCCAGACAAAGAATGGTTCACCATCGATCATCCGGCGTTCCGCACTTGGCGGCCGAAATTCGAGACGGTCGACGGCAAAACCACGGCGGTCAAAGACGCGGACGGCAATACGATATTCCAGCAAGTACCGATCTATGTCCGCGGCGATTTCGAGGGGCCGTTGCGCGCCGTCCTCAACCAACGCGCGGGCGCGCTTTACCGCGGCGCGATGGACATCAAGGGCAAGACCATGAGCCTCATCATGAACTCGCCTTTGATCCACAATGCGGTGGAATGGGGCCGTGCCATGCCGGCGATGCCGGGCAAGGTGGCGACATTCAAGGTCTATTTTGATGGCAATCGCGCCAAGAATAATCTGTCGGTTATGCGCGAAGCCATCGACAGCGGCCTCGTGCCGATCGGTCATCGGTTCTTCAATCAGGATATTTCCTCGATCATGGAGGAACCAAACCTGCAACCGGGCCGATCCTGGACGGCCAAGGTTCTCGGCTTCGTGCCGGGCCTGTTCGACAAGGATGCGGAAGCGTCCGTCAAGGCGGCGGTCGATAAGGCCGGCGACTTCTGGCACAATACGCTGCTCTGGGACCGCATCGGCGATTTGCAGATGGGTCTTTATACCAATTTCAAGGACGAGCTCACCGCCAAGGGCGTCGACAATCAGACCGCCGCTCGCGCCGCAGCGCATTGGGCCAATCGCTATGCCGGCGCACTGCCGCAAGAGGCTATGTCGGACAACGCGCGCAAGATCGCCAATTTCCTGTTCTTCTCGCGCTCATTCACGCTGGGCAATATCGGTGCCATGAAAGATGCGCTGACCGGACTGCCGCGCGATGTTCTGGCGCAGATCAGCCGCGATGTCGGCAACATGGAGCCGAACACGGCAGGCTATATCAAGAGCATCGCCAAGCGCCGCGCCATTGCCGTGATCCTGACCGACATCGGCATGATGTATGTCGGCAATTCGATGTTGCAAAGCGGCATGAACGTACTGGCCGGCGACAACTCTCTCGACGATGAAATGCACGGTTACGCCAATCGCTTCGTCGACATGCTCAAGAATGCGCGTGAGCATCCGATGGCGCTATTGCAGCCGTTCGATTTGCTGCAATCGCTGTCGTCGACGGCGCCGAACGAACCGGGCAAGGAAAATCGCATCAAGATCGGAACGGCCAAGGATGGCACGGCGATCTATGCGCGGCTGCCGACCGGCAAGATCGGCGAGGAATTCTCCGGCTATCTGACCGGCCCGCTCGACATGATCCGCAAGAAGCTCGGCACGGTCGTTCGACCGGCGTGGCAAATCATGGCCAACGACCAAGGCTTCGGCCGCAAGGTCTATGACCCGAACGCTGACACGCCGGCGAAGTATCTTAAGAACATTGGCCTGATCGCCGCCCACCTAGCCGAATCGCAAATCCCGGAAGGCCAGATGAGCGCGCTATCCGATCTCGTGACCGGCCAGAACGATGCAAAGATTTCGGCTCTACAGGCGTTCGGGCCGATCGCCGGTGTGACATTCTCCAAGGGCGCGCCGGGCGGCCCGGCTGTCGGCGAGCTCTACGCCGCCCGCGAGAAGCACGATTTTGCCGTCTATTCGGCCATGCCGGACATCCGCAAGCAAATCCAACGTGGCGATGTCATGGGCGCCCGCGCTGCGATGCAATCGCTGGGCATTCCCCGCGGGCTACAGGATTTCTACGTGCGCACCACGCTCAACCCGGCTACCCGCCTTGGCGGCCGGACACTCAAGGATTTCTACGTCTATGCCACGCCGGAGCAGCGCCAGCGGCTTGAGGACGCCAGGACACTCCAATTACAGGCCCAATAATGGGCCTGCGCCGCTGCCGCAGCCTTATGGACCGGGAGATAGCACGGGACCGTGCGTTGCCGTGGCGGGCAGCCGCGCCTAGCGTTCCGCCGCATGAGGCCAAAGCGAACGTGGACGGTCAGCAAATACAACATCGAGCTAGGCGCCAGATTCGGTCGCCTGGTCGTGATCGGCCGTTCGTCAAGTTATCAGAGATATGAGCGAAAGGGTCGCTGGCGCTGCAAATGTGATTGCGGCGGCGAATCCGATGTTTTTGGTTCATTGCTGCGCACTGGAAATACCCGAAGTTGTGGGTGCCTTAGTCGAGAAAACTTGGCAACGCTCGGTCATAGATCAAGAACTCATGGCGAAACAGATGCTACCCCTGAGTATAAAGCATGGGCCGCCATGAGAAGTCGCTGTTATAATCGAAACAATAAATGCTATTCGAGATATGGCGGACGCGGCATCGCTATTTGTGTGCGATGGCGCCAAGATTATCAAAACTTTCTCGATGATATGGGTCGCAGGCCATCCTCCAAGCACAGCCTTGATCGCATTAATGTCAACGGCGATTATTCGCCCGAAAATTGTCGTTGGGCAACAGCGAAAGAACAAGCAAATAACCGCCGCTCGCGCGTAACTCCCATGACTCCGGTTTGGGCACTGAGCTTTGGAGTGTAAAATGCGCCGAGCAATGGCAATCATTTTACTTCTGTTGTTGAGCCTGCGTATTGCTGCTGCTCAGGCGCCTCCTGCTGTGCCGGCGCTACCTGATGCTGAGCGACGAACGTCATATAGTTTGAGCGCTAATAATTGTAGTTGTGCTGTGAATATGGCGTTGTTTGCCAGTGGGTCGGACATCGATGCGTGGCTGCAAGTTTGGGTGAACGGCGTCCGCTATCTCTCGACCGACCCAAATTTCGGCTGGTCGCTGTCTTCAACCACCGGCCCGCTGTCGACCATCCCGCGGCCGATCACCAATGCGGTGCTGACGTTCAACGCGGTCCAGACCGGCACAGTGCAGATCGTCGGCGCCGAACGGCCGCGGCAGTTGACGCAATTCACTGAAGGCCGCGGCGTTGCGGCGCGCGATCTCAACCAGCGCATGACCGAAACCACCACGGTCGAGCGTGAGCTTTGGGACAAGACCAACGACCTGACCGGGCGCGGGCTGTTTTCGCAACCCGGCAACACGATGGGACCACTGCCGCAGCCGAGTGCTTGTGCTGGGGCGTTTCTTAATCTCGGTGCGAATGGATTGACGCCAACATGCCTTCCTGCCGGGCCTGGGACTGGCAATATCGTCGGGCCGTCCTCATCCACAATCGGCGATGTAGCAATTTGGAATAACTCCACCGGATCGCTCCTAAAAGACGTTGCGGTGTGGGGCGCAGTTGCGCCCGTCGGCGGTCTCCCGCTCTACGCCGCGCCGAGCGCAACCGGCAGCGGCAATTGTCTCAGTTCGGGGAATGCCTGCACGCTGGCGACGGCGTGTTCGTTTGTAAAACAGATTGCGACATTCTTAGGAGCGGCGGGACCGATTCAGCTTCTCGACGGGTCGGGTGGTTCTTACGCAACCGCGACTGCTGGCGCGCTGTGCACATATCAAGGAAATAGCGGCGGCAGCTCAGGCCAGCTTCTCTCGATCAACGGTAATTCTATCACGCCGTCGAACGTCGTGCTCCAAGTGCCAAGCGGCGCGACGGGTATTTTGCTCCAAGACGGCGGCCAAGCCGGCGTCAACAATTTGGAGATCACTGCTGTCAATGGCGCCGGGCCAGGCATTCAATGCCGACAGATAGCCATCTGCGATTATGGCGGAATCGTCTGGGGCGCTTGGGGAAATTCAGGCTCCCATGTTTCCGCAACCGGCAAAGGCGTTACGGTCAATGCCACCAATGAAACGCTTTTATCTAATACTACTTTCATCAATCATTGGAACCTGAGTGCCGGAGCCAATCTAGCGGCAGGCGGCACTACAACAATCGGCAGTTCGGTCTCTTGGTCGGGCAACTTTGCACAGGCGGTTGATTCCAGCGTTGATGTCACGGGATGGATCGTTTCAGGTACAGGCACCGGCTCGCAATTCAACGGTCAAGGCCCCGGCTTTCTTAATTTGCCGAACGCCACGGCGTGCGCCAGCATATTTCCGGGAAGCGGCGGATGTAATTTTTCTCTTGGCTATCAAGACAGCGACGGCGAAGGTATAAGCGGCACCGGCATTCTTGTTGGCAAGCAAGCGCCGACGATCACTGATCCGATCATCACCGCCCACACCTACGCCGGCCTCCCCGCCTCCCCGACCGCCGGCCAAATCTCCCACATCATCGACGGCCTCGCGGCGAATTGCGGGGATGGCGCGTGCAAGCTGCCGAATACGACGGTTACCGGCGGCGGCGGCGCACTCGATTTGCTCATCGGCTACGACGGCGCGGCATGGCGCATCTTCCGCGCAGCGGCGGCGGAAAGCACAACCGGATCGGGTTCGCTTGTTTTCAGCGGGTCGCCGACATTGACGACGCCGGCGCTTGGCACGCCATCCGCGGCAGTCTTGACAAATGCCACCGGCTTGCCGCTCAGCACCGGCGTCACCGGCAATCTTCCGGTCAGCAATCTCAATTCCGGCACCAGCGCCAGCGCAGGAACCTTCTGGCGCGGTGATGGAACGTGGGCGAGTGCCAACGGCACCGGCGCGATGACCTACCTATGCACGATCACCGCGAGCAATTCGACATCGATCAACAATGCCTCGCCGACATCCGGCACTTGCCCGATCAACAATACCTACACGTCCTATCTGCTGGTATTTCAGGCCATCGTTCCGGCAACGAATGAAAAAATCCTAGAACTGCAAATCCATTCCGGCGGTGCTTACAAATCGAGCGGTTATCTCAGCAGCTTTGGCGGTTGGATCAATTCATCAAGCGGGAGTTCTGTCGGCCCGACAGGCTATATTCCATTAAGTTACCCGCTCGATGCAAATGGATTTTCACTGGCCAACTCGGCTCCCGGTATGAGCGGTTGGATCACGATTACTAATCCGTCCGCCAATGCAATTTGCATGATCGGTGGATTTGCGAATTATGTGTCGGGCTCCGCGCCTCCTTTTACCGGGCAAATGTCGGGCTACTGGAACACCGCAGGCGTCGTTGATGGCTTCCAGGTTCTTATGGACAGCGGCAATATCACGTCCGGCTCAATTCTCGTTTATGGGATCAACTAATGCGCTACTCCGACATCTGGCCGCGCTATGCGAAATGGTGGGACGCAATGACCATCAATGCCGGCCGCGTGCAGGCATTCACGGAGGAGGCGCAGTTTGCGATCAACAACAAAGTCACATATCAGGTACTCGAATCCAAGACCCGTGTGCCATGGCAAATGCTCGCTTGCATTCATCGCCGCGAGAGCGATGCGAATTTCAAAACCTATTTAGGCAACGGCCAAACGCTGACGCTCAGAACCACGGAAGTGCCCGTGGGGCGCGGTCCTTTCATTGGCCCAAATGCTTTCATTGACGGTGGTGTGGATGCTATCAATGTCGAGGGCTGGGGCAGCATCAGCGATTGGCGGCTCGAGAAGCAGCTCTACTATATGCTGCTGTTCAATGGCGTCGGCTCGGAAGCGTGGGGCCATCCATCGTCGTACATTTGGGGCTGCACGAACATTCAGCAACCCGGCAAATGGATTCGCGATCATGTCTGGTCATCGACCGTCATGGACCCGCAACCTGGCTGTGCGCCGCTTTTGTGGATGATTGCAAAACTTGATCCGACAGTAACCTTCACGAGGGAGACGGTATGATGATGAAAGGCAGCATCAAATGGGCGGTGTGGCTATTGCTGATCGTCATCAGCTTCTCGGTGATGGAAGGCTATTCGCTCTATGACGGAACATCCACGCTGTCGCGTTTTGTCTGGAACATCACGGCCGCGTTTCCGCCATTTCCATGGATTGCCGGGTTTTTGACCGGCTTTCTGTGTTGTCATTTTTGGTGGGGTGGCATCGTAAACTTCAAACCAGTCAATCAGGGGAAGTGACATGAACTACGATCAAATCACTGGAATTCTGCGTGCTATCATTCCGCCGGCTCTCGCCTATGCGGTCGCAAAGGGATGGATTACCCAGAGCGATGTCGGTGACATTACCGCCGCCATAGTTGCGGTGGGCGCCGCAGTGTGGAGTGTAGTAAACAATCGCACCGGCAAGGTCATTGGCGCTCCAGCAAACTCCCCTGGCACGCAGCCGGGAGGCGCGATCGGTCGCTGATTTCCAAACTGTGTTGCACCAAAGACACAACTAAAAGCGTATGGTTGACCACGTAACTCAACAGGAGGTTTCCATGCGCAAATTGCTACTGCTTACCATGGCGCTTACCGCGCTGGCAGTACCGGCTCTGGCGGCAGACTTGCCATTGAAGGCACCGGCAGCTACCGCGGCCGGTTCCAGCTGGTTTGTCGGTATCCTCACCGAGGCTGATGTCGCGCAGTCGAGTGTCAGCGGCACCAATGTCTTTGCCACGAGTCTCGCAAGCGGCAATCTCACGGCGACGGGTGGCGCGGTCGGCGGCGAAGTCGGTTATGTCGGCCACTGCGCTATCGGATGGTGCAGAGGCAAATTGACCGGCGAATGGTCGAATATCACTGGCACCAATACGGTGCAGGCAACTGCCACGACAAGCGCAGCCAGCGCAGCAATCGCAAGTCGATGGGCCGCGACGCAGGAATTCGACATCGGCTTTGAATGGCTGCAAAAGATTTATGCGGCCCTCCCGACGTTGCCGGTGACGAACTTTCCGACCTTCACGCCGATTCCCCCGACCGTTCCTGTCGGAGCACCACGGCAATACGTCGGCGTTGGCCTCAAAGAAGCCGGAATCAGTGGCAGCTTCGGTAACGCGAACGGCACGACCGTTGGCGCTTACCCGATGATTACTGGCGGCTTCATTTGGCCTACGCTCGGCACCGATGGCAAGCCGAACGGCGGCGCGATCGATGCTTCTGCCGGCGTTGCATTCCCGGTCAAGGGTTTCACCATGGGTAACGCCTTCGCGACAAACGGCGCTCCGCTCACACTCAGTGCGGGCGCCAACCTCGGCACGCAGTATTGGACGCGGTTGAGTTACGAATTCGGCCTGTAACGTCGAGGGAGTAGCGTCAGTCAGTCGGTATGGGGCGCGCGCCAATGCGGCCCCATACTTTCGTACCGGGACTTGTGGATGAGTAGCACGAAACTTCGAAGACGTTAGTATTGGCGGGCGCGAAATGAGCAGGATCGGCATGACGCTACAGGAATTCGTCGAGACCAAGGAACGGGCAACCGCTTGGGTATTCCGAATCCTCATCACGCTCATCGGCGCCGCCGGCACGGCCGCGATCTATTTGGCCTGGGGCACGCTTGTCGATGTTAAAACCAAATCCGAAACCGGCATTCAATTGCAGTGGACCGCCATCAGCAAGATCAACGATGCCCAGCAACAGGCCATAACCAATTTGAATGTGCTGACGACCAAGCTCGACGATCATATCAAGACCGAGACACAGATTGATTCCGACCTGAAAGACATTACGAAAGACCACGAGCAGCGGTTGAGGCGGATTGAATTGCCGCATGGCTGATGGACCCCACCTACATTGCACTTGGCGCGGTCATCCTCTCTGCAATCACTCTTGCCTCCCAAATGCTCGGCAAGAGTCTGTCGATCCGCGAGCATGAGGAATTTGCCAAAAACACCAAAGAACGATTGAATGAGTTGAAAGGTGATTACCAGCGGGAGACAACCCGGCTCGAAGATCGGGTTAAGACGCTTGAACAGACCCGACCGACAACTGGCGAGATCGAGGCGCGGCTTGATAAGAAAGCTGATTAGTTCTGCCGCTGGCGCTTTGCGGTAAGTCCTTCCTTTTCCCGCGTCAGATAATCCACCATGTTGACCCACGCCTGGACATCGGCGCCGACGAGGCGGTGCGAGCCGCGAAGCCGCACATTGGCATCGATGATGCAGTTGATCTGCTGCGTCATCACATAGGCGATGTCTTGATCTTCCGCCGCTTTGGCTGCTGCTGCCACGGTGGTCTTAGACACTGTCGCGAGTTCTGCTTCCATCGCCAAGGTGATATCGCGCTGTCCGTCAGTATTGCTCATTCCAAGCTCCTGCGTGTTAACTTGTCTACTATCGGCGCCGGGTAAAATGCCAGCCCTCGCAATGCGGACAGGCGTACACGCGGCGACGCTCATCTTCCTCTGGACGCATCTGAAACCGCCGCTTTCTTTTGCACATCTGCCATACCCGCCAATCATCGAGAGGTTTGCCAGAACCATAATCAACCGCGTGGCCTTTCGATTCAAGCCACTGCAGGATTTCAGTCTGGGCATCGTAAAGCGAAAGATATTGGCTCATGACCATGCTAACTCTTGTTTAGTGTGGCGGTTCGTATTTGGCTTTAAGGCGATCCAACTCTGCCCGTTCGGTTCTCTCTATTTCGGCGTTACGATGATCTTCGGCGGTCCATTCGGCTTCGTACCAGAAATTCATGGCTTCTTGATACTGTTGTTCAACCCATTCCGCCAAGCGCTCGGGGATACTATCGCTCCAATTTAGATTCCAATTTATTTTCTTCTCATGCCCGTGCATGGAAAATTCAGCCTTTAATTCAAAGCGATGATCGCCCATTTCGACATATCTCTTGTTAGTCGAGTGCTTCCAGCGCAATCTTTTGAGCCCACGGCCATAATATAGCACATGCTTATCCGGTTTAGACACACAGCCCTACATCTTGTGCCTGATGCGCAGGCCACGGGAGCGCATCCGGATATTCCTGCTTCGCAAAGTCAATCACGTCGTCGGTATAGACGTTCCCGGTTTTGCCGAAAAACGTCCATGTTCCGAATTGAAGGCGGCGAGTTGGCCCGAGATATTTGTCCCATAAAGCCGGATTGTTGTAGGCCGCCTCCGCTGGCGGCAGCAAAGGACACGAAAACCCCCAAATTCGATACCGCTCGCCAGCGATCCGCATCAATGATCCCGCGCGCACAATTGAAGGCGCGCAAAGAGTTGCGACGATCCCGGTCAACAAGCCTCGGCGTTCGATCAACATCTAGTACCTCTCAAGCGTTTGTGTGTGGCAACCGGATAAGCATGATATAGCAGGATCATCTTCTCCCGTAACGTGGGCAATTTTTTCAAGAGCATCCCGAAGGCGTGCTAGCTCCCGTGCTTTCGTGTCTATCTTAGGTGCGACATCGCGGCCTAAGCCGATTAAGTTAATTCCCATTCTGTTTCTCCATTGTTTCCCGACATATCGCTTATATTCGTGGGCCTTCTTCTTCCAAGACTTCGCCCAGCTCGAGGTTCATCTTGAGCTTGCCCGTCCTTGCCGCAGTGGTAATCTCGTCATATGCGATTGTGGCCTCGTAGGATGTCGCATAGCGCATCGTCAATCTCACCGAGCTATCGGGCATCAGTTCGATTTCAAGGTCTTTGGTGCCGCTGAATTTAATTTGTTTCCCCCGCTGTCTGCTCAATAGCGCGGAATGCCGCGTCGCCGCAGTGGCCCGTACCGGCGTGAATGCACGAACCGTCATTGAGCTTTGGAACTGGGCACTTCTCCAATCCATAACATGCGTATCCCTCAAGCGTCTCCCTCAACGCCGTGATCACCTTCGCGTCGGATTCGATCTGGGCCGCGGCGGCTTTCATGACCTCGTGCTCTTGGCCGTAGTCGATACCTTCGGCCTTTTGCCAAAAGTAGCGAAGGTGATCGATAATCTCTTGTGCCGTATAGGCCATAGTTCTTCCTGCTGTTCAGGGATTACTCGCTGCTTCATCTAGTTGTTTGATGGCCGCGCAAATTAGGCGAAGTTTTTGATTGACGTGCTCAACCCAGCCGCCGCGGCAGCGCAGCAGACGGTCTTTTTCAGCCAAGCAGAGGGCGCCAGCGCGTTCCAAATTTTGCATGTGGTTTTTTGGCTTCCACCATTCCGCCTCCCAGGGCCAACCGATCGGTGCGCCGTCGCCGCGCAATTTTAATGGTGGCTCCATCCGTAGCTGCAACATCGTGTGCTGATAGTATAGCACAGCGGCTCGCAACAGTTCGCCGCTATCGTGCGCATCATCATGTTTTCCATCATAACCCTCGACATCGATCTGACGTTGGCGCTCGGCTTTGATTCTCTGGATCGGCGTCATGGGTTTTTCCCGACTATCTCGGCGTTATCCGGTGGCTCTGGTGTTGGCGCCCAATGAGTTGGATCAGCATCCCGATTACCATAAGCCTCTTGCCACCGATCACCGACCCACACGCCTATGAACGTGCAGCGATAGAATCCGATGCCGCTGCCCCACATCATCAGATGATGGTGCCGATGTTTTGGCGCTGTTTCAATTGGCTGCCAGCCATTTTCCGACATTTCATCGTTAGCCGGCCTTCTCCATGCCCTGCGCGGTCTGGAAGGCTGCAAGTGTATCGTGCGCGTTTCGCATGATGATCTTCACGGGATTTCTCCAAGTTAATGTGATGTTACTTTTTTACTGGTCTGAATTTGGTGCAGTAGCAGGTCGTCGCCGTGATCGTCTTGTCCATCCAGGGACCACCCATCATGTGGTGCCGATCCGCGTTCATGCACTCGTGCGGCGCTGCGGCGGTGTGAACGCCAAGCTCGTGACCGCAGAGACATTTGCGACCCCAATCGCCCTCGAAGCCATATCGGCCCGTGGCATCTTCGCGTGGTTGGGTTTTGAGCGACATTCTACTGATTAGCGCGCGCCATGTCGGCGTCGACTTCCCCAGATCGGAGCTGTCGAGCGCGCGCATTGGCGTGTTTGAGCAAGACGCCATCAAGCGCCAGCGCAACTGCCTCACGCTGATCTTCCGAATAGGTGCCGAGGACAGTTGCTGCAGTACCCATGCAGGCGGCCAGCGCCTCCTCGCGGGAGACCTCTTTCAGCTCGATCGCGTCAAGCACGATCCGCAGAAGCCGGTCGCGCAGATGATCTTCCTTCGCCGCCATCATGAATCTCCCTACATTGGACGGGTTAGTCGATTACGGCGGCGATTGTCTTTGCCTTGGCGATCACCGCGTCAATGGCCTCGTTCCATGTTTGGCGCAATTCTTTCGCGACGGCGTCTTTAATCGCGTCGGGATGCGGCACCATCTTGTCGTAGATACGGATATGTTCCTCGACGATGAAACTCGCCGCCATATCGAATTTGTCTCGTGCCATCGCTATCATCCCCAAAACCAGAGCGGCGCTGGTAGGTTTCCCTTGTAAGCCATGTAAGCCTCGTCAGGCTCGCCATTGCCGCCCTTGCCGCAAGCGCGACAACACGGCTCTCCAGCATAGCCTCGTTCACAGTTGGTAATGTCGGCACCGCAAAAACAACAGGACTTTCCTGTATCGAAGCCGTTTTTTAAGATCATGTTGTCTCCGGTGTTTCGCAAAGCGCGCATTCCTCTGCCGCTCGCAACGCAACCCGCGCGAACCTCTCGCACATACATGGCTCGCCTTTGTCGCCGGCCGGGCATATTCCGCCATTGTCGTCCAGGCCGCAGCCGTGTTCTTTGGCGATTGCCTGGGCGGCCATTTCGAGTTGGGAGCGGGTCATCGCGGCCTCATAAGGGCGTTGCGTGCAAGTTCCTTCATTTCTTCAACGTAGTCGGCGCACATGGTCGCCTCACAGTACATGATATTTTCAAGCGCCCGACGATAGCGTTTTAGCTGATCGTCTCTCTCGACTTGCGTTTGCGAGCGTTCATAACCACGGCCGCCCATTTCTAGGACTTTGACAGTCGGTTGGTCAAAATGATCGTCGCAAATCTCGTAAACAGCGCCCGTGCTGCTATAGATTTTGGCGCGATCTTCGACCAGGTGAACTTCGACGATAGCCATTGCCGTTACCTCTGTGCTCGCACGGTTGATACAAATTCTCCCGGTCGGATGCGGCGGCAAAAGGCAATGATGGCGACGCAATTGCTACAATTGATCGAAGCGTGCGTTTTTGTCGGCAATTCATCGTCGCCATTCTCGCCTTCCGGCGCTAGGCCACAAAGCAGATAGTCGCCGGACTCGACGCCTTCGCAGTGGATCACGCCGTCCTTATCTTTCCAGTGCTCAGCCATCGGTGTCCCTGTTAAGCAGAAGTTAACCGCCAACTGTTGCGAACAAACCAAACTCATGACCTCGCCGCACGCGATCGAGGCCTTCGGCGGCGGCCGGATTGATCCAAAGAACTTCCGTGCGCTTCCGCGCGCCATCGGCTAGGGCGGCCGTCTCTGATCGTCGCCAGCCAGGCAGCGCGGATTCGTACAAAGGGGGGGGATAACCGGATAGGATGACCATTCCCTCGAGCTGGTGCAGCGCCTCAATCAGCGTTAGGTGGCCGGCAGCGTCCATTTCGTGCCGGTACATCCGGTATTTCAGGCCGTATTTATTTGCCGGCGATCGGACCTCAGGGAGATATGGAGGATCCACGTAATGCAGCGTCTCGAGGCTATCGTGTTGCACCATGACGGCGGTGGCGTCACGATGTTCGATCACCACGCCTCGGAACCGCTCGACTATCTTAAGCAGCGCCTGGGGGTAATTGGCCCAATCTTGCACCGGCAACGTGCCGCTACGGTTGCTGTTCGACCGGAAGCCTGTCGATCGGCCGTCGTGCGCATTGGACCCAAAGCCCATGTAGGATCGGATTATCAGCCGGCGGGCCAATTCAACCGGGTCGCCTTCCGCCTCGCCGAGCTTGCGCGCGACTTCAAATTCAGTCCGGGCGAAGGGTGTGACCTCGAGCAGCCGGACTAGGCGTGCCGCCTGTTCCTCGTTTTGGAGGACGCGGAATAGGTTCACAACCCAGTCGTCCAGGTCGTTATAAACCTCCCCATAGACGCGCTCCTTGCGGAGCAGGATGGAGGCAGCACCACCGAACGGCTCAACGTAGACCCGGTGCGGCGGGAAATGCGACATGATCCACGGCGCGAGCTTCCACTTACCGCCGTGCCAGCGGAGTGCCGGGCGGGTAGGAGCTTCTATGGTCGCTGCCTGGGTCATGAAGTTGGCGAGTGTTCTGTCATTAACCGGACTTCGTGTAATCCGGCAAAAGTCCCTGCACCTTGCCGGTCTTGTAAGCGACCGCAACATGCTCGCGCGTGCTTTCATAGATCGTGCGGCCGTCCGGCATGACGATGTTTGCGTAGAATGCTTCCTCCAAAGTCTCGATGCCGCTTTCGACAGATTCGAGCTTGGCCTTGATGACCAGGAGTAGGGCGCGCCAGCGCTGCCGGGCTTGCTGCTTCGTCTTTTCATCTTCGCCGACTGGAAGCGGCACAGTAATTTTGATGTGCCTCTTAGCCGCCTCAAAGCCAATGATGGCCACGCCCTGCTTGCTGATGTAGCCGAACGCGGTGGCACCATAGCGCGCCAGCGTGCGCTCGATCTCAACACGGGTTTGATCGACGCCAACTCGAGTTTGGGCAGCAAAGCGCGCCATCACTTCACCTTGATCTCGTTGCCTTCCAAGATTTCATCGAACTCGACAGAGGCCCCATTGGGCTCACTCCCGTAGATGGAATCGCTAACCCGCGAATTGAACTCGTCGGTGTCGCCGAAAATCTTGGCGATGGCCCGCTCGTATCGGCGGCATTCCTGAGCGTGCTGGCAAGCCATTACAAAGAGTGCGAAGGCTTGGAGGCGCTCGTCGGGCGTGATCGTCTTTTTCACATCAATCTCCGTGTTAATTCCGTATCAGCCGGCGATACCAAGGCCGACCTTGGCCGCGTGGCGTTTCGTCCATTCCTCTTTCGGGATTTTGCGCACCCGATCAAATTCCTTCTGCGCCTGTTCGTCCGCAGACACGCCGATGCTTTGGGCGTAGGTTTCTAGGCACGCCTGCGCTTGGCCGATTTCGCGCCACACATGGCCAGCAGGACGCGAATAAACGCGGTCCAAAAGCCTATCCAAATCAGCCCGCTTAAGGCCGTCCGCGTGCGCGAGTTCGATTGCTTCCTCAGTAAAGCGCATAAGGCGTTCTTTGCGCTTGAGGGCAACCGGACCGAATGTCTCGACGGCCCAGGCTAAAAATTCGCTCGGTCGGTGCATCGGAATACCTCTAAGTTGGCGACATTCTTGTTGTTATTCTGTACACCTGCTACCGTACGCTGTCAATGCAGCGCGTCCATCACAAAGCCGAAATCGTCCCACATTTCCACAAAGCCGCCGCGCTCCAGGGCGGTCCATTGGCCGTAGTCGGGGTAGCTCAGGTAAACGCAACGCATTCCGGCGCCTTTCGATTGAATGACTGCCAATGACGTGCAGGCGGATATCTTGCTGGTCGCGTTATATGGCAGGCAACCATCATTAGTTGCGACGTGCCGAGCGAAGCGTTTACCAGTCCGACTCGCTGGTAGCCGTCCAGATGCTGCATTACGGCAGCCGTTGGCCAGTATGCGGTCATTTAGAAGTCTCTTTTTCTGGCTCTGGCTTTATTAGGACTATCGCTTGTTCACGTGTTAGACAAACAAAATTCATCGGTCGTCCGCTCGGCCCGCGCCACGCTAGATCAGTGACAATTTTATTAATAACTTCGTCTTTTGTCATTTCACAATCTCCAACCCCAAATCACTCGCCAGTTTCCAGATACGCGTCATGATCTGCTGTACGGTCATGTGAGGCACGTTGGGCTGGCACATCCCGATATCCTGCAATTCAACCGTCGTTCCGTCCGACAGTTTAACCTCCCCGCGCGGTACGAGCTGGCCCCGCTGCGTGTTGGCGATGAAGGCGAACGCCGGATTGTTGGAATGTACTACAATCGCGGTGTTTGCAACAGCGTACGCAAAGTCGTTTCGTATCAATTCGATGGTGTCTTCCACCGATCGTTGTGGCGGGTCCCAGGGAAAAACCTCTATATCACTCATGGCATGTACTGCATGGCTGCCTTCACAAATTCTTGCGCTTGCGGCGCGACGATAGCGTTACCGTAACCCCGCAGAAGTCCCACTCAATTGGCAACCCCATGAGCCAACGGGAATGCGCTGGGTTCAACTGGCCGCCACTTGTCATCTTTGCATCGGAGCCAATCAGCAGCTCGCCAGTAACCGTTAGTCGGGCCGGCTGCACGTTCAAGAATGCTAGGTGTGCTTGCGATGACACCCCCATATTGATTTTGTTGCCGTTCGGGTGCCGCCCCGTCATTGTCGTATCCGGGTGCGGACGTTTGCCGCCATTCCCGTCCGACGCCGACGTGCTGTTCCATCCCGCTAGTTGCTCCGTTAATTCGTTCAGCGCCTTCCCGCGGGAGTGCGACCAGCGTTCCGAATGGTATTCTTCCGTTGCGCTGTTGCTGGGCCAGTCCCGCGCTGTTGTCGTAGGCCATCCAGTATAGCCGCTGTCTGATATGCGGCGCGCCGAAGCCCGCAGCGCATTGATCGAGCGCCCCGAAGGCGTAGTCCGTACCTTCCATGTCAGACTGTACAAGGTCGAACCAAGCAAATCCGTCCGGGCTCGCAACCTGCTCACCAAAAACGATGTCAGGGCGGCACTGCTCGATAAGATGGAAAAACGCAGGCCATAGGTGCCGCTCGTCAGCAAACCCCGCGCCTTGGCCTGCCTGGCTGAAAGGCTGGCATGGGCACGAACCGCTCCAGCCGTGGCGGTCATCGGGCCAGCCGGCGCGGCGCATGGCGTAAGACCAGACACCGATGCCGGCGAAGAAATGGCATTGTGTGTACTTGGCGAGTTCCATGGGAATAACATCTTCAATGCTTCTTTCGTCAACGTCGCCGGGTGCGATGATGTTCGCAGCAATTAATTTGCGTAGCCATTCCGCTGCGAACGGGTCTTTTTCGTTGTAGTACGCTACCATGGAAATTCCTTACTCAAGTAGTCTGCGTCCATCGGATATGTAATCGGCTTGCCGTCATCACTGTCTTCCCAAACTACTCCCATGGTAGCCTTGTCTGCGTCCACGGTAACGACGGTTCCGCGCTCGCGGCCGGAATAGACGATGTCTCCCACGGCATAGAGCGCGGCTTGTGTGGTTGACGATTCAGAGGCATGTGGGTAGCACCAAGGATACATCTGATTCCATCCATAGCGGCTTTTCCACAGGCACAAATGCCATCAAATTCGCCGTTTGCGTCTATGCCCATTATTTTGCCGTTGCGTCCAGCAAATTTGCTGCAGCGTTTAAAATTACGTGCCACCCATAACATTGACCGTGTTCACTTTTAGCCATGGCTCGGAGTAATTTGGCAATGGCTTTCGGATCGTCTTTCACTGCCATGGAAAACTCTCCTTCGGGATGTCTATTACAAACGGTATCGTCAGTTCTTGCCGTACACTACCACTCGGCGGGAAAATAGCAAGAAACGGATAACCGTACAAGGCCCTAAAATGTCCACTCTCTAGCAAGCCCTTTATACCATCCTCGAACATCTTTTTAGCGGCATCCTTACTGACGACATAGCCGGGCACTTCGCCTTTAACGGCATGGCCTATCTCGGCAGCCACACTATCGAATCGGACGATACTGCCGGCGCGCAAGGCGTCCATACCAGCGGCAGTTACTCCGGGCAGTATTGCGGCAAGCCTGAGCACGGCGGACTGTTCTTTGTTCTCTTTGATGACTTCGGAAATGCGCTTGAATATATTCACGGTGGTTGTACGGCCTTTTACGTCTTTGCCGTAGTTTTCCGAAACGATTTTACCCGTATAACTTTTGGCCTTCGGAGCACCGCGCGCCTTGCCGCAATCAACTGACACGTAATCGTTGCGACCGCCAGTGACGCGATAAACAAAACCAGCGTTGCCAGACTTGGCGCCGTTGCCTTTTTGCCAAGCGTCTTCGTTGCCGAGCGGTAAATGATCGGTGACAAGTACAGCCGCACCCGTACGCCGCGCTACGCTTTTCAGAATAAACATGGCTTTCAGCACGGCTTCGGTATCATTGTCGGCGAAGCAAAGACCGCTCGCGCCCCAAGTATCCAGCGTAATTATATCGACGCGCTTGTTCATTGCGGCCATAGCTTGAACCTGCGCTACGCATTGTTGCTCGAATGCCAGCGGCTCGTTGATGCTGCGTATCATGTGGAAGCGCGATGCCAGCTCGGTTGCGTTTGGCTCTTGGCGTAATAAGTGCCTCACGCGTCGTTCTGTGCCGTAGTCGTCTTCAGCGGCAACCCACAATACATGACCGTTTGTACGTTCGTTGTCAGCATCCAACCACGCTTGGCCCCGAAGAAATTGGAAGGCCAAATCAGTAACAAGCGCGGACTTGCCGGCGCCGCTGTGCCCGGTGAAAAAGTGAACCTCGCCGCAAAGTATCCTCTGATATAATAGCCATGGCAGCTCGGCATTGTCGTCCTCCAAGGATATTTCAAAGCCACTGCGTAACGCCAGCGTCGGCGCTGTCTGTGCGTCGTGCAAACCTTGCAGCATCGTACGGCGCGACATGACTGCTTGCATAATCAGGTTGCCGCGCAGTACCGGCAATTGGTCCTGCCGCGTTATTTCTTCGCCAAGCGTACGGCCGCCGATGCCTTCGTCCAAACTATGCCCGGCCTCGGTGATGGCATCTTCGATTTCACGCCGCGTGCACATGCCGTGTTGCTCGGCAAATTTCAGCACGCCAACGATGGCAAAGATTGTAGATCCGCGTCCTTCGGTTTTGCCTAGTAATTCGTGCTTCAGCATGCCGAGATAACGTGCGGCAGCTTCGCGGCCGGCTCCCCATTCATCGTACGTCTGCGGCGTCGCGTATTTCAGCTCATCGGCGCTGGCGGTTTCATGATCGGCAGCGAAGCGCAATGACGTACCAGCTCGTAGCGGGACTTCGGACAGGACTGTTTGCAGTTGCTCCGTTGTCAGTCGAGGCCATTCAACATTCCAGTTTTCCCAGCGATAGTCTTGGCCGGTATCTTTATGCGGACCGAACGCGACGAACTGACCGCCCATTAATTGTAATTTGTTGCCATCTGGAAATGTAAATGTGCGGCCTTGTACGGGCGCATCAACGAGATAAAACGGAATTAGGAATTTTGGTTCACGGCCCCAGCGTACGGGGATGTTCGGGCCGAGTACGGAACGAAAAGCCGCCAGCAGACGTTGCGATATTTGCGGGTCCGCGTGGTCGCAATCGAATGCGGTCAGGCCGTTATCGCCGCAGCGGAGCCCGACACTGCCGGCGCCGGGGTGCACGATCGGGTGCGTCCACAGATTCCAACCCGCGCCGATCGGCGCTTTGCTGTTCCGGGCTATGGCGAGGGGGAAAAGACCGCGTGCAATCGCGGCGTCCCAAAAAGATTGTATGTCGTACGCGGTTGTGCTAGTGGGAGCGAGCATCGCAGGCCCTAGCTGTGGTGCGCTTCTAGCCCCGGTACGGAGTCGAGCCCGTATCGGGGTTTTTCTTTTTATGCTCGCGCTATGGAATTGTCAAACGCCCCGCTGTTTGAGCGGCAACCTTTTGGCCAAACGCTTGTCAATGCGCTGCACCGTGTTGAGCATCCTGCGGACGCGAAAGCAAGCGAGTTTGTTGTTTAACTCTTTCAGTTCGTCCCGAATGTCCATCAGTACCGCGAGTTGCGCGTCACCCGTTGACAGATTTCCATCAGGTAAATTCCAATTTATTCCAGACCGCCGTGGCATATTCTAGCCTCCAATGATAGCCGACCACGACAACACCATGGCCAGGAATAGCGACAGCGCAATGAGCGTTAGGAGTTCGCTGGCTTGTTCGTTGCTGGTCACGATACGCTCACCTTCACAGCGTTCTGGTACAACTCAAAACAGCGCACTATTTCGGGGCATTCTTTGCCCTTTGATTCATCGCAAACAACCCAGCACCACTCGCGCGGTTTCAAGAGATCGATAAACGCCATGCCTGCTTTACGCGATTCAAAACGCGTAAAGCCTAAGCTCATGCTTGTACGGATGTGCCTCACGCACCATTGCGATTCATCAAATTCAATACCTGCCCTACCTTGAAACAGGGGGCGCGTCAACGCAAGAGGTGATCCTTCGTACGGAACGTAACCTACGCAATCAATCGAAACGCCGTCTTTTAATTTTAGCTGAAATTTGATTAGCTTGCTCATATCGTCCCCATAATCACGCGAAACATGACGTAGCCGAAGAACGCGGCGCCGATCAGCAACGTACCGCCGACGATAATGCGCGCTGTACGTACGCCGAAGGCAAATGCGATGGCGGCGACGATGGCAAAGAGGCCAAGGCCGCCGTGGCTGTGGTGGCGGCCGTAGCTCATTCACTCCATTCCTCTGGCTCAATTTGAGAAAGCAAATCGTCAATCGCTTCTCGTTCCGTAGGGCCGTAACCAATCGGACATCCCGGTTCGTAGTTGTCAGTCACTGCCGACCAATCAAACTGACGAATTGGAATCGGTGGGTAGACAAATTCTGTGTGGATTTTTAACGTCATGACTTAAGTTCCCGCGATAATGCTGTGGCGGCCGTAGCTCATTGCTTGACCTCACTGCGGCATTTGCCAGGGTAGCCGACCCAACGGGGTACGCATGCTTCCATTGTCGCGTGGAACTTACGACTGCCCTTGTGCGAACTAACGTTAGAAATAAAGCGCCAGCCGGGGCCGTTCGGATAATAAACGGCGGTTCCTAAATGATAGGTGGAGCCGCCCGGCAAGTCGCGCAAAAATTTTACGTTTTTCATGTCGGTCATCACACAACCTCCCGCTCGAACTGCGACCACCATTGCACGGAACGAGCATAACGCAGTGCTTCGACCATGTCAGCACACGCCGCATCAAACTCGGCACCGCTGCAAGCGATGGCCAACTTGCGGGCGGCTTCCTGTACCAGTTCTTCGTCGGTTTTGATTCGGGTAATCATTTTCGCTCTCCAGCGGTTTGCGTTTTCGATGTACGTACAAGTACACGCATTCCCGCGCTCTGTCAACTCTTTTCCCAAGGCATTTTCACATTATTTTCTGAGTGACTTTTTTGCAACAGTTCAGGTTCGCCAGGGCGTTCGCGCAACTCCTTTAATTGTGTGTACAACCCGTCAAGTTCCTCTTTCATGGTTGCATTTGCCATACGGAGCCGTTCAAGTTCCTCCGTTATTTCGGCCGGAATCGCAGTCTGCACAACCACGGGTGCATCACCGGCAACCGGCCTGGACTTACCGCCACGCGAGCCGGGACCGCCGGCCTTGCGTTCCGCTCGGCATTTTGGACAGTTGCGCAGCAGCAGCCCGGCGTTCTTTTTGGTGCCTTCGAGCGCCTTTCTGGTTACGTCCAGACTAATTTCAGCGCCGCACGTTGCACAAGGCCGTACAACCCGGTAAAGGTGGATGTAGTCGCCGTTCCAGTATTTCGTAACCGGCTCGCCACGTTGCCAGCCGTCCGGTAGTTGGCCTTCGTATTTCGCGTGCATGATGTTTCCTTTTCAGTCGCAATGGCCGGCTGCCTGGTGTTTCAGAGTCTGGATTCGGGTGAGCATTTCAGTGCGGTCGGTAAAGGTTTTTTCAAAAAGATGTTTGAACTCAGTAGCTGCTCTGGTTGGGTTGGTTTCGCCTTTGCCATACGACATAACTATGCCGCCGTACAACAGTGCCATGTACTTGCGCCATGGCTTGCCGTTGACGCGCCACCGTACAATTTGAAACGTTTCGCCCAGGTGCTCGACTGTTGCCAGTATCCGGGCGCCTTTATAATCCTCGGTCTGCATGTCACTCTCCAGCGGTTTGTATGACACCCTTCTACGCCCCTCAAAAAGAGTTGTAAAGGGGTCTCATGAATTTTTGTGAATTTTATTTTACACCATAAATTTGTTGTAAATTTACCACAGTCTTAGCTGTAAATATATGGTGAAAAGCCGTAAATTTACAGCCTGCATATTCAATCACCCCCTTGAAGTGGGAGGGTGTTAGTAAGCATAGGCATCAACACCCACTAGACGAGGGGGACGAAGGGAGAGTATCATCCAATCGTGAAAGGTACGAAACGTGAACGCACTTATTACGCACACACGGCTGCCCGAACTGGCCGTACAGACAGTTGCGCGGCATCAACCGGCTATCAACGCGCTTGTACGGATGAAAAGCCCGACTTTGACGATAGCCTGCAGGCAAGCCGGGTTACCGATCGAACTGGCGGAACTTTGCGGCGGCTTGCTTGCGAGCGTGGTTGAGGATCTTGTGGCGATCAGTAACTTGCGACGTACGGATTTTGAACGTACAAAACGCAAGCAACGCGTTCTGGCGGCTGCCGACGAGCCTGCAGCGTCAGCCTTGCGGATTGCCATCGTTGCCTCGCCGGTCAATGGGCGAGCGGCTGTGGCCCATTGGGACGCCATCTGTGAGGGTTACGAACTCGGCAAGCTGGCGTGGCTTTTGGGCATGGACACCGAAACGAGCTGGGGTTACGGTCGGCGGTTGGAAAAGCGAAATAATCGCTTGACATAGGTTTTTAAGGTGTTATTGTACGTACATCGACAAACCGCTGGAGAGCGACTATGAATACGAACATCCCCGCCTTAGCCACCGTCTACGCCGATCTCGAATCGGTACTTGCCAAATTGCAAGCTATCAATGCCGACGCCATCGAAAGCGCCAACCTTGTCCCGATGGTGAAAGCCGTACAGGCAATCGGTGCATTCCAAGCTGCCATCGATGCACAAATTCAAGCGCGTGCGATCGGCAACGGCGAGCTGATTCCCGGCGTTGTCGTCAAAGACGCTGTTGTGCATCGCCGCTGGAGCGACCCCGAGACTACCGCCGTGCTTGCGCAAGAGACGCTTGGCGACAAGGCGTTCAAACGCGAGCTGCTGTCGCCGGCACAAATGGAAAAGCTGGGTGACGAAGGCAAGTCGTTCGTTGCCGTGGCTTCGTTCAAGCCGGAAGCTGGCAAGCGAGTGGTGTATTAAATGCCACGTAAAAATAAAAAAGACGCTCATGGCACATAATCTTCGGCTGTTGTTAGGTGACGTGCCATGACACGCTACCACCGCAAACGGGACCGGCGCGGCAGGCTGCTCAACGCCGTACAAAGGTTGCTGGCGAGTGTGATTATCGCCAGCGATGCATCGGTACGTGAAGCCGATAGGCCACGCAGTCCGGAAGCGGAGCGGCTGTACACGTGCAGCCGTTCGATGGTTGCCAGGATTAAGAGGGAGTTGAGCCGTGGTTGAACGTAAGCGATCTATCGACGCCAAAATCGCACGACTCCGTGAACGCATAAAACGCCATGCTGACGAACCGGGCCGTGACAAGTTCATCGTCGACGTGCTATTGGGCATCCTCGATTTACTGGATGACGAGCTATGACGCGCACCGAAAAGCTGACTTTATTTGTTTGCATCGGGCTCGGCTTGATGCTTGGTTGTTCGTTCGGTGCGGTGTTTATGCACGCGTTCGGGGTGGTAAGATGAAGAAAATGCTGGCAAAGCTAATAGCGTGCTTTACGCCATCGCAACCCGATCCGCGCATGAAGCTGTCAATTAAGGACATGCCAAAGTATTCAGGCCGGGTTACGCACGTCGTTGGGGATATGCGCGACCATTATCCTGACGGTACTCACAAGTCACGCCAGCAACGAGGAATGGGCCAGGATGGCTGAGCACGTAAACAAGCTGTACAAACCGGCGGAATTAGTTGCTGCACAGCAAGCACTCATGCATAACGGGTTTCACGATTTCGACCCGAATGACGCGTCCGCAATAATCATCGCGCTTCACAAGATCGGTTTTCGTATCGTCTACGTCGGGGCTGCGTCATGAACTTGCAAGAATTCTCCGCGCTCAAAGAAGGCGACAAGATCGTAAATCACGCCATCGGCGGCGGCATTTACGTCCGCGGTCATGGCGAAGTTGTCGAATGTACACCCAGCGGCGTACGTGTTGTGTGGGGACCGCGCCATGATCGGGAGACGAAATTCTTTTACAGCGTCGTCGGCACGGCCTGGATGCCGTGGAGCAAAGTGTGATGGGCGCCCCGCAGGTAATTAAATGGACGATCGAGCGCGAAGCAAAATTTCGTAAGCTGCACGCCCAAGGATATTCATTTAGCGATATTGCTGCTCAGTTAGGTTTTCCGGGGGAGCGTAATGCGTGCATCGGGAAAGCACACCGTCTTGGTTTAGGGGAGCGTCCGCAGAGCACCAAAGACAGATCGAAGACACGGCCAAAAGTTAAGCGCCTCACTAATCACGGCGACCGCTTCGACTATGTCGAAATAAACGCGCCGGCTCTATTGCCAGTCCTACCTGACGGTTCCAATATTCCAGCCGCGCAGCGCTGTACACTATTGCAACTCAACAGTGGCGTTTGCAAATGGCCGTTCGGCGACCCATTGTCGCCTGATTTCTTTTTCTGTGGTGGCAGCGCCGTCGAAGGCAAGCCGTACTGTGCGGAACATTGCAGTGTGGCTTATCGGAGTACAGCATGAGAATATTTGGTCGCGAATTGAGTGTGTTGTGGCATACTTGGCCTCAGTGGCCAACGTATGTGTACATTGCGTATCCTAGCGGCGGCAGGCATTTGGCTGTGAAAGCATATCGGTTGTACGTATGTTTGCTTTATGGAAAGCGGCGCAGTTGACAGTGTACGGAAAAGGATGCACACTAACCGTACAATTAACGGGGTTAAAGATGCGAAAGTGGTACGCAGTCTGCGATGAAGGTTGCTCTTACAGCAAAGGGTCCGAGCGGGACGAAGCTGAAATATGGACTGTGAGCGCCGATCCTGAGGCGCCGGGGTGGTCCACTGACAGCGGGTCTCCTGGCTACGGTTTGACCCGTGCGGATGCTGAATTTATTGTTGCTGCGGCAAACGAAGCTGAGAAACGCAGCGTAAGACGAGAGTTTGGATTCAGAATTGGTAGGTTTTTTCGTGCACAGATATTCATTAGGTAGCCTAAGTGACAAACCAGCTCTAATCATGCTACCGTCCCGCAATTCGCATGCGGAGCGGTCAAAATGTCAGACGTTTTCGGCGGTGGCCTAGATACTCAATCGGGCTCGCCAGCATATAGCGGCGATGGCAGCGGCGTGTTGCCGGCCGGCGGTTTGGATATGCCCACGGCAGCGCCGACAGCGCTTGCACCGCAAGACAGCGGGCCAACATTCGGTAACTCGTTCGTCTCGCCGTTTCCGAACTACAAACCGCTAGAGGATCCGAAAGCAACTGCGCTTGACCAGTCGGCGAACCTGCTTGAACAGCGCGTCGATCGCACCAGCAAGATCGCGACGGCCAGCGGCTTCGGCGGTTTTCTTATGCAGATATTTGCACCCGAATCCGTACAGGCAGCGCGTGATGCGTTGCCAAAACTGACCGAACAACTGCAGAATATCAAAACGCAAAAGCAACAGCAAACCGACATCCAGAAAAGTGCGACCAATTTTGGAATGCCGGCGTCCGCTCAAAACCCGTTCATGACGAATGACACGGTGGATAATTGGTTGCTCGACCAGTATAAGTCCGGCGATTTCAGTAAAGCCAAATATCTCCAGGCGCGCGGCAAGGGCGATTGGGTGCAGGATTTTGCCGGGACCGCTGTTGACGGTGCCGGGGCGCGGCTCGCCGCAGCCAGCACGGCCATCACAAAACTAAATGCTGCCGGCGACAATCAACCCGCGTACGCATCCGTACTCCGCAGCCTAACGCCGGAAGAAAAGCAATCCATCACTTCGCTTGGATTCCAAACGATACCGGAAAAAGTGTCGGACTGGCAGGCTGGAGTGCAACAACACGGCGCGGCGTTTACGCAAGCGCAGCAACTGCATTCTCAGGTTACGCAGAAACTTAACAACATCACGAATTTCGATGGCACGGCTCCAAAAGATGTGGAAGTCGCGTTGCAAGGCGATATTCGCGTTGGTAGCTCAAACGAGCCTGCTGGTTTTCCTGTCCGTACGCGGTCCATTGACGGGCAGACTGGCAATGTCGGCCCTAACGGTTCCGTACAGGTTGAAAAATATGGCCTCGCCCCGAAAGACGGCGGCTGGAACGCAACGACGGCAGAACGCCTTGAAAAAAGCGACAAGATGTTTGCGGGCGACGACGTAAAAGGCGCGCTTAATCAGTACAACATAGCGAACAAATTCAGGAACGAGGCGCTTAATGACCAGATGTACAATTCGTCGGCCGGTTTGGCGCTGCTGAAAGACACGTTGGGCGCCGTCGGCCGCGACGTGGCTGAGAAATCGGCCGCTGCCGGCACCACGGGCTTGTCGCAGATGTTCGGAAAGCAACAAGGCGGCTTTGAAGGCTTCCTGAATCGCGCGACAAGCGAGCTGGGCGCATATAAGAATTGGGTTGATGGCGGCCGAAAAGGCGACGCGCCGCGCATTTCGGATGAAACAAAGCGCGGGATGCAGTTCATCGCGAACGAAAACTACAAATTTGCGCAAGAGCAAGCTGCTGGGCGCGTTAGTGGGGCAATGCGCTACGCCGGACAGATTGGGCGCCCGTTGGAGGACATACCACTTGATGCGTCGTTGAAAGACAGCGTTGCGCAATACCACGAGGAAGGCCGCGTTGACGCGATTAATGGCTGGCGTTCGTACCCCAGCGTCGTGCGCGGCAATCAGCGTATATTTTTTCCGCAAGGATCGAACGTAAACGGCGCTCAGCCGCCGCGACCCCCCTTGACACCCGTACAACAGCCGGACCAGAATGCCGGCGCTGTAACCCCAGCGCAACCCGTACCGCCGTCAAACCTCCCGGCCCCTCAATCGCCCGGCGGCGGTACGGGCCAGCCTTCGATGCCTCCAGGTGCGTCGCCAACGTACGCGCAAACTACGCAAGGCATCGAGGCGCCCGGAAAAGCAAACCCATGGACGGCCACTACCGCGAGCACCAGCGCGTCGGGTGCGTACGGATTCACGGATCAGACCTGGAAAGACAATCGGCCACCCGGTGCCCCTGATCGTGCCAAGGACGCGACGCCAGCGCAGCAGACAGCGGCGCTCGCTACTTTTACGCAAAAGAACGCGACTGCATTGCAGACGGCCGGGCTGCCGGTTAATGACACGTCGCTGTACATTGCGCACAATCTCGGCACGGCTGGCGGCCCAAAACTGTTGCAGGCCGATCCTAATGCCGATGCACGTACGGTTGTCGGCGAAGAGGCTGCGAGAAACAATCCGCGATTTTTCAGAGGGCGGCCGACTGTCGCAACGGTATTGCAACGCTATGCCGACGCTACAGAGGGCACAGTACCACAGTCCAGCGCAGCGCCGGGCCGACAGCCGGCAGCGGGCAATCCGATGGACGACCCTGCCGCGACGGCGTGGAACCAGCTTACGCCGGAGCAACAAGAGCAAGGGCGTCAGGGCGGCACGCAAATGCTTGAAGGCGCGTTGCCCGCCGCCGGCTCTACTGTCGGATCGCTTATCGGCTCGCGCGCTGGTTTGCCGGGTCAAGTTATTGGCGGTGCGATCGGCGGCGGCGGCGGTCAAGTTCTGAAAGACTACCTGCAGGGCAACCCGCAAAGTAAAACAAAGATCGCCGAACAAGCTGCACTTGGTGGCCTTCTCAGTGTTGTGCCCGCTGGTAAATTGCTAACAAAAACGGGGCTTGCGGTACTCGGCGGCCAAACTGCCGGCAGCGCCGCTATTGAAGCGGGTGCGACAGCAGTGGAAGGCGGTACCCCGGCTGACATAGTTGACGCTGGCTTGCGCGGCGGCGCTGAAGGTCTTGGCGGTAGACTGTTTGGCCACGCGCTCGGCATGGGGCTGAATAAAGTTTACAGCTTATTCACAACCGACGCGCAAAAAACCGTACAAGCCGCTGCGAAGGATCTGCACGAAGCAAACCAAACGCTCGCCACAACGGAGCCAAAGCTACCGGGCGATGGCGCTGGTGATAATCCGAAGTACTTAGCTGCACAGGCTGCGAAGGAGAAAGCTGAAGCAACGATTAAAGACATGCTGCCGAACGCGAAGCCTGACGAAGTAGCGTATGCGCACAAGGTTACGTCGGAAGGCGACGTACCACGCGGCGAAGCCGTTGTCATGGGCCGTGCGCGAAGTGCGGCAAATGAAACATCGCAGGGTTATAATCAACTTCGCCAGGATGTGCAGAACACTGGCGTTGGCGTCCCAAAAGCAAATCAACCGACGCCGGACGGCCCGCTTGCGCAGATACGCACGTCGGAAAATCCGACTGGCACGGTTGAAGCTAAGTTCGTGCCCGATGCGGAGCACGCGGAAATGTTGGTTAAGGCTCCGGCCGATAACTGGAGTCAGAAATGGCAGCAACTGCAAAATGCTGGTTCTGAATTAATACAAAAGCGCATGGCGTTTTTGCAAAATGCCGATAAGCCGAGCGCGGATGCGATGGATAATATTTTTCAGGGCGTACGCAATCAACAGGTAGCGGCGGCAAAGTACGTGTTTGGCCCTGCTAGAGCTCCACAAGTTATCGACCGTCTGGAGCAACTAGATAAAAGCTGGGCGACGATCATGACAGGTTCGGGCGGCATGAACTACGCCCGGATGCAGCAACTGTTAGAAGGCGGTAATTCGCCAGCGCGCCGCGCGATGGAGACTGCTTTTAAGTCGTTTGCGGGTGACGACCCGGGTGCCATGCGTGCGTTTAACGCAATGAAAGTGGGGGCGCCTGCCGACTGGAAATTGATGCTGCCAGTCATCGCGGGAGAGCTATCGGCGAATGCCGCAGGCGTCCCAACGCTCGGCGCTCTCTCCGCTACGGCTGCGGCGGGTATTGGCGGCCAGCGCATATACAGGGTAATGCGTCAGTACATGAACGCCAAGGTTCTTGGCCAGCCGGTACAGTTTAAGGATTTCTTCATGAAGGACTTGCAAGACGACGGGACTCTGAAGGCTATCACCGGCAACGTGGCGCAGCGCGGGGCTGTACAGGGTGACGTGCTGCGTTCGGGGGCAGTGCAATGACTGAAATAGAATTAAAGGCTGGGCGTACTGTTTGGTTCCGCTATAGGTGTTCGGACAATATACCTTTCGCGGCTGTAATAACTAAAGTGCACAACGCACGTCTTATCGACGTCATGATCGTTATTGGCAACGGAACTCCGCTCTGTAGATGTACGGAAGAATGTGACGTAATTTTTATCCAGCCTGGCGACTCAGCCCCTCATCATAGGTTTGCACAGTGGGCTGCGTATGCGGATGGCGAAAATCGGATGCAGGAACGCGCGGCCGGCAGCCCTGCCAAGTTCTCCGATATTCTTGGTGCGATGCCGGATAACGGTGCTCGTACGGCGCGTGATGTTGCCGGTACGATCGCGCAACGTGGTGCCGTGCAAGGCGTTGGGGCCTCGCCGTAGGCAAAATAATGTTCCCGTGGTCTTATCCCCAAAAGCCCAAAGCAACAACGCCGCGTGAAATCATGATCGCGCGGTTGCAGGAAGGCGTACCGTACGAACTGGCGGCGCGAGCTGCTGGTATCGATTGGAATACGGTGAAAGACGATCCTGAAATCGACAAGGCGCTCGCGGAAGGCCAAATACTGCTATTCGAGCGGGCGCGCGACAGTGGCGTTACCGGCGTTGTACGTGCGGCACTCAGGAATGAGACGAATTCGTGGGTCCCCAAGGCGGAAGCCAATCTTGGGCTTTCTCTTGAAGATTATTTGCGTGATTAGGCGGCAATTCGCGTTTTAGGAATTCTGGTATTTCGTTGTAGTCCGGCTCTGGTGGCTTTTCCCACGGGTGCGTCATGTGACTGGCCAATTTTTTACAAAAAGTTTTAATTCTTCAAGTGTGCTGTCAGATTTCATACGATTAGCGCGCCAACTTATAACCCACACGTTGCCGGGTACGTATCCTTTTGTGCTGTCCTTGCGATCAAGTGTAGGTGAGTTGTTGTGGACCTTAGCGGTCCCAACTGTTATGGGGACGCCTAGCAACGGACACAGCGGGGGCACAATAATATCTGCTAAGGTTATTGTACACTCTCTACCGTACTCTTTAGCGCGCTTTCGTGCGGCGCGCAACATTTTTTTACGCGGATCGGCAGCGTGTCGGCGTACGTCATTGGCTTTGTATCGGTCTAAATTAGCTGCGCGTAATCTTTGGCTGTTCAGCCGCCGTACGGGATTTGTACGGTAGCGTTTTCTATCGCGGGCGCGTTCTTTTGCTAGATTGTTCTGCCGGCGTTCGCGCCTGAGTTTATTTTCACATTCGGCGCATTTATTACGGCGCCCGTCGCGTGTTGAGTGCGTATGGAATTGCTCTAAATTTTTCACGACGCCACAAGTGTTACACGGTTTCACGGAAACCCCCGCCTATTTAAGAGTTGGTGTCATACGCTTTAGCGGTGTAGTGTGTCAATGAAATTGTATGACGCAACGCAGGAGATTTCTCGATGGTGAACATCATTAATGCCGGTACGCTTGGGGGTGGCTTTAAACACTATTCGGGACTCCTACCTGTGACGCCTCGCGACGGCGGCCCCCAAGCGCAAGCGACTGTCCGTTATTTCCACATTCCGGCCGCCAACGCCGCAGCGATTTTCCGGGGCGATATCGTCGTGTGGGCTTCCGGCTCGATCGGCACGCCCGGCGCGGCCGACATGCCGTACAACATCGGCACCCCGGCAACGCCATCAGTCGTCATCGGCAACGGCGGCGGTACGTTGCTTGGCAACCAATCCATGGACCCGAACATCACCCGCTGGGTGCCCGGCGACACGACCAGCATCATTGCCGGCGTGGTTGTCGGCTTCGGCCCGATCACGCTTTATCAGGCAAAGAACGGCTTTCAGTACGCGCCAGCTTCGACCGAGTGCTGGGCTGCCGTCGATACGAGCCCGAGCTTGGAAATGGAAATCACGATGCCGACTGTGCCGGCTACCGCGTTCAACCTGATTCTTGGCGCCGGCATCGACGTGAAAGCAAATGCCGCACAGCAAGCAACGCGCTTCGGCATTTCCGGCGTGTCGCTCGATCCGGCGACTTTCCAAACCACGTCAACGCTGCCGCTGCGTTTGCTCAGTTCGGGCAATCAAATCGGCAATGATCCGACTTCCGCCGGTTTTGTCGCACTCGTGCAGTTCAATAGCAGCCGTCACTATCGCGGCGGCGCTGCGTTCGTGGAAGACTAGCCGTACAGCGCGCAATCATCGTAACGAAGGAAACAGCACAATGAAACTTATCGCCAATATCCGCGCTGCGTTGGCTGCACTGCTTTTGATGGCGCCGACTGTCGCGCTTGCGCAGACTGTTGTACAGGTCCCGACAGTCGTAGTCTCGAATACCGTCGTCGATTTGGGCAACGGCCCGACTGAAATTCGTACGCTTCAGGGCAGCTTGGGGCTGTTCACGTCCCAAGGATCTGGCATCGGCAGCACGTCCGGTTCGTCCACCACGCTCACGCTGACGGCGACCGCTGCCGCCGATCCGCCGTGTGTAGGGTGCATCATTTCCGGCACCGGCATTACGTCGGGCACGACCGTCACGGCGTTCAACGGTACGACTGGCATCACCCTTTCGGCAGCCATGACCGTCGCGGCGTCCACCCCGCTCGCGTGGGGTCAAGCGTGTCCGGCCGCGCCGCCTACGGCGCCGCTCGCGCTGGTTCAAGCCGCAGTCGGTTCCGATCTTCCGATGTACACGCAGGCTCGCGTTTGCGCGTACGGCAATCGCGGTCCTGGCGGGCTGATTGCTCAATACCCCATCGGAGCGCACTAATCACCCAATGAGGGGCGCATCCGATGGTTGCCAATCCTATAAAGACCATACCGCGTAGCTATCAGTCCTGGGTCAATCTTGCCGCCACGCCAGCAACCGACTTTGAGCTGGACGCAGGCAGGTACGGGCTTACGATAGCGGCTGGTGGCTTTACCAGCTACCAATTGCAAAGGTTGCTGCCTGACGGAGCAACGTACGTGCCTGCCATGCCGGTGGCGGCTGCAGCCGGCTACACAGAAATGCAGTTGCCGGCGGGGCGCTACAGCATGGTTGTTGTCGGCGCAACGGCGTTTACCGGCGTGATCGAAAAGATCGATACGGGGCGCGCACGATGAAGAAATTTCTATTTTTCATTTTGCTGGCGCTTGGTGCTCTGTGCGTGCCCGTGAGCGCTCAACAGCAATTGCAAGCCCTGATCGTGTCGGCGTGTGGTACGCCGCCCGTATCGTACGTTGCTGGCACGTACGGCATTCTTACGATGGATACGACGGGGAAGCTGTGTGACGGCGGCGGGGGCGGGGGCGGCGGCGGAACATCTTCAAATTTTGGCGCTGTCTTTCCTAGCGCGGGGACTGCAGCGGGTGCCGAGTACTTATCATCGCCGCCGACGTTGACTACTGGTCAGATGGTCGCGTTCCAAACGGACGTAAATGGTAATCTGAAAGTAACTGGCACGTTTTGGCCGTACACGCTTGGTCAGCAACTTGCGGCGGCTTCGATTCCTGTAGTGCTCACTGCAGCGCAGATTACTGCGCTTACGCCGCTGGCAACGGTAGCTGCAACGCAATCCGGTACATGGACCGTACAGCCGGGTAATACCCCGAATACAGTGCCGTGGCTTGTAGCACCTTCGGCGAGCGCGTCGGGTGGCGCGACGCCGTATCACGTAGGATCTGCTGCGTCGAATAATTCAACGAACGTTAAAGCCAGTGCGGGGACTGTTTATGATCTTACGATTATCAACACGACAACGACACTCGGTGATTTTCGTTTTTACGACAGTGCCAGCGCGCCGACTTGTAGTTCGGCAACTGGCGTCGTGAACAACCTCCCCGTACAGTCGAATGTGATCAGTCCGGGTTTGCATTTGAACTATCCCGGCGGTAAGTTGTTCGCAAACGGAATCAGTTTTTGCTACACAGGCGCGGTTGCTGATAACGACAATACGAATGCTGCGACCGGCGTGCAGATCAACATCGACTATAAGTAACCATGCGCAAAATCGCTCTGACATGGCTGACAGCATGCGTTGTGCTTTTTGGTGCGTGGCAGGCATCAGCGCAATTGATCGGCGAAGGCGTATTTAATACCGTCAAATCCGCCGCCGGATACCAAGGCCCCGGCGACATCGCCAGTGGCGCCATCGCATTCTACTCCGCCGGCCGCGCCTACAATGCCGCCTACGCCGCCGCGCAAAGTCCGCTAGCCGATCTTGTGGACACCGCAACAGGGCTGGCGACCTGTACGCTCAACGTCGGTACGAACGGCTTTGCCAATATGGCTGCCGTCGTGTGTCCGACCGGAGCCCCGGTTGTGAGCGTGACAACGTTCTGCACCATCACACACGTCGCGTGCAGCATCACAAAACTCTACGATCAAACCGGCACCGGCAATCACGTCGTTCAGGCGACGCTCGCTAATATGCCGGGGCTGACGCTCAGTGCGCAGAATGGTTTGCCGTGCGCGGCGGGGACGGGAAATGCAGCGACGGTACTGAAAACTGCCGGAAATATTTCTCAATCTGCCCCCTATACGCTGACGGCGGTTACTGAGCGAACAGGCAGCAATACAACTGTGCAAAACATTTTTGGCAATGGAACCAATTTGACTTTTCTTAGATTTGGTAATTCTGCAAACACTGTTCAAACCTCGAATGGGGCAACAATTTCTCTCACGGTAGCCGATGGAGCGCCCCACGCACTTTTGAATGTTGTAAATGCCGCGGCGCCTCTTTTTGCGTCGGATAGCAGCGCAAATACAAACACAGCGAGTTCCGGCGGCACCGCATTAAGCGGTCCTGAATATTTTATGGGCCGCTCGGCAGGCACTCTGAGCATGATCGCGGGTTTTGTCTGCGAAGCCGGCATTTGGCCCGCTGATCTCAACTCATCCTATCAAGCCATGCTCGCCAATATGCGCAGCGCGACCAATGGGTGGAACTTCTGATGCGCAGATTTCTACTCGCCTTATCGTTTCTGCTCTGTACGGCGCTTCACGCGCACGCACAGAACGCCATCACACTGCCGATCGCTGCAAATGCAGTCGCCGATTTAGGTAACGGCCCGATCAAGGTCCGCATGATCGCGGGCAACGCGTCAATTTTCACGTCCCAAGGTTCTGGCATCGGCAGCACGTCAGGCTCATCTACGACTTTGACGCTGACAGCGACGCCAGCAATACCACCGATTGTTGGCGGCCTGATTTCCGGTGCGGGAATCACGTCGGGAACAACGGTTGCTGCGTACAACGGTACAACGGGCATAACGCTTTCCGCTGCGATGACTGTAGCTGGCGGTACGACGGTTTCGTGGAGCGCCGCGTGCCCATCAACGCCGCCCAGCAATGTAATCCAAGCATCGCCGCAAGCTGACTACTATATGATGTACACACAAGCGCGCGTGTGTGCAGTTTCGCCGGGCGGCCCGGTCAATACGCTTTTGATCGAACCGATTTTTTACGATCAGACAACGTCGGGCGGTGGGGGCGGCACGCCAGTAATACAGGCGGGGCAGGCGTTGGGCAACCCCACTGGAACTTCTGCGATACCGACCGGGACTTTTTTAGATCAATTGTTTTTCGGTACTGGCGGCAATCAGTTTCAAATCTTGCCGCGTCCTACGATTACGACTTTTCCTGTTCAAACTGCCAGGCCAACTACGGTAAATACTAGAATGGCATCTGATTTGATGCCTAACGGGACGGCAACAGCAAACGCGGAAGGTTTTATAACTTGGCACGATGATTGCGATGCCGATCTTATCGCAAATGCAAGCGCTCCGGTCGGCTGCGCACGTTTCGGCGCCGACACCACACTAGGCTATTCTGCTTTTGGCTCTGTGGCTTACAACGGCGGAACGCTGCGGCCTCTTTGTTTGTTTTATGGAATAATTACGAACGTCGTGAACTGTGTTGCGACCTACGCAACCGGATGGACTTTTAGCGGTGGTACGGCCGCAGTTAATCTAAATGCCGCTCCGATTTCATCGGCTTTACTGGGCGGCGATGTTGCTTTCGCCGCTGCAAATGTGGACGGCCAAGGTACGCGATATATCGCTATCGCAACTCCTAACGGCGGCACTGACAGCCCGTCTTTCACCGGTATGTACGCCAACGGCACGCTGGCCGCGCCTACCGCGATCGTCAACGGCAATAATCTCGTCTCCTTCGGTGGCGGCGGTGCGTACTGCGCAACCTGTGTTTCTGGCGGCCCAGGATGGGTATTTGGCCGCGGTAGTTTCCAGGTTTACGCAGATGCTAATTGGAGCAGTACGTCGGAGCCGACACGAGACTGTGAGTACACAACTGCAATAAATGCCGTAGTTCAAGCTCCGTGGTTTTGCGTTTTTAATGACGGCGGCACTTATTTTGGTACGTTCTCAGGTACCACGCCGCCTGTGGGAGCAGATAAAGGACCGTCTACGGTCAACTTGGCTGCCGGCGGCGGTTACTACTTAAACGGAAATCCGGCGTCAACGACGTTGGCTGTCATCGCCGCAGGAGTGAATTTCAATGCAGTCGGGGACACTCCGCTCTCAGTTAGTTTGCCAGCTTGGGCTTCGCGCTACCTCATAAACTCTATTCGCATTATTGGAGCGACGGGATCGCTTACGGCATCACAGGTTGGGGTATTTACCGCGACTAGCGGCGGCGGCACGCAGATCGTCACGTCGGGATCGGCAGTGACGGTGTCAACCGCATCGGACGGCACTGCTAATAATGCACAAAATTTAACTATTAATAATAATAACCTGGCTACGTATACAGTCGCCGGTTTCCCCACTTTATACTTCAGAGTTACTCAAACAGAAGGCAACAGTGCATTTGCTGATGTAGAACTTATCTTAACACCGACTCCGTGATTCTTATGCACCCGTATGGCAGTCCCGTTTTGGCGCTTATTATGATCGCATTGTTCGTCTACGCGGCGGTAATTCTGACCAAAAACGTGCTCAGAAAAGGCGCCCAATGATTATCGACGCGGGGACAGTAGCAGCCGGGGTTGCCGCCTTGAATCTCGTACTCACAATCGGGGGCGGTGGTTTCTTCGCCGGAAAACTGACGGGCAAAATCCAGCGTATTGAAACCGACGTGAAGGAAACCAAAGGTTTGCTTATCACGTCTGCAGTCGAGGCCGATCGGCTACGACGTGCGGAAGACGACATACAAAATGTCGAAGAAGATATTCGGAATTTGCGCAAAGGCGTGGGCTATATAAATGACGCGAATGCCAGGGGCATTAATCGGGAGTACTAAACGCCGTGCGAAGTACCTGAGTCTTGCGCGCCGGCATCGTCTGCTTGCCAAGGTGCATATGACGATAGCGCGGCTGTGCAATCGGAAGGCGAAGAAATGAACTTCTTTGCGTCCCGAAAGTTGATATACTCGGCATCATGCCAACCCAAAGGAGCGAATCATGGCTGATCTGAAGAATACCCTCCAAAGCATGTTTGACGTGCTGAAAGGTGTGGAAGAGCGTGCCCGCAAGCTGAAGAATCAGAACCTTGCGGATATCGCTGCATCGGCACACGGTCGCGTCAAGCAGCTCATCGACCATCCCGATACCGAGCTGGTAGACGAACGAAAGGACCAAGCGCACGAAGGCAATCCGCTATACGTCGCACCCGCGACCAAGGACGAAGCGATCGCCCGTATGCGCAAGGAGGGCGACGTCGACCCGGAAGGCACGGCCAAGATAAACTGGCCGCATCTGTTCGATAGCTCCGTCCCGGCTCGCGATTCGACGCCGTTCCGCGAAGCGGGCACGCGCCCGCAACAGCCCTTCCCGCAAGCGTAGCAGTCTCGTGCTGACGAATACGGCCGCGACCGCTAACGCCTTACCAGCGTAGGCCCCCGCCGCGTGGCGGGGGCCTATGAAAGCCGGGAACCGAGTGGTATGATGCTTTGAAGGCGTCATACAAACTGGACAGAGGCACCATGGGCACTCGATTTCGCGGTCTAAAAACTGGCTTCAATAAGACCGGCAATAACGATTGCGTACCCAATGAAATGGGGCCGCCGGCTACGAAATTCACCGGGCGCGGTGGTGTGCCGGAAGGGCAGTTGAAGCACTATCCCGGCGCGGTGGCGGACACCGGCATGGGCAACCGCCGGCTGGCAAAGTCCAATCACGGCGACGGTGGCGGCTCCAGTACGCGATATTCCGGCAATACGGCTTTCGACAAAGGCCGGTAGGGCTGTACGGATATGTTCTATCGGCCGGGCGGCAGCGCAACGCGAATCAACAATCAGAACGATACCGTGTACGCCGATTTCGTCGGCGGCGCGACCGGGTGGCTGCCGGTAAGTAAGGGCAATACCATTTCTGTTAATATAGCTCGCGCTTCGTTGGCGTTTGTTTCCGCCGCGTCGAGCACCATCACGCCGTCGCCGATTGCGCCCGAAGTCCAAGTCATCATGGAAATGAAGATGTATGGCGGCGACCCGGATGCTTCCGCGCGTCCAATCGATCAATGGCAGAATATCGTCGTTGCCACGTCCCGCCGTGCTCATCGTGAAGGTTGGGCGCGCTTGCGTATTGTTAATATCAACAATGCCGAAAGTACGGGCGTTGTTATGGATATGCAGATTGCCCGTACAGGCGATGTTGGTGCATCCACATGAGCGGTTTCGATCAAGGAACTGCGCAAGGCGGCATTTTTGCCCAAACAAAGCAGTTTGGCTCGATCCTTCGCGGTTCCGGGCCGCCCGTGCCGGGGGCCGGCGTTGTCGGTGATTTATACATTGACGTACAGACATGGTTTTTGTACGAAAAACGCAGCGCGGAAGGCACCGACCCGTGGGGCCACTATTTGTTTGCCGTTCCGGCGCAGTACCAATCCGGTTTGAATTGGTTTAGTTCGTCGCTGCCGACGAACAATTTTGGAGCGAACGGCGATTATTGCTTGCTTTGGGCTGGCTTCAATAACTACGGACTCCAGCCGTCTTTCTGTGGTCCAAACGTCAACGGTTACTGGCCTGAAAGCGGCGATGGCCCGGATTTATTGCTTGACCCCGCCTATGCAGGCTATTCGCTGCCGGCTGGCGAACTGGACGAAGGTGCACCTATTGCGTTCAGCAATTCATGGCAGCTCATCGTCGCCGCTGAAGATAGCGAGTATGTCTTATCCATTCCGGTGCCGCAGCTCGGAAACACGCCTGTTATTCAGCGTGCGGAGCAGTCAGCGCCGATTGTTGCGGCTGTCGCTTTGAATCCATTATATTCTGCCGAAGACGAGCATGCCGTATGAGTGGCTTTGACAATGGCACAATTCAGGGCGGCGTGTTTGCGCAGACGAAGCAATTCGGTCCGGTGCTGCGTGGTACGGGCGAGCCTGTGCCGTCTGCCGGCGTCGTTGGCGATGTGTACGTAGACACGCAGACTTGGTTTCTGTACGCGAGGCGGTCCAATGACAAGACGAGTTCGTGGGGCAACTACTTGTTCGCCGTGCCTGCGATTTACCAAGCCGCGTTGAACTGGTTCAGTTCCGCGCAGCCGACAAACGACCTAGGATCGAACGGCGATTATTGTTTGATGTGGGGCGGCTATCCGAACTACGGATTGCAGCCGTCCATTTTAGGGCCAAAGGCTGCCGGCGTATGGCCTGCCAACCCTGCGGCAGTGGCAGTCGCGCTTAACCCACTCTATACCGCTGAAAACGAGCACAACGTATGAGCTACAATCCAGCGACAGACTTCATCGGATTGTTGCGGCTCGTCGGCAGCGCCGTGCGTTCGGAAAGAATGCCGGGGTTGGATTACATTGTTGTCGCGCTGGCCCGCGCTGGCATGTTCGCTCTTTCGGTCGGGCAGACGGCGCCGACTGTAAATCAGGCGAGCACGCTTTGGTTTCAGCCCGCCATCCCGTCATGGACGGCGGAAGGCACACTGTACATCTGGAATCCGGTAGCAGGGCAGTATCAAGTTGCGACGCCTGCGTTGTGGCAAGCATTCTTGTCGCCGTCCGGTTCGGTTTTTCAATCGCTGCCGAACGCGAACAACGTTATTAACCCCGGCGTATCACTTGCTGCCATACAACGCGCCGCGCCGGCTAACACAGCCGTACAGCTCCCCTCGATTGCAGCGCAGTATCTTACGCAAAAGGATATTGTACTCACCGATTTTTCAACGGGTGTTGCTAACCATGAAATTTTAGTTTCGCCGGTTGGCGGCGCTACGATCATGCAGCAAGCAACATGGAATTTGCAATCCACCGCCGATTACTTGGCGCGTGTGCGTCTCCGTCCGTCCCCCGATCTTAACGCTTGGATACTGATACCATGAAAATGCTCCGTACCGCTGCCGCTCTTGCGTTTTTGCTGGTTTGCGCGCCTGCGCTGGCGCAGCAGACGGCAATCCACTCCGTGCCGATCGGCAAGGGCGCTGGCAACACCGGATTCAATGCCGCAGTACCCAGCACGGCAGGACAGCCGCTTGTCAGTAACGGCCCTTCCGCCGATCCAGGCTTTGGCACTATCGCCAACAGCGGCTTTACGCCCGGCGCTGCCAATACGGTGAAAGGCAGTTTGAATGGTACTACCGTAACCGATCTTCCGCTGCCGAACTGTACGGCTGTCAATCAAGCACTGAAATACGTATCCGGCACCGGAGTTAATTGCAGTGCTGTCAGTACGACAGGCGGCTACGATATGCCGATCAATCTCGGTTTGTCGGCTGTTGCTTCCGGTAACGCGCTTACCATCACGTTGACGCAAGCGAACGGCGCTGCGCCTAGCAGCGGCAGTCCGGTCATAGTGCCGTTCCGGTCTACTGTAGGAACGACAGGCACGATTACGTTTGCTTCCATCACTGCTACGCAGTCCATCACCATCCCCAACGGTGCGACGCTCGGCACTTCAAATGGCGTGCCGTTTCGTGTGTGGATTTTTCTAGAGTACAACGCGGGCGTTCCTGAGCTGGCGGTGGCGACGTGCAGTAACCAGACGACTATTTTTCCATGTGCGGCTTGGGAACATACGCTACCAACCACTACAACCATTGGTGGGTCTTCTAACACTGGCGGTACTTTGTACGCCACAGCCGGCGTTGCTGCCGACGCCGTACGGATAATCGGGTTTTGCAGTTTCGGAAGCGGGCAGACTGTTGCCGGCGCTTGGGGGAATTCGTGTACGAGTCTGCAAATATTCGGTCCTGGTATCGCGAAGCCGGGAGACGTGGTACAGACAGCTCCATTTGTGAACGTAAGCGGTTCCACGACCTGTACAACGCCGGCTTATATCACGACTGCCGTTAGCGGCCCAATCACACCGACTAGCGCGGTTAACCTCGTGCTGGTAAACGCCGCGGCGTCGAATACCAGCATTACTACAAATGACGGTGTAAAACTTTCGCTTGCCAATAACGGGACCTTAATCGGCCAGCCTTCAACGATCAACGTGAACACGATTCCGGTTTCTTTCGTCATGCTCCACGCGCCTGGATTGGTCACCACGCAAACCTATGCGATATACTGCCAAGGTGTCACAGGGAACGGATCTGAAGCAGGCGGCACTATGACGCTGCAGGAAATTCAGGGATAGTTGAATGACCAATCCGTACATCGCACAGCAACGCGCTCAGTTCGCCGCTCAGATAGCAGACCCGACTACGCATGACCAAGTATGCGCCATGATGATAACGGAAGACGGCGCGCACCCGGTTCCGTGCCTCGAAAGCCTTCTTAACCGCATTCTGTATTGCAACTCGCGCGGTTGGAAGCAAACCGTGCTTTCAATGCTGCATAGTGGTTTCTACGGGCCGTACAATCGGGGTGCGTACCCCCGGACTATCAGGCAGCTTCAAGCCAATCCGGCGCTGCAAGCGAAGATGAATGCCGCGATTGCGACTGTGATGGCCGGCAGCGACCTTATCCACGGCTTCACTGACCAAGGGCTGCCTACGGACCCGAACGGGCAGCGGCATCCGCAAATGCGCCTTGGCGGTAATATCTTCAACGATTGGGGCGGCGGTCCCGGCGGTCACGACGGCACCGAAGCGTGGCGGCAGGTATTCGAGGCGGCGGTGGCCAAGGTAGCGCCGCCTGCGTCAGCGTCGGCCGTAGTCGGGCTGTACACCACTGAGAATTTGCAAATCGCGCTCAATAGCTTCGGCTACGCGCCACCGCTGGCTGTGAACGGACAGTACGACGATCTTACTAAAGCAGCCGTCAAATGGTTTCAGGCGAAGCATTCGCTGACGGCTGACGGCATGCCGGGGCCGCATACATGGGCGGTAATTGATGCCGCTATAGTGACGGGGTAAAGCGGGGTGCGGGGGCAACTGTGGATTCTTCCTACATAGCTCTTGGGGCCGTAGTTTTGTCCGCCCTGAGTCTCGCGGCTCAGTTGCTCGGTAAAAGCCTGTCCATTCGTGAGCACGAAGAATTTTCTAAAAATACCAAAGAACGATATGAAGGTTTGAAAAGTGATTATCAACGTGAGAGTGATCGTCTAGAAGATCGCATTAAAACACTAGAGCAGACACGCCCAACAACTGGCGAGATCGAGGCCAGACTCAATAAGAAGAACTAGACTGTTGCTTCTTTGTCTGACAGGTGGTATGTGTACGGCATCCATTAACGGGGATGCTTCGACATGAACAAAACGCAGCTTCAAACCACCTTAGCTCCGATCATTGCCACAATCGCGGGCGCGCTTGCTGCCAAAGGTGTGCTCGGGCTCGGTGCCGCAGATTGGACGACGCTGATATACAGTTTGGTTGCTGCCGGCGCGGTTCTGTGGCCCGTCATTGTCACTCGTGCGCAGTCGCTCAAAGACACCGTGGGCAAGATGCCGAAGACAACGGTTGTTACCGACAAGGCGACCGCTGACGCGCTGCCGAATAACCCCGACGTGATCGCGGCAACGCCGGCAATTGTCGCTGCCATTAAACAGGAGAGCGCCACACCAGGCGTTCCGTATACAGGGGCGACGGTGGCGCCGTAGCAGTCTAAAATAGTATCGTGCCGAGTTCGTAGCAGTGACCTGGCATGTACTTAACCGACTCTTGGTATTTGCCTTGGCGTTTTAAAGCGCGGCGGCACGCTTCGGCTTCTTTCTCAGTGCGGTAAAAATGAAAGTACAGGCCGGATGCTTTACCTACGTAACCGGGCTTTTTGGCGACGGCCCACGGCAGCATCCCTTTGCGGCTTTCGTCTATTTTCATCTTTGCTCTCCAGCGTTCTGCGTTTTCGATGTACGTACAATAAACTAAAATTTTGGCTTTGTCAAATCGGGGCATCCCCTTGAATTTCCCGTGGACCGCGCCGGCAGTTTCGCCCGTACAGACTAAAGAAGCCGTACGGGCGAAACTCTGTAATTTCGACTATTACCGCGAAAAGTTTATGCGCATACGCCCCCGCGAGGGCGGCGAGCGCATTCCATTTATATTGAACAGCGCACAACGGATACTTCATGTCCGCATAGAGCGGGAGCGCGAAGTGTTCGGCATGGTGCGGGCACTCATACCCAAAGCACGCCGCATGGGCGTCAGTACGTACATCGGCGGTCGGTACTTTCACCAAACTGCAACTATGTTCGGTCGGCGTGCGCAAGTTGTGGCGCACCGCGCGGATAGTGCGGGTAATTTGCACCGTGAAATCAAGGAATTTGCTAATGGTTTGCCGCCGGCCGTGCGCCCATCGATCGGCGCTACGAACTCGTACGAGTTGATTTTTGATAAGCTGAAATCGCTATACAAAGTTGCGTCTGCGGACGGCGGCGACATCGGCCGTTCCGATGATTTTCATTTATTGCATCTGTCGGAAGCAGCTTTCTTCGACAACACGGAAGATTTGTCATCGGGTCTTTTGCAAACCGTACAAGATCTACCGGGGACGGAGATAACGCAGGAAAGTACCGGCAATGGGCAATCCGGCATGTTCTACAATATGTGCGAGGAAGCCCACAAACAAAATAACAAGGGACCGTGGCGTATTCATTTCCTACCGTGGACCGTCATGCCGGAATACCGCATAGAGGTTCCTGCAGGTTGGGTTGCTCCTAGGGAGTTTGAGGACTACGCCAAATTGCACGGCCTGGACCGTGAACACCTCTATTTCTTTTGGCTGAAAAACTACACGATTGCGACTATGAACGGCGGTCAGCCCGAGACGATTCATCGGCTGACGCGGCAGGAATATCCGGCTATTTATAGCGAATGTTTCATGGCCGACAGTACGCTGGATTTCTACCCGGCGTCGCTGGTCCAAGCGGCCATGACCAGCAAGCCGGCGCCTTCCGCTGGGGCATTGAAGCTGCTTTGCGTGGACCCGGCAGGCGACGGTCAGGACAAGCCCTTTGTTTGCGATCGGCAAGGCTCCGCGATCGGGGCGCGGGTATGGGGCGAGCTGGCCAGCCGTGACGCCAATGTGGCATCAGATTGGCTCGTAGCGACATACAAGCGTTTCGACATGGACGCTATCTTGATCGACGGCACGGGTGGCTATGGGCGCGATTTAGTCGCCGGCTGCCGTTTGCGCATGCGAGAGTTGGGATCGGAAAAGATCGTGCCTGTGGTATTCAGCCATGGCGCCCATAATTCTGTCATGTACGGCAATCGCCGTGCGGAGTTGCATGACAAGTTGCTGCGCTGGCTTGGCGGCCGGGTATCGATGCCAAATGATAAAATGGCGCAAGAGGAAGCGGCGGCGTACAAGTGGGGACAAAATGCTTGCCGGCGTGATGAGCAAGCGCGGTTGTTTATGACGCCGAAAGAGAAAATCAGGAAAGAGATTGGTCGCTCCCCCGATCGTTGGGACTGTTGTGCTATTTCGATGGCGATTGAGAGTTGACGGCAAATCGGCGGTTAGTGGCTATTTCTTCCAGGCTCGGTGAGCGCGATTGCAATCCGTAAGCGACGGCTTTTCCGATGGGTGCATTGCCCAATTAGCAAACGGTGCCAGCGCGGCCCGCAGCTCGACGGCCTTAGCCGCCTCTGCGGCTCGACGTTCAACCATCGCGAATAGTTGTTCGGCTGTATCGCAATTCAGCTTTTGACATGCGCGAACAAGAGCAATGGCTTGATCGAGCGGAATATCTGATTTCATTTTTGCCATGCTATCGTCCTGTTATTGCCTTTCTTGATTCCGAATATGAGGCGGCGCAAATTGTGCGACCGTCGCGTTGTGGCGCGCCTCGTCCGTTTCGGTAGCCGATAGAACGAGCTGCGGACGCGGTTTCTTTTTGCGTGCGTTACGATACTCCAGCGTTTCTCTGGCAACCGCGCCGACGTTCTCCCATTGACGGTGCATGTATTCTTCGGATTCGCGCGCTTCGTCGCGCTCCAGTTCGGCTTCTTCGCCTCGATGTCGCCAGTAATCCCGATCAGCGGTCATTACGTCGAGTGCTGTGCGCAGGGAATCGGCTTCGGCCTTGAACTTGTTTTTGTCGGCGTATGCCTGCGTAACCTTTTGTTCAAGGATACCGGCAATTCTGACGGTTTCTTCGGGCGTCACGTCATCGATGCTCATTTCCAGCTCCATTCCGTACCTGTGTTGACCTGTGCGGCAATGTACGCTATGCCATCGCCATCGTCAACCGTACGAGGATTGTAGGCCATGGATACCCCTCTCGCAGACATTGGCCCGCCGGAACCGGCAAAGCCGAAGCCCAAGGCCAAAAAACGCACCAAGCCGAAAGCGAAGAAAAAACGGCTTGTGAAGCCCAGAGCCAAAAAGCGGAAGGCCGCTAAGTCGAAAGCGAAGAAAAAGCGGCCAGTGAAGGCGCTGCTAAAGGCGGCACGGCGCGCGGTAAAACACAAGCTTAACGGTGACGCCCGTTCGGAACGGCTAGATATGCGCTTGACCAAGGCGCAAAAGGCCAAAATCGACGCCAAGGCGAAGAAAACCCGGCGTACGGTTACGAGTCTTGTTATCGAGGCAATTGAAAAAATTCGCTAAAGTAAAATGGGGGCGGCAGTTAGCCGCCCCCAAACGCATCACAAACCAAAGTCATAGCTCAGCCGCGTCCAGTATTGCGTGCCGAGATTGGCACCAGCCCCGAACGTGAGCGGGGCGCCGTTGGTAGCGAACACGTTCCCCATGCTGAAGCCCTTGACCGGGAAAGCAATGCCGGCGGATGCATCGATTGCGCCGCCATTGGGTTTGCCGTTGGTGCCGAGCGTGGGCCAGATGAAGCCGCCAGTGACCATCGGATAGACGCCGACTGTCGTTCCGCTGGCCATGCCAAACGAGCCACTGAGTCCGGCCTCCTTTAAGCCGGCACCGATATATTGCCGGGGCGTACCGACAGGGACATTCGGGGTGATTGGCGTAATGCTCGGGAACAGATTGATGTTGCCGAGCGTAGGAAGGGCCGCCGTGATCCGCTGCAGCCACTCGACGCCGATATCGAACTCCTGGGTTGAAGACCACCGGCTCGCGATCGACGCACTGGCGGCGCTTGTGGTCGCCGTGGCGCCTACGCTGTTGGTGCCGGAGATGTTGGCCCATTCGCCGGTCAGGATGCCTCGATACCAGCCGAGTTGTCCGGTGCCGATGAAACCGACTCGACCGCCAACCGAGCCACCAGTGGCCGTCAGATCGCCGCTGGCGAGACTTGTGGCGAAGACATTGGTCCCGCTGACGCTCGATTGGGCTACGTCGGCCTCAGTAAGGACACCGACAAACCAAGTAACGGGTGCGACGTACGGAACGGGCGGAACGGCTTTGACCGCCATATCGGCTGCCATTGCCGGCATTGCCAGCGCGGTCAACGCCGTGGTGAGCAACATAAGTCTGCGCATATGGGTCCCCTATATCGGGCGTGATGCCCTGCGGAGATTATACGCCCGTATGGTGTGGCTTGCGTGCCACAGTACGGATTTTATTGTACAGGTGCGAAGCACGCAATTCCGCCCCACCAAAAATGGCAGGCGAGAAATCCGGTAATAAAACCGGCAACGTATGGGAACGGCGGCCACGCTTTGCTTACGGTCCACACCCAGCGCGATAATGTCGGGGTGCCCCGGTAAAGTGCCTGCCCCTCAAACAGCGCAAAACTGCCTGCGATGACGGCTAACCATACAGCCCACAGTATCATTTTCTACCCCGTCTTGATACGGAAACCGGCCCCGGTGAATTGTCCTTTGGTGCCATCTTTGGCGTCCACGTTGGACGTGTATTTACCGGCCAGATCCTTGTTGCTCGGGTCCATGCCGGCGTACAGACTGGCAAGCTGAATGCGATAGCGTTTGCGGATGTGCTCGCCAACGGCCTTTGAACGCGCGCACAGAATCGGCCGAAATGCCTTGCCTTCCTTGTCCGTACCGGCGACAAGATCGCGGAACAGCGCCGACATTTCCGGGTCGGTGACTTCGCGAAAGCCTTTGTTGTGGGCGTCCGCAATTTCATGCGGAATGCTGTTGATGATCCTGAATTCGTATTGTGGATATTTTTCCTTGTTCGGAATGAACAGCTTCAGCGGCCGATCGAGCGTCAGGTTTTTGATGATTTCATCAACGTCCAGCGGTTCTTTGAATGGTGACGCGCTCGCCATGGCGTCGCCGGCAGTTTGCGGCTCCGGCACCCCAGGCGGCGGGTTTGGCTTCAGCGCGCCGGGGATGCCGGCGAAGGGGTTTGTTGGGTCGTTGTTCATGATGAAAGTGCCTCGAATAATTCTTCGGGTGTGAAAGTTAGCGTTTTGCCTTCTAAGTGGAATGTATAGTCTTTGAAGCCTTTGAGATCGAAAATCATTGACGTCGGTCTTAAGGAAATGTTCGCCATCGGAGTGATACCTGATGATGACCAAGATGGCTGCTGATCTTCGGCTTTGACTTTGTGGGCCATGACGCCAACTATGCTGGCAAGAACTAACGTAGCTTTGCGACGGTTCATGGTTTCTTTCCCTTGGCGAGCTGCGCCTTAGCATAGTGCGCTTCAAGCGCCTTGGCCACGAATTTTTCGCGCCCTTCCTTGGTCTTCGGAGCGAACTTGTCCGCCGTGCGGTTTATTTCTCTTTGCACGTCGGCGGGGGCATCGGACATCTTCACCCACGGTCCCGATGTACGGCGCTGGCGCGTGCCGCCGGCATCGCCTTCCGTTGGGCCGTCGCTGGCGCGTGGTTTTTTCGCTTTGGCGGCAGCAGCTTCCGCTTCTTCGGCTTCCCGCGTCTCGCGTTCTTCATCGGTTTCGCCTTCCGGCGCCGCGGCGGCAGCCGGCTTAAATTCTTCGTCAACGACTTTGACCAGCGCCGCCGCGAACTCGGCAGCCGTACCGAATTTCTTAGGGTCCATCGTCTTGCCAAGTTCAATCGTACGGCCCGACTTCTTCGGGTCCACGCCGAACCACGGCAGTTTGTTCAGCTCGGCGTGAATCTCAGTGTCACCGTACGCCGTTGACGGCTTGGGCGCGGCGGCACCGTTCAAGTCACTAATTTTTGCAGCGACCTTGCGCGCCGCTTCTGTGTCGCCGTTCGTTACGGCGGTATCAAGTTCCGCTTGCAAGCCGTTGCGGGCTTGTTCCAGCAACATGACGTTAAGTTCGGGCATCGGGCACCTTTATTGGCTGTACGCGCCACCTAAGCATTGATCCGCTTCCCTGCAACGATCCGACGTGCAAGGAACGCCGCTGGGGCACAGTTTTCCGTATTCGAAAGGACCGTCATATCGCGGTTTATCCTTTATCGTGATACGTTCGCGCGGCTCGCCGCCGAAACTCTCTGTTGGTTTGGGTCCGGGCGTGGCCGTCCTGGCTTCGACTTCAGCTTCTTCCCATAGCAGCGTTGCCGGGTCCGGCATCTTATCCGCGGGAACGAGGCCGATCACGTCTTGAAAGCTGGACAGGTAGCGCCAGTTACTTGTGGAAATTTTGCCGCCTGTCGTCTGCGTACCAGCGTACGGACGGAAAACAATCCAGTCACCTATGTTTACAGGCTGCCGCGCTAGATTTCCACCTGCGTCTTTATAGACGAACGCAAGCGGCCCCATGGCGACAACGCGGCCAACCATGACGTTATGCTGTGCCATGTCGCGGAACCCGTCAGGAACGTAAAAGCTTCCTACCTTCTTAGGTGACAGTGGCAACCGAACAAGCACCATATCCCGCGTCGGCTGTACGTCGCCGTGAGGTATAGCGAAATCATGTACGCCGATGTTGCTCATTAACGTAGCTCCGGGCGGTCGCGGGTGTGGTCTTTTAACTCTCTGGCCGCGTTTTCAAACGCTTCAATGATCTTTTCCGGCGGCTGCATCAACAGCCGCAATATTTCGTCAGCTCCCGCTGATCGCGCCTGCATTTCCGGGATTGTCGGCAGACCCTGGAGGAACATTGCCACCCCCGGTTCCCGGCGGAACTTGAGATACGTCACCAGGGCTCTGGTTTCCTGACTGTTGATCCATTCCGCTAAGGATGCCGCCTGCATTGTTCGCGCCCGCCATTAGCTCTTGTACGGTTTGTTCTATCTGTGCCATTTGCAGCAAAGCCGCTCGATTGTCAAGCATTCCGCCGCTGGCTTCGACCATATTCAGCAAGGCTTGGGTAAGCTGTACAGCCACCATCGCCTTAGCCTTCATCTGGTCGATTTGCAGCTTGCCAAGGCCAATCATGCCTTTCATTTTTTCGTTAGGCGTGGCTTGCGGTGGCTGCGGACCTTGGCCTATCAGTTTTTGCGGGTCAGGAAGCCGCAGCGTGCGATACAGTCGCATGCGGACCTCGTCCCATTTCGTCATAGGGTCTTTCATCAACTCCATGTAAATGCCGGCCAATGCCGTACGCTGCATTTCGGTTGCCAACGATGGGTCCGCCGTGACTGCTACGCCGTCTTTGCCGGAAGCCGATATGCCTTCGGGCAGCATGTCGTAGGCATCCGCCATCTGGACGAACATGCGAAATTCTTGCGTCATGGACGCGACGAGCCGCCGATGTACAGCGGACTGGACTTGCGTGCCAGTGTCTATGATGCCCTTCGCCATGGTAGCAGTCATGGACGACGGCGCATTTTCCAAAAGGTTCAGCGTGCCGGCAAGACGGTCGCCAAGCGTCATCAATTTTTCGAGCGTTGCGACGGAACCGGGCGACACTGATTTGACCGGGAACGGAGAGAACCTGTTAGCGAGTGGGGCGCCGTCCGTATTGACAGTGGCAATGCGATTATTTTTTAGTTCAACTTTGTCGGGCAATCCAAAGCCGCCACCGGCAAGTACGCCGCCATTTTCACTTTCGCTTTTGGCGGTATCTACAATGGACCCTAAAAGCCGATCGGCAGAGCTTTCCGTACGATCAAGCAACTTGCCAAATCCCATGGGCAGGAAAGTACCCTTCGGGTCCGGCAGGAATCGGTACGGATAAAATCGGCGGATTGGATTAAAATACAGAACATCGTCCGTACTTACGACAGTCTTTTTGGACCACCGCGGCTTTATACGTACAATTTCCGGCGTATCGTCTCGCGAGATAACGACGGTCCATGGTTCGTCTATTTCGTCGCCGTCAAGATCAAGCCACAAGTCAACATCGTAAAATCGTTTCGGCGCTTGTGGGTCGCGTTCATCATAAACAGGTTCGTAAGCAACCCATTTTTTGCGTTCGATCAAACGATCTATTTCGTACGGATAACGTTCAAACATATCAGTAATACGCGGGGCGCGCTCTACGGAACGAACGCTGCTATTTATGATAACATCCGTACACGGACGAAAGGCCGAATGAAATACGCGGTCTTCATCGTCAAAGTCGCGCTTGCGCCAGCCCAAACCGGTAACGGACATATGAATTACGAGCGGGTCCGTGTCCAAAGTCCAGTTTGGGTCTTTTGTACGGAGTTGACTGGATACCCACGCTGCTAAGTCTTCGCTACCTGGCTCGCTGGCCCGCGCTAAATCCGGTTCGCCTAGCAGAGCATCGGTCGCGCGGGCTGAAAACTGAATGACCGCAGACAATGTCATTTCGGTTTTTGGCGGCGGTTCTTCCCCAGCGCCTTCTTGTTCGCGGTCGTTCGGATTGTCGTTTTCGTCGTTGTCAATTTTGTCGAGGTAACCTTTGGCCTCCCCAAGCCAATCCGACATCGATTGTTCGTCTATGCCGATCAGCGCAATAACATCGGTTGCGAGCGTACGGCGTTCATCCTCGCCAAGTTTTTCGGCGACGTTGCCAAAATCTTGTGGCTTCGTTAGGTCCAGCTTTAGAACGGGAAGATCGCGCATGCGGCCCCTTGTATGACAGTCGGTATGACAAATCAAGAGCCTCTATACCACATATTGCGCCCGGCCGCATTGGGTGCTAAGTTCCCTTACCCGCTATAGGGTTTTGGCGTCCTTTGGCCTCGCGAGGCTGCAACGTACGGAGATAAAACGTGCAGGTAATCGATCGCTCCTTGCAGCCAAGTCAATACTGGCCGGGGCTCTATGCCCTTTTCGGTTTGGACTACGAACGGCTCGAACCGATCTACACAAAATTCTTCGACACGAAGCCCTCCGAAAAAGCATTTGAAGAATTCATGACCGAGCGCGCCGGCCTTGGCCTCGCCGTGCAGCAGCCGGAACTGGAGCCCGTGCAATTCGACGTACCGAACGAAGGCTACCGCACTCAGGTCACACATGCTTCGTACGGCCTCGCTGTCGCGGTATCTCGCGAAGCCGAAGACGACAATCTGTACGAAGATGTCGGCGCCCGCATGATGAAAGAGCTGGCTTTCAGCGCGCGTCAAACCGAAGAATACATTGCCCATGCGCCACTTCAGGTCGCCGTCGATGCCGTGAACGGCATCCGCGCTGACGGCGTGCCGCTGGGCTCCGCGAGCCATCCAACCGCTTCCGGCTTGCAAAGCAATTTGCTCGTTTCGGCCAACGTGTCGGAACTGGCGTTTGAGAACGCCGTCATTCAGATTTCGTACACACGCAACGGCCGCGGCTTTATCATCAACGAGCTGCCGCGCCGCGTCATCCTGTCTCCGGAAAGCGGCCCGGAAACCCGGCGTATTCTCGGCTCGCCGTTGCAGTGGAACGCGCAGACGAACAACATCAACGTGCTGCGATCGACTGGCGCGCTGCCGGAAGTCGTTGAAACGCCGTACCTCGTGGACAAAGACAACTATTTCATCCAAACGTCCGAACAGGACAAGGACAACGGCCAGGGCTTCACCTTTTGGGAGCGTTCCGCGCTGGAAATGCGCGAGGATAGCAACTGGAGCAACCAAGCGAAGCTCATGGCGCTTTGGTTCCGGTGTGCCGCTTCCATAGTGGACTGGAGAACCGTTTATGTCAGTCCTGGCGCAGATAATGCGTAAGCGTTGCGTAAGGCGTTAACCTCCCAACTTAAGCCCTCGGTTTTGGCGAACCGGGGGCCTTTTTACATCGCAGCCGGTGTGATACAGTTCCGGCATGTCAACGCCGCACCACACGGGCGTCCCAAAGTTCCCCAGCTATGCCGTATGGGGCGCGTGCTCACGCTGCAACGCCCGCGTCCTTTACAGCACCCTGAAGCGCGAGCGTCTGACCGGCTTGCTTGTGTGTACAAAAACAAGCGGACGTTCTACTCGTCCGTGTTTTGATCCCTGGCCAGAAATTTACGACTTTCAAGCGTTTCCCGATAAATCGATTGAACCGCCACCGGAACCGCTGCCACTCCGTTACAATCTCGACGCCATATGGGGCAACGGCCCCGTGAGCGGCACCACGGCGGTATTCGCTGCCGCACCTGTTGCCGCGCCGGACGATGCAACGCGGCTCGCCAAGCTGCTTACGTCGGTTCCGTACTACGCCAGCCTTGGAAAGTCGGCGGCGTTCATGGGGCCGAACGCTCCGCTACCGAGCAAAGTCTTTAACCTGACAACCATCGTACCGCAAGATTACGATGGCACTTTCATTCCGAGCAATTCCGTGCGTACAGTGACACCGCCAAATGAAGCGGGTGAGCTGGCGGGTGTGACGCAGACAGACTCAGATTTGCCGAACGATCAACTATGGTCGCCGCCTTGGGCTGCCGTGAAGCAGGTTTGATATGGCATTCCGCTGGGCAAAACTCAAAAAGAGGAAATCCGTACAAATTTCGTCTCGGCATTTTTCACAGTGGACTACCGTTCCGCGGTTCTGGTTTATAACTTGTTGCGGTTGTGGGCTTACTCACGAATACCGCTTTTCGTGGCGTAAGCACAAAGGTAAGATGATTTTACATAAACGATGCCGAATACATCAGAGTGCAACCAAAATTGAACGCAAGCGTCACAAGGCTAAAAAACGATGACCACCGCCGCCCAAATCATCACGGAAGCACTGCACCTATTCGGTATAGTAGATCAAACTGAATCACCCACAGCCACGGACATAGTGAACAACGTCGCCATCCTAAATGATTTGCTCCGCAACGAACAAGCAGACGGCGCGTGTCAGTACCTCATCAAGCGCCTTGCGGTCACACTGCCCCCCGGTATTCCTTTGCAAATTTATTCGTTTGTAGTCGGCAGCGGCAGCCCCTTGTATTTGGTCCAAGTTGACGCAGTAGCCGTACGCGCTATTTGGATGAACGATATAGTTTTGACAGTGAACCGCGAAACCCGCATGGTTCCTATTTCGGATGTTGTACGCACGACGTACCCCGGCATTATAACCAAATGGCATCAGGAACGACAGGCGGACGGTTCGGTGCTGATCACTGCATGGCAGCCGCCGCGCGCCCCTGCAAAGGCGCTGATCGAATACGGCGGCCGGCTGGCCTTGATTTCCGCACCGGATGGCAGCGACGTGGTTGCATTGCCGCCGGAAGGCATACACGACGCTACGCTGTTGCTCGGCCGCCGCATCATGGGCTCGTACGGTCGCGTGCTAAGCCCAACGGACCCTATCGTTGCGGACGCCGAACGTGTCAATGCGCGCTGGCGTGACTACGCCAGAGGCCAAATGTGGTTACGCTTCGTGCGTGCATAGATGAGTACAATCGACATACTAGGTTCGTTCCAAGATCCTCTTAACTTAGATCAAGGCGCGGGGAAACTTGTCAATGTGCGCGTCGTCCCGCGCGAACAAAAAGAAGGCAAGCCCGGTAAAGCGCGTCTTGTCGGTGCGCCAGGGCTTACGCAGGTTTGCCAGCCTACAGCAGCACCTTGCATTACCATAGGGCAGGCGCTTGAAACGGTATGGACCGGGCACGCGGACGGCTCGATATACTACGGTGCGGAAACCGGGGCGCCGACGTTGGCGGGTTTTGTCGCCGTGAATGCGCAGCAGCCGGTTATGCGTTTTGCCGAAGATCGTACGGCGCTCGCCATTGCGTCTAACGCGAATACCAATAATCCGGCAGAATACGGCACAGGCTACACGGCAACGCCGGCCGCTGGCGTCGTCAACGCCGATTTTGACGCCAGTATTAACTTCGATCCGTCCGCCGTTGCTGAATTAAATAACATAACGGTATGGTCCGCCGCGTCCAATTTCTACGCTAATCAAGACGCCAAAATGTACAGCTCACAACCGCTGGACCCGGCTAACGTACTACCGAACAGCTTTGCGACGAAGGAAGCCCGCGCCGATCGCGTCGTAGATCTTGCAGTGTCGGGGCTTGTGTTGTGGCCGCTTGGCTCCCGCTCGCTTGAACAATGGTACAATCCCGGCGGACAGACGGATTTCGCATTCACGGCGTACCCCAATTCACTCTATTCCGTGGGGCTAGCTGCACGCCTATCTCTGGCAATTTTACGCGATATAATCATGTTCGTGGGAACCGACCGCCGCATATGGATGTGTACGGGGCAAACTGGTCAGCCAATATCGCCGGCATGGATTGATTTGCTCTTGCAACAACTCACGACTACGCAACTAGCGACGTTGACGGCATACGCGTACGGGCAGGGCGGCGGCGATTTCTACGTATTGACGCTGCCCGGCCAGTGGACTTTGGAGCTGTGTGGTTCGACTGGCGTCTGGTCTTACCGACAGTCGCCGGGTGGACGGCTAGATCATGCGGGTCGTTGCGCTACGGAATATGTTGGCGGCGTTACGTATGTGGGGCTCGACACCGGCCAAGTCTGTACGGTGAACATAAACAGCAATTCGGAACCGGCTGGTGCTTTGCAGCGCATGATAATAACGCCTTGGCTTGGCGGAAGTGCAGGCAACTTAATAAAAGCTAGTTCCAGCGGACAGGAAACACGACAAACTTATGATTCAATCGACGTAACATCGTCCATGGGACCGGCAGCCGGAAATTTTCAACTGGACTGGTCCGAAGATAGAGCTGTGACGTGGCGTGGCGCTCGGCAAATCACGATGCCGCAGCCCGGCACCCGGCGTGCAATTGGTCGCAGTTTTGGTACGGGACGGCGGCGCCAATTCCGCCTGCAGTACAGCGGTGTACAAGCGCCGTTCACAATTGACGAAATATTTGCGCAAATATCGGCAGGTACGTGATGGCGCTGAAACTACCACCACCGCCGCAACTGCCCGTATCGTTCGGCGCTTTTGGTCAGCAACTAAATAGATGGTTGCTCGAAATTCAATCTATCTTAAATAGTCAAGGACTAATCGATCCTGACGAAGTTCAAGGATTGCCGGCACTGTTTATCCAAGTTGCCACTCTCGCTGCGGAGGTCGCGACCAACACTGCCGACATTGCGACAAATACCGCCGACATCACGATCAACACCAATAGTATCGCGACGAATACCGCCAACATCGCAGCCAACACTGCTAGTATCGTAACTCTGACGGCGCGCAACCAGATCTTAAACGGTTCCGGCGCTCCCGGTGCCGGGCTCGGCAATAACGATGATTTATACATCAACAACACGGGCGGCGTCGGTTCGTATTTGTACGGCAAGATTGCCGGTGCGTGGGTTGCGTTTGCTTAATTACGTACTCGCCATGGATAAGCGTCCATAGGCAAAGCCGGATGCGGGGCGGGCATGTCTGACGGAAGCAACTGAAATGCCATAAGACCGCCTTTCGTCCATCCTACATGTTTAAAACCGGCTAACTCCCATGTACGGCCCCATGTTGGAATACCACGTACTTTTATGGGTTTCACTTCCTTCGTATCTAAGAACGTAACCATACCTAGCGGCGGAGCATCACCGTATACAGCGCGAGTTGCTGCAACTGCTTCTTTTATTAATTCTGAAGCAATCCCTGCATCCTCAGAACGAAACGCGCTACACGTCCACGCACCTGCCCATTGATGCTTAACGTATTGTGCGTACGGCCATGACGTAATCCAGAAAGCTCGCATGCAGTCTGACAATAAAACTACGCAGCGGCCGGGTGGTGCGAATTGCGGGGAACCTATTTTTTGTCGATTATAATGTCGATCCGCTAGAGGTACAGCGAGAGGGTCCGCACGGTGACTCAGGTGCCAGCGCATCCACATTACCGGAATAAGTGCCGCATTGCGGCAATGGCGTCGCGGCGCGAATTAAACGGCTCGCCTTCATTATATGGATCGTCATCAATCCAAACAACGAAACCGCCGAGGAACGCTACATAGGCAATTTCTATGCAATACAATTGACCTACCCAGTCTTTTATAAGCATGGCGTACTCTCCAGCATTTACGATGTACGTACAATAGCACGTCTACAAATTGATGTCAAATCAGCTAAATTGCATCATACCAATAATAAACTGGAAATCCTCAACCGTACGTGCGATAAAATAAAGACCGCCGGCGGCCTCCCATCGCCGTTGGAATTTGACTTGCTCCGCATCTTGCGCGCCCTTGCCGTCTTTCAGTTCGATCGCGAGTTTACGGCCATCGGCCGGAAACGCGAGAAAGTCAGCCACGCCGGCAAGCACGCCTTTGCGCTTCATTTTGACGTGATATTGGACATGGGCTTTACGTTCGTTGGCGACATGAAAAATAAGCAGCGCCGGGTGCGCCTGCCTGACCCAAGCCCACGCCTTTACGTGAATCTCGTTTTCCGAAGGCCCCTTCGGCTTGGGCGTCTTCTTAACGGGTTTTCTTGGCAAGGATACCCAGCTCCCTTAACCGATCTTCGCGCCCCGGCAGCCATGCCTCCAGCGCTTCACGGAGCGCCGCAGAGCGGTTCTTTACCGTGTCACTGTCGATGTTGCGGGTTACGTAGTCCAGGCGCTCTACGAGGGCCTTGGGCAGCCTGCCCGAAATCATTATGGTGTTCACGGCCATAGATGGTATGCTTACCCGAATGTCATACAAAATGCAAGGGACCTGAAATGTCGATGGCACCAACGACCGGCATGGGCAGTGGCCTTGGCAGCGGCATCGGCCAAATTATTGGCGCTCAAATCGGTTCCGAAGATATTACGCAAGGCGAAAACACCGTTACGGCTAACACGAATGCCGTACAGGGCATGCAACAGCCCTTTATCAATTTTGGTCAATCGTTCCTGCCAACTGCTTCAAATGCCATCGGTGGTGCGTCAGCCTTTGCGAACAACACGCAGGGCTACAATCAATTCATGTCGAGCTACACGAACACGCCGGCTGCGCAGTACCAGCTACAGCAAGCGGACGAAGCACAGAACAACAGCGCAGCAGCGCAGGGTGGTCTGCTTTCCGGCTCAAACGAACGTGCGCTGGGCACGATCAACAACGGCATCGTCGCTCAGAATGCAAACAATGCGTACAACGAATATCTGTCTGGCAATCAGCAACAGTTCGGCCAGCTCGAAAGTGCGCTCGGCAATATGTTCCAGGCGATCGGCGTCGGGCAAACATCACTCGGTCAGGACGTAAGCACCACCAATGCGGAAAACGCGGACGTAACGGCGCTGGCGCAAGCACAAGCGAAGCAAGGTAACGCCAAAGGTAGCGGCCTTGGGTCCATCTTTAGCGGACTTGGCAGTTTGCCGTTTTAACGAACGATTGAATAAATATAGCAGTCTTGCGGCTCTGTACTCACATTCGGGAAAAACTCAAAACGCCGCAACAGCCCTTCGCACTGCGCACCTATGCGCTCCGTCACGCGTCGCCCTGGAATGTTGTCAACGTGGACGTATGTCCATAACCGCCAAATTTGCGGGTGTATAAAAATCCACTGTACGAACGGCCTGCAAAACTCGCGGCCGGCACCGCGTGCTTTCCAACCCGACCGAAACATAATCGACATGGTTACTTGATGCCGCGCGACCTCCAAGCCGACTACGCCTAAAATCTCATTGTTAGAACACACGGCTTGCCATTTTGTCGGGCTGTTGCGGTATTGCTCTATGAGTTGCGTTGCTTCGTCCACGGATTTGTGCGTACGAAAGCCTAAATAGCGCGTCACGTCGGGATTACCTGTCAGTACGAATAACTGCGACCCTTCCCATGGGTTTAGGTCGCGCATGGTGAAACGGCCGATTTGTGCGGTCATGCTTCCCACGGCATTTTTAGCGGCGCTGCACCGCGCTCGCAATTTTGTACAGCTTGGCGCCAATACGACGGTTTTAATTCGGCGCCGATCGCACGACGTCCCATTTGCAGAGATACGTACAATTCCGAGCCAATGCCAGCAAAAGGTGAAAGCACAGTATCGCCGGGGTTGCTCCAAAGCTCCAGGCATCGCCGGATCGGCGTGAGCTGTAGCGGCGATATGTGCGCTTCATCGGTTTCCTCACGCGCTTCTTTGCGAGATAGCACGTCGCCTTGTGCAATGTCGTCCCATACCGGCTCTGCGTACCGCTGCCATACTGCAATGCTGTACTGCTTCGTGCCGGGTGACGCAATGCACGGTATCATCTTTTCTTCTTCTTCGCTCCATTCTCGACTTGGTAGCGTGCCGTTAACTGTAGTTTCAGAACCGTAGTAAGCGTCGAATTGTCCCGCAATCGGCTCCGGGTTGTCGCCGGGCTTGCGCATGGTGACGATGTAATCGGGGATTGCCATGCGCGACATGCTCGAGTCCTTAACAATTTGCTTATGCAGCAAACCGATCGCTTTCGTTCGCTGCATTGCCGACACCGGGTCCTTTCGGATGCAGACCTCGGAGTGGTAGTAAAAACCTACCTCCTGGTGCGCTTTGATGATGTCGCCGCGAAAATCGCGCAGCCCGATGAAACCATCCCGCAATTTGGACGTTGGCAAGTTCATGCAATGGATTGATACAAGCCGGCCGGGCTTGGTAACGCGATAGACCTCGGCAATCAAAAATTTATAGTGTTGCCAGAAATCAGCATCCGCTCGGCAATTGCTCATGTCGCGCGGGTCGTCGGAAAACGTGTACAGCGAAATAAACGGCGGCGAATAAATAGTGTAGTGTACGGATTCATTTGGCAATGCGCGTACTACGGCAACACAATCGCCGTTCCAAAGATGCCAGTCCTTACCGGACGCTTGATCGATCACCGCAGCCATGAAGGAACCTCCATAGTGTTTTTATGTTGCGTGAGCGTACGGATGCCATGTAGCGTTCGCGTCATCAGTGTTCGGGTGTGCTTTGACATTTCATCCGCCATGCGATCGGCAGCGGCTTCCTTGGCGGCAAGATTGCTGACGACGGCACCCTCCGCAGTCGAAGCGATGAAATACGCGCGTACGTCCGATGTTTGTCCGAACCGCCAGCAACGCCGGATTGCTTGGAATAGTTGCTCAAAGCTATCGTTGAGCCCAACAAAAACCATATCGGCACAACGTTGGAAATTCATACCCCAGCCGGCAATTGATGGTTTGCTGACAAGCACGCGCACAGTGCCGTTTGCAAAGCCTAATAGGCGCTGCGCTTTAAGCTCGGCAGGGTGGCTACCTCTAACCTCGACTGCACCGGCAATTGCAGCCGTCAGCATTTCAGATTCCAGATTGGAGTTGCACCATACCAGCCACGGCCGATCTGGTTGCATGTTAACCAGCGTCGCCGCCGTCCGTACGCGATCAACTGTGCTGTCACGCCGCGCTCGCAAACGTTCGGATAGCGTGTGCGCAGCGGGAAGATCTGACGGGACCGTGATAAAATGCTTATGCAACGGCGGAAGATCGTATCCCGGCTCATCGTACCCTAGTTCGTTAGGGTGCCGCAGCATTACGGACCACGATGAAAGCCAAGCCCAAAATTCCTGTTCCGCGTGGCCCTTAAGACGCCACTCCGCAGCCGGTTTCTTATCGTGGTTTTTGGCGCTTACGGCTTTCATCGAGCTGTTGTGGACAAACCACGTTGCTAACATTTCCTTGGCGCTGCATACGCCTAGAAATTCCGCATGGTTGCCAAGCTCAACGTAATCATTTGGTGCAGGTGTTGCCGTACATGGCAACCGGAACGGAATGTCTCGCGTGAACTCAATCAATTTCGCTCTGGTTTTGCTGTCGTGCGCTTTGATGATGCTGGACTCATCGAGCACGATGCCGGCAAAATCCGCAGGATCGAAATTGTCGATACGATCATAGTTCGTCACAACGATGTTAGATTTAATCGACGCGCGATCGGGGGCGTATTCGACCGAATCAATATCGAATTTTTTGGCTTCTTGTACGGTTTGTTGCGCGACTGCCAACGGCGCCAGAACGAGTATCCGGCGCCAAGTATCGTGCTGAATTTCCTTCGCCCAGGATAGTTGCTGAAATGTCTTGCCGAGGCCGGTCCCGGCAAATACCGCAGCGCGGCCTTGCCGCAAACCCCAAGTGACGATGTCACGCTGAAAAGGGCGCAGTTTAGGCGACAACTCCAAAGTACGGGATAGTCCCGTATGAACAGGAAGCGCCGATTTGCGGGCCAAAAAATCTTCGTACGTATCCTGCATCATCGCGACATCCTCTGACTTTCGTAGCCTTCGCAATCCAGCGGCAGCCCCGAAGTCCACGCACGCGGGCGCCGCATAATCTCACGCATCTGTTGCGACCGTACACTGGCAACGTCAGTACGCGCAAGAGATAAAATTGAATCGTACACGTCCAAGATCAGCACTACGTCGGGCAGCTCGCGTTCAATGTCGGCCTCAGCCGCCGTTACTAAGTCCCGCGTCATGGACTGGCAGGCAATTTCGAGCAACGAACCACCAAATGCTTTTCGCCGCAACATCGCACCGAACTTGGCCCGGAAAAACACCATTTCACCGCCGTACGTGATATGCGCGGAATAGTGCGGTACGGCGCGGCCGGACGGTAGCAGCATCCATACGGTGCCGTGGCTATCTTTCTGAAAAGCGACTTTGCCAGCAGGAAATATGCGGCCCGGTTGCTCATAAATCGCGAACTTGAACGCGTCGGCGAGCGCAAACCAAAGAGACACGAGAAGTGGGTTTGCTTGCCGGTAGCCGTCAATATCGGAGCGGGCTTTGATTTCGTCTACGTTGTTGCCGGCGCGACGCTGGTGCGCCATGTATGTTTTCCAACCGAGTTGGTAGTTGCCGCCCAGCGTCACCGATTTGTAGCTCTGTCGCTCATGCGGGTGCGTCTTTTTGGTAGATCCCGGCGGGCAACGTCCCATGGCAATGGCGTTGTATATGTACGGATCGCCGCCGGTCGCCAACACATTCAGACGCTCGGTATCGCCCGCCATCCACATTGCGAGGCGGTATTCTGCGCCCGATAAGTCGTTGTCGCAGACCATCCAGCCTTGCGGAGCTACGACCGTACTGCGAAGGCAATCGGTAAGCGCAATGTTGTTATATTTGAAGCCGGCTTTAAGGCCCTGAATAACGCTATCGATTGTCGGCCGTCCGTCCTGCCCGTCGTACTTACCCGATGGTCTCGCTATGTTAAACATGTTGGCACCTTCGGACGTGCCACGGCCTGACCGCGCGCCGAAGTACCGAGTGGCGTCTTTGTAAAAGCCGCCGACGTGCCGATCCAGCAGGGCTTGCGCTTTGAGTGGCGCGGAGCCGCCTTCGGATTGCAGCAATTCCAAAACAATCCGTACGTCGGGGTGCAAATTTTCATCGGCCAGTTTTTCAGCGACGATGTGTTTTTGCGTGCTTTCCAACTCGGCAGCGCGGTTGCCGCTGTTGCACCACTCGATAATGCGCTGGCGCTGTGACAGTTTCGTTACCGCGTTCTGCGTCAGTTCCATCAGCGTCGCGGTACTCTCTTGCTCAATTTCCTGCCGTCGCATTGCAATGGCGGTTGCCAAATGTACGTCGATCGGCAAACCGATTTCGTTCTTTCGCCATGTACGTTCAAAAATCAAACGCTCGTCTGGCGTGAGCGGCGGCAGCCGACTATCTAAATCGATTAGGCAATCTACGTCCCGGTCATTGTATTCCAGCAACTCACGAAATGTCTGTACATCTTCGTTGAAAGTGCCGTCACGCTGCGGCCGGCATGTCTTCATGACAAGTTCGCGTCCACGCGGGTCTTTGCCCCGAATGCCGAGTGTCTTGCAAACTTCGTCAAGACCGCCGGGAAGTGCAAGCGATTGTGCCCGCGCCATTGTGCAGTCGATTTTTGGCAGCGGCAGATCGAGAAACGGATTGACCGCGCGTAGAATACTCACGTCAAAATTTGCGTGGTGCGCGACAAACCGGCGGCATTGCCGTACATCGACATACAAGTCCGTTAGCGCGTGCGTGCCTAAATGCGGATGCACAGGGCAGGCGCGTTTGCGGGTGCCGCGAAACTGCCAAACGACCGACGTGATGCCGGTCGAAGGATCGGCCGCATAGCGCCTCGCGCCGGCCTTTTTAAGATCGCAACGGCTGCGCGTCTCAAAATCGGCCAATAGGTCGTCAGGATGCGGCATGGAAAAAGCGGGGACCGAAGTCCCCGCCCTCTCTGACGGTTTAGCGCGGTGCGAAGGGGTTAGAAGGGTATGTCGCATTCCCACCGAAACCCGGACCAGTGAGGGCCGGGGCAGCGAAGGCCGGGGCTGCAGGGGCGCCCGGAGTAGGGGCAAAGCTGCTTCCCGGCGGCGTAAAACCCTGCGGTTGCTGGCCAAAGGGCTGTTGCGGCGTAAAGCCTCCAGGCGAAGGACTGAAACCCGCTGGACGCAAGCCTTGCTGTTCCGCCATACGCATCAGTTCGGCACCGCTGACGGAGTTGGCGAATACGATTTCCTCGCCCGGCGACGAAAACACGACGGCGTTAAGGTAGAGCTTGACGCCGCGCGGGTCATTCTGTTTTACGGCCGCAGTCACGCCGGCCATGACGTAATCGCCGGATTTTACACCGACTTTGTTCGTAAGCTTCGTAAGTACACCGCCGGCTTGTACGATTTCGACGTTCGGCGGGTTGGCACTCGATCCCGAAAACAGCCAATGACTTTTGGCAAACTCAGATGATTTGCCTTCCGGGCTCGGCATGTCGCCGTCAACGACGGGCCAAACAAGGATATGCGGGTTGTTCTGGTAGATCTTGCCGCACGCCGCCGAAATGCCCGCGAGTGCCGGTTCCTGAAACCACTGCGCCACGGTTTTCTTAACTAAGAACATGGCGAAGTAGTTAGGCTTTTGCGTCGGCTGCCCTTTGTACACTGTGCTCGGCGTCCACAGATGCCGCATGTCAGCAATGCGAGCATTGAACACTGTTGCAGCTTCGTATTGTCTGTTAGCCATTTTATCACCTATCATTTATCAATCCGGCTAACCCAGCCGGTAGGGAATTTGGAGTGTACTGACAAAGGCAGGTAGGGTCAAGTGAGTCTTATAGGGGGTATGGCAAAAAATGAACATCCTTCCCGGCGTCTGTGAAATAGTCGATTTCGTGTTTAATGCCCTTGCTGGTTTGCCAGCCCGTCATTTCGGCGACCAGTAGCGCCTCAGAAGCGTCCATCATTGCAGCATCGAATGGCAACCAAATATCGAGGTTTAACGGATCGATGTTGCCGTAAATTGCGAGCGGGTGCGTGTGAGCGATCGGGCTATAAACTTTAACGCCAAGCGCGAGCAATCTCGCAGCGAAGATCGACGCTTCGACAAACGCACAGTGGATGCCGCTGGGAAATTTGCTATACGGCGTTGCCAGATAACACAGCCGATACTTGGTCAGTTTTTCAATGCCGATCATACTAATAACTCGCTTTCAACTGCCCTTCGGGCTTATGCGCTCCGACAGCCGCATATTGCTTACCAGCCGGCCCCAATTTTTCGGCCTGCGCTGGGGACACGGGCTTGATTCCACGCGGGCCAAATTGTTCGTATAGCACTTTGGCCGCTTGCTCTTGGTCATTCCAAGCACGGAACGCACGCGCTGGCTTTAATACGGCACCCGGCGTCGCGTAGCCCAGCTTTAATTTTGTAGTCAGTGCGTCATCATAAACCGCTTTCACGTCGTCAAGCGCGCGGATGATTCGCAACAGCCGTACAAGTTCCTCGCTGGTCAGGCTTTCGGGGACGCGTGACATGGCACCCATGACGAAACCGGCATCAATCGACATGGCCGGGCATTGCTGGAATGCGTTGCACCAGCGGCACCACGGGCCGGGGCGCGGGGCGCTCCGATCGGCAATCTGTCGCAACACGCGGTCGCGATGCGCAATCACTTCGCTGCGATGTGCGACCCATTGCTTAAAGGGAATTTCGTCTAGGCCGTTCGGCTGAAAAATCACAAGGCGCCACCATTCGGCATCGCACTCGTTGAGCAATGCAGCGGCATAGGTCAGCATTTGCTTGTTGTGGTACGCGTCAACGTCCCACTTGCCGAACTTGTAATCCATGATCGTGGCGATGTACGGATGGTCGTTGAATAGATCGGCCGTACCGCCGCATTCGTGCGTTAGTTCTACCGTCAATTCCGTGTACGTATCGCCGGGCTCCAGCTGCCGTACAAAACTAATACCTAAAGCAACGGCTTCTGCTTTACTGTCGCTGTCGTCAGGAAAAGCATTCTCCGCAACGGCAGCGGCTAGTAATTCGTGACCGCGCGTGCCTTCGTCCGCTGCAAGTTGCGTCTTCAATGGCTTTGGCGCTTCCGGTATGCTGTTGCGGGCGCTGAAAGAGCACTCTAGCCACGTCGCGGCGGACGATGGTGCGAATAGGGCGTGGGGCATGTACAGACCTTTGAAAATTCAGGGGCGGCGGGTAACGCATTGTACCTGTAAGCCGCCGCCCCTAGGACGCCATTGTGCGCCCTAATTATGAAAACGGTGCAGAGGTTGATTACTTTGAACGCCTATCACCTTGTACCCGACGCGAACGCAAGTAATCTTTCTTTGCCGATCCCTCTGCTAACCGACGGTCAATGTCGCGTCAGGCGTTCATCAATCTCGCAATGTTCTCCAGCCCCGGCTGCGCCAGCTTGTGCAGAAAAACAGTCTTGATCTGGTCCATGGTTGCGGCCGACGCCTCGGCGCCGCATTGCCCGCGGAACCAATTCAGCACCGCGTCGGCAGGCTGGCCGCTGGCAAGCGCGCTGTCAATGCGGGCCGAGATACGCTGGACGAGGCCAGATACGACAGGATCGGCTGCAGGCTGTCCAACAGGCGCGCCAGGGAAGCCTTGGGGCGGCGTAAACGCGGCTGTCTGGGGCGGCGGCGGGGTCGGATTGAACGCAGGCTGCGTCTGAGGCGGCTGCAAGGGCGGCGGGGCTTGCGTCGTCTGCCCGGCACCGTCGCCCCGCTCGCCGCGCGGATTTTTGATTCGCGCCTTGAATTCTTCCTCGCTGTCAAACTCGACTGTGATTTTCATGGTTCCGCTCTCCGTTGGTTAAGGCCGATTTGTATGACAAGAATTTAGGGCGGCGTCAAGAGCCTTTATCCGTACAAGGCTAGGTGACAGGACGGCGAAGTTTTCGGATGGCCTTTATGATTTCGTTGAGAGTTTCATTAAAAACGTAACCACTTCCAGCGTCTCTATCCGCAGTTTTGATTTTCATTTCTTTAATCGTCTGTACGCAGGCTTCGACCGCTGCGTTGTACGTTTCAACTGTCCTTGCCATGTTTCACCTTTGATGGATGACCCAAGTCACTAAGCAGCCGGGGTGCTTCCGTAAGAACATCACCATTGCCTGCGTACTTACAAAACGGCGACTTTCACCGCTAGGCGGCATTACGAACCAATGCGGCGGGTTCCACGCCATATCGTCACCTTTGATGTATCTGTCCTTGCCTGTCGTACACGCCAGCCGCAACATACCGACCGTTCGGCGAACGCTTCAAGTAAACCGAATGCGGCTCGGGTAGCACTTCGTACGGCCATGTACAGGTAGTGAATTTCGTTGTCAACGTCCAGCCGCCCGAAGGGTTTTTGACCGGCGGGCTCACCACGGCCTGCCACGGCTCGGCTTCGACCAGTTTGCGAATGTTGACGGCTTCACTCGCACCGCCGCGCATTTTCAGATCCTTGCCGGCCGCCATCGTTACGGTGTTGTCGAAACCGCAAAACGGGCATATCGGGTGCAAGAATGCCGCGTACGTTTCCTCGCACGCTGCGCACGTCTTTATTTCGGATTGCTGTTGGTGACAGTGTGGGCAGCGCATGCCGTGGAAATGCGGATCGAACGCTTCGCCGCAGCTTTTACATTTCGGTGCGCTACGATGCAGTGTTTGACACTTTGGGCAGGTTTTGCCGTTTTCCCATGTTTCCCATTCGGCGGCGCATGGTCCAGACGGTAACACCGCTTCACACTCCAACAAGCGCCCCGGAGCTGCCATCACGGCGTCAAGGGTGCCGTGTCGTTGAATGTTGCCGCCAAAATCCGATACGAGGCAATTAGCGGCGTATGGCGTTATACGGGCACCACGACCTAGGCTTTGTGCGTACAGTACGGCAGATTTGGTGGCGCGGCAGAATGCCATGTAATCAATATCCACAACGTTAAAGCCCGTCGTGAACATATTGCACGAAACGAGAATTTCAGCGCGGCCGGCTTTGAATGCTTCAACGGCTTTGTCCCGCTTGCCTGTGAGCGAGCGCGAATGCACGCCGACAACTGAGGCATTAAGTTTTTGCAGCTCCGCGTCCATCTTATCAACGTGCTCGATATTGCAACAGAACACCAGCACGCGACGGCGCCCGTACTTTTGCATGACCTCCAAAATTGTTTTCGCATGGCTTGGCGACAGCTTGATCGCACGCGGCGCCATTTCGTCCATATCGAAGTCGCCGGCTACGGTCTTCAGTCCTTCGACCTCAATAGTTTCGTCCTCGCCGGCATCCACGGGAACGAGCGGCTTAACGTAGCCGTCGCGGAGCGCGTCGAGAAATGAATATTTGAAAACAACCGGCCCGAATGTACGGTTAAGATCGCCAGTGCCGTCCGATCGGAACGGTGTTGCGGTCAGTCCGTGGACTTTGGTTTGTGCGAGCTTATCAAACAGCCGCCGGTATTGCGATGACTTAGCGGGTGGCGTCCTGTGAACCTCATCCACAAGTATCGCCACCACGTCACGGAAAAGGTGGAGTCTACTAACGATTGTTCCGATAGTTCCGACAGTAACTCTTGCGAAGGCGTTGACGCTGATGGATGCGGAGCAGACACCAGGGACACACCCAAGTTGCTTGCAGGCTTCGACATTTTGAACCACCAATTCCTTGTTGTGTGCAACTATCAGTACGCGACCGAACTGGCTGTAATGCAGCGCCAGCATTCCCAACATCGCGCTTTTGCCACCCGCGACGCTGACTTCGGCGACGCTGAATCGGCCGTCGTGGTTTATAAGCGTCTGTACACCTTCGGTTTGATGCCGGCGCGGTACGAACAGCGGGGGCGGTGTTATGGGGAAGCCGGCGTGCATTGTCAGGCGTTTTCTTTTATGAACTCAATTTCTCGTTCCAGATTGACGCCAACAAATCCCATGCGCTTCAGCCGTATTTTAAGCAACACCACACCGGAATAAGTCTTCGGGCTGGCGTTGAACTCTGCGGCATGCGACGTGTACAGGTCGCGCCAATCCATCCAACTGTCAAAGTTTGGCGGCAACGAATTTGGTTCAGTGTTGGGCATGTTCTCTTCCCAAATGCCTCAAATCCCGGTCCACAGCTTCACGCAACTTAGTTACCGTTGCGTTAACGACGTCTTCCTTGCTGCCGTGGCCGCCCGCGATCGTTAGCGCCACGGCGCCCGCCAAGCCGTCAACGTACACCGCAACTACGGCTTGATTAGATCGGCGGTTCGTACGGATAGTCAAAGCAAACGATTGCATATGCTGACGGATTGCGTCGCGCAGCGTGAACGCGGCAGCCGTTTCAATTTTTAGTCCGTCTTGCATGTTAATTCCGTATCAGCCGGCGATACCAAGGCCGACCTTGGCCGCGTGGCGTTTCGTCCATTCCTCTTTCGGGATTTTGCGCACCCGATCAAATTCCTTCTGCGCCTGTTCGTCCGCAGACACGCCGATGCTTTGGGCGTAGGTTTCTAGGCACGCCTGCGCTTGGCCGATTTCGCGCCACACATGGCCAGCAGGACGCGAATAAACGCGGTCCAAAAGCCTATCCAAATCAGCCCGCTTAAGGCCGTCCGCGTGCGCGAGTTCGATTGCTTCCTCAGTAAAGCGCATAAGGCGTTCTTTGCGCTTGAGGGCAACCGGACCGAATGTCTCGACGGCCCAGGCTAAAAATTCGCTCGGTCGGTGCATCGGAATACCTCTAAGTTGGCGACATTC